AGCTGTATCCATATCGTACGCCCAGAACTCAAATCTGTATTTGCCATCAGGACATTTGCCGTAATGATAGAATGAGTTCTTGGCTCTGTTGTCGACCATGGTATATCTCAAAGTATATAGATAGTAATACAAAGCAGAATCTAGGATAAACCAATCCTCAAACTCTTTCTTCCATGCATCGACTTTTGCTTTGTCTTCTTTGCCATTAGTCGTTAAATCACGGGTTACAAAACGATAGAACTCAATCCATTTTTGACGTAGAGGTTTTTGGAATGCTTCATTCTTTTCCTTATAATCGGAACCATCGTCTTCATCCCACTCTTTTTGAATGTATCTGAATCCATAAGTATAATCTTCACTAAAATCGTCACCCTCAAGGACATCAACATAATAATCCTTTGTAAAGTCCATTACAGTGTCCATACAATGAACGAGTTCTCCGTTAGCATTCTTTTCATAAACAATGCCATTTTCACCACAATTTTCTGGTTTTAACAAGTCAATATACTTAATAGTTTCAGTCTTGACATAGTAGGTAGTCGAAGGATTAATATCACTATCGGAAGTCTTTTCATAAGATGTTCCTTCTGGTAATTCTACTTTTTCATATAGATTAGATAGATTTTCAACAGTTAAGTCATCTTCCTCTGCTTTGACATAACCAATAGTATGCGCCGCAAATAGGCGGGTTTCTGCTGGGAATTCAGACAAGTCTCTATTCCAGTCCATAATTTCAACGCAGAACTCATTTACATCATCTGGATCATTAGCTCTTGAATCGTCGGTTTTCTTTGAATCACCGATGTTACCAATCGCATAAAAATGCACGTCTTTATCGCTGAATTCTCTGTGTGTCTCATCTCCAGTTTCCTGAATAAATACAACACAGTTAAAGAATTCCATAGAGTTTTTAGCTCTATCATCTTTTTCTGCTGCCAATGTAGTATATGGTAAGTATCTATCATAACGCTTTTGTAATAGTGAATTGTTACCATGTTCGGAAGAAGCGACATTTACCTTTAAATTCAAATAATTAGTCGGTACAGAAGTATCAGACATTTGAATATTTTTAACAACAGTTGAATTGTCGCCCAAAGTAATGGTAGCCTTCTTCATATTGAACTCTAGGTTTCTACTTGCGTAACCATACTCATTAGAGGAAGTACCCTGGCCATTGTGGATCGCTCCAGTCGCAGTCCAGTTATATTCAATAGGCCATGAACCTGTCTTAGCATCATACTTATACTGTCTAATAGTGGTATTTTCAACCTTATCTTTTTTATCATTTGTAAACTTAGGAGCAGACAAAACATATACAAATAGATCGGGGCATTTCTTTGCTAATGTTTCTGGATCTAGCTGGCCATCAACAGTATAAATATCATTTCTGACATATCTTTCTGCCATAGTTACGCCAGAACGGGCATCTGCAATAAAGTTATTTAAAATTTCCTTATCAGTTAAATATCTATCATATATCTTCATACGATAAATATGAACATCACAATAATCAGAACCAATAGTAATAGGAACGGCATCTTCTTGCTGGAATGAAGTGGACGCACTTGTAATAACCATGGGCTGAACAGGGGTGCCGTCTTCATATGTTAGAACCATTGGAATATTCTTTGAAGTAAATTGTGGTTCAAAATTTGCACTAAATTCAGAAATAGGGACAATGTTGGTGTCAAATTCAATAATATCTTCTTCACTATAAGGAATCTCTAAAGTACCAATATTAGAAGAAATATAGCCATTGTGAACTTCCATTCTAATACCAGCATCATATCCATCTTCGGTTGGTCCATAACATGTTAACCATTCTGCATCAGAACGAGCAACATTTGTTGTCTTGAAGATTATTTTAAATTCCTTACCAATGCCTGGAATAGAATAGTTTCCATATGCATCCTTTTGTGCTACAGTATTTGCATTTTCAAATAGCTTATAATTAAATGCAACATGAGTACCTGCTTTTACACAGAAGTAGGTATCTCCCGCTTCATCTCTTTGCCAACCGCCATTAATCCAGTCAAAATTATCAGAAAAACTCCAAGTCATAGGAATTTCCTTTTGAATTTCTTCACCAGTCTCGTCGTCTAGCTCAATAGAATAAGCATTATTCTTAAATACATTATAGTCTACATCAGAATTTGTTCTACCAGTAGGAACAAAGTCTAGCATTAGATCTTTTGTAACTGCACTAATTTCATATGGGAATTTAGTAACATCAATATTTACAGACTCTGTTTTGTCTTTATATTTAATAGTAATTGTTGTATTTTTTGCAACAGTAGGTTTAAATTCATAAGTTTGTTCTGCAGAAGTAATGTTTGCCACAGATGACAAAACAGTTCCATCGTCATCGCAAATAGTTACCTCATCAATAACATCATTTAGCGGATCAATGACATTATAATAAATATTTGCAGCAGAATATTGTTCTAAAGTTTCAGGCGCTTTAATTCTAATAATTGGTGTATTATTGCCACTTTCTTTGAACATTAAAATATATTTATAAACATCTGTTGAAATAGTAGTTCCACCAATTTCACCAGTACACCATATACGTAAAGTATGCACACCATGTGACTGCATTTTAATAGTGTATGGCATTGGAGTGCCATTGAATTTAGTAATTTTAACTTCTGGTTCCGCATCATCAATTTGGAAATATACTTTCTTTTCTAGATCGCCAACTGGCGTACAATAAAATGTAGTGCTACTAGTTTTCACAGTAGTTTCCCATTGATTGTCTGGTAGGTCAATTAGTTTTAAATTAACAGCTTCAATACTCCAGTCTGCACCCGCTCTAACAGTAATTGTTTCTTCACCAGAACCTAATTGTTCTATATATGTAGCCTTAAGACTTAGAACCTGTGAACCTAAAGATACATATTTAGTTACATCAAAACTGCCCTTTTGCACAGTCAATTCTGTCTTTTTAACAATAAAGTGTGTTTGATAAATATTATCCTTATATAGAGAAATTGTGATATCTCCAGGGATAACAGCTTCTTCATACACAGTTATTTCTTTACCATTTTCATCTTCAACAGTCTTAGCTTTACGTGTTGATAAAACATAATCTAGCGAAACGGTATTTCCGTATAAAACTTTTAGATTTTTGTCTCCATCTACGTCTAATCCCATTTTAATAGTAGAAACTAAAGCGTCACCGCCTCCGCCTCCGCCTACAATAATAGTGGAATAAATTTCTTTTACTTTAATCTCTTTGTCGCCATCAACAATTGTAATTTCACCATTTTCATCTTTTTCATATAAATGAAGAACACTACCAACCTCATTATATTGAATGATAAGATTTTCATTATCACCCTTCATTTCAGAAATTGTTTTATTAATTGCTTTAATATCAGTTTTGACATCTTCAATTTTTTCTGCGTTAGTAACTGCAATATCTTGTGCAACGCCTAGCTCTTCTTTTGTCGCAAAAGTATCACTTACGGCTGTAAATTTTGCATCAATTTCAGTCTTGTCATAACTATCACTACCAACCATTACGAAGCGAGAAGTTTCATTATCCCAACGGTAATGAAAATAAATATCTCCATTTTTAATATAATAATCGGTATATTCATTGCCAACTTCTCCTTCAACGGTGTCCACAATTTTAGCGACAGAACCGGCAACCATGCACCAGTTGCCGCTAATCCACTTGTAATATAGGCACACGTTACCATCATACAGAATGTAGTCAACATCAATCTCACCCTCAACAGGAAGTTCTGACACAATTTCTGTGGAAGATCCAGCAAATTCATCTAGCTGAGAATTACCATTACCATCAGTAATCTTCCAATACTTCTCATAACCATTACCAGATGCTTTTGGAATCAGATAAAATGTTCTATCTTCTGCATCTTCAACTGCAGGTAGAGCATCTACGACTTCAACAGAGTAAGCTTTTGAATCAGTATATTGTTTTGCTGCATCGATATCAGTAGCCACCCATAGTTTACCGGCTGCATCAACACCAACTTCACGTATCATTTCATCGGTCTTTGTTGCTGGTTGTACACCACCAAGAACACTTTCGCTTGCAACAGGAAGTTCGTATCTAACTAGTTTGTTAACTTCTTCCTCAAATTCTGCAAAATCGTCCTTAATATCTTTCTGAAAATCGTTCATCTGACCAGTAAGATCAGTCTCAAGTGTATTAAATTTACCAGAAAAATCTTTTTCGAATTCAGAAAAATTTATTTCAACTTCGCTCTTAAAATCTTCTAGCTGACTTGGTGTAACTGTAAACTTTCCAAGGGTACCTTCAGTAACAATCACGTCATTGGCCTTCAATCCTTGAGCAGATGTTGGCAATTTAGCAATATTAGAGCCGTCTGTTAAATTTTCTAAATAATAGGTCGTACCTCTTACGGTAACCTTATTAATAAAAGGCATCTATATACCTCCTTTATTTAAGATAAAAAATTGGGGAGAGCATGCTTTCGCACAACCCTCCCCAGCTTACATATAAAAACTACTCCGATATGTAAGCTGAATTACTTACTCTTTTTCTTTATTTGTATTGACAAGGCCATCTACTTGAAGTACAAAAACCATACCGTCAATAAGATTGCTAACGAACTTTTCGTCAAATTTAATTCCGGTCTTCTTTAGTTCTTCAATTACCCAAGCCTTTTTCTCTGCACCAGTCTTTGGACCGAAATGCTGTTCGGCAATAACAATTAAGTCTTTCAAGTTCTTGATTAAAAGATCATATTGCTCATTTCCAAGCTTTGCCTTTAGCCAAGGAATTAAATACTGGTTACCGATATATAGTGCACCAGCTGATAAAACAATACCTAACGCATATGCAAAAAGTTGCATCATCATTTCCATATCCATATTCGTCTCTCCTTTTCAAATAATTAATTTTGTATTGTAAAACCTGTATTTTGTTTAATTAAATTCAATAAAAAATTACAACTTAAATTGTCATACTCAGTATATGGAATAATAATCAAAGGAATATTATGATCCTTGCAGTAGTTAGCTTTAAGCCTGTCATATTCTTGGCGTATCTTAAATCCTTCTTCACCACCAAAAATATCTACTGGCCGATAATGTTGTTCACCATTATATTCAATTAAGCATAACAGACAACTATTTTTATATATGCCAAAATCATATCGAAGAGGGAATTTCTTACCAAAAAGATCTGTAAATTTAACTTGTGGCTTAAATGATAATTTTTGCTCTGTTAATATTTGAAGTATACGCTCCTCACCTTTCGATGTTGTGCATCCACAGGATGTTGAATAACCATATCTTAAATTACAACTTGGAACATCAACAATGTTTCCACAATCACACTGGCATCTCCATGTAACCCACTTTCCATTTATTGTAGGAACCCTATGTAATACCACTAATTTTCCAAAACGTTGCCCTGTTATGTCTATAAGACACCTCTCTGTCGTCATTTCACTTTTTAAACACCCACATGATTTTGTTTTACCATGTCGAAGTTCATCACCACATACATAACACACTGTTCCACAATCGCATCGACATTTCCAATATATACGTTTCTTTATTGTATAAGCCTCTTCCAATACAAATAGTCTTCCAAATCGTTTTCCCATCAAATCTATAAAGCCACTTCTTTGTTTTCGACTGCTTTGGCATCCACAAGACGTTGAAATACCCTGTTTTAAGTTTCCAGTCATAGATAAAGAATAACCACCACAATCGCATTGGCAAATCCATCTAGGATTATTTCCTTTATTTTCTCCTCGTGCAATAACTGTGAGCATACCAAATTTTTGTCCTATCAAGCTCTTGTGCCTGTTTCCACATTTGCCTTGATATACTTTATATCCTCCAATATATTCTTCCATACAATTTCCTCTTTTGTAACAACAATCAATTTAAAAGATTATGAATAGTATTTTCATTAATTTCCATGCCGTTTGATTTCATAATTTTTAAGATGTTTTCTCGACGAGCCTTACTTAGATAAAAGCCACTTGCGGTAGCCATTTCTGCTGATACGGCTGGAATTAAATAAGCAAGTGGTGTGACATCCATAGTTCTCCACATTAGCGCAACTGAAAATCCAATAACAACAACGTTAATAATCCCAACTGCAATTACGAGTTTCTTAGAAAATTCCATATTCTTTTTTCTCTTCTTTCTACCCATAAAGCGCCTCCATCATGACTTTGTAAAAGTACCAGCGTCCACCCATCCATGTACAGAGCAATCTATTCCAACCAAATGATATGGGTGTTTTGATTTACCTAATTGATAGATTTGTGTAATCTTTGCTTTACCACCAGTACAATTCGGGCCAATATTAGCATAAGCATTAGTATAATGGACGGTTCCATTATATACGACTGTATCTCCAACTCCTGGCTCCCATGGGATTTTAATTTTTTGTCCGACATAAATAATACTGGGATTAGCAATATTATTATGCTCGGCTAATTTTTTATAAGTAGTATTATATTTTAAGGCAATGCCAGACAAAGTGTCTCCACACTTAACAGTGTAAATCTCATCATTTGACGTAGGCTTCACTTGAACTTCCTGTATAGATTCTTGTGACTGCTCCACTTTACAACCCGCATACTGGTCATAAAACTTTTGCCCAAAACTTGCACGTTTTTGTTGTGCAGCTACACTTTGATCTGCTGGACGCTCAAAATCTAAAAGAATGGCATTAGAAGCCTGAAGTATAGAAGTAGCAGATCTTAATTTCTGTAACATTTTACCATAGTTCTTTTCAAACAATAACCAGCTATATTCTAATTGCATATTGATGTCGCCAATAGATCTATTTGTTTGACGAGCATAGTCTAACAGACCTTGTTTAAGTGTAAAATATGTAAATTGGAAAATTCCCCATCCTGCACAATCGTATACAAAGTTCGTATAAGTTCCATTGTCTACGGCATTCATATAGTCATTGTCAGACATTCCAAATCTTTTTTCATATGCATTTTCTAGGTTAGTAGGAATGCATCCGCTCTCAGCATAAGCATTACCAACAATTCCCGCACAAGCATAATCATTTAATCCTTTTGATTTAAAAAAATCCCATATAATTTTTTCATTCTTCATATTACCATCCCCTTTATTTTTAAACAAATGAAATAAGAGAGAGCCGAAGCCATCTCCTACAGTACGTCAATAATTACAAAAATCAAGCCTTAGAAAAACTATCACGATCGCACCATCCATACACAGATGATCCGCCACCAGCAATTCTAACAAGATGATATGGATGTTTTGCTGACTCAGGCTTATAAATTTGAGTAATCTTCGCCTTACCACTCTTACAATAAAGACCAATTATAGCATTTGCGCTTGCATAATGCTTTGTGCCACTAAAAGTAACAATATCACCAACCTGAGGAGTCCAATTTGAATTAGGAGTTATCACAACAGGATTATCTCCTGGAATTCTAATACTCTGCCCAACGCTAATAATATTCGGATTAGAAATGTCGTTATACTTTGCCAACTCCTGATATGTAGTGTTATATTGCATAGCAATCTTAGAAAGTGTGTCTCCAGCTTTAACAACATAAACTATTTCACCAGTATTAGAAGTTTCTGGTTTAATTGCAGGTGTGCTTGCTCCTGCCTTATAACCATTCTCCAACACCATGGCAGTATGTCCATTTTTAACTAGAATATCTCCTCTTTTTAGGTATTGATCAGAAGTTAAATACTTAGAATCTGTTAACTTTTCATAATCTCCAGAATTATAAAAACCACTAACCATATTACGAGTGGTAAAACCATTTGAACCATAAGATAAATTGGCCCCTCCAGCAATAGCACATACATGCATAAGAGCAGAACAGTCAGTCTCACAAGAATCGATAATTTTAGCAATATCAAACCCGACTGCTTTTGCCTTTGCATATAAGGTATTGCGCTGATATTGGTCATATCCAATTCTATCGTTGGCACAAGCATTCTCACACGCAATAGCAGATTTCTCTGCAATATTACTATTTTTAGGTCTCAGGACAGTGTGCCATCCACCATTATACCAGCCTCTCACACATACTTCTTTCTTTGTAGAGTCTCCAGCGTTTCCACCAGATGCCTTACCATTTTCATCAATGGAAGCGTGTCCAATTTTTACACTCATAAGACTAACCTCCTTATTTACATTGTTTTATAACTTAAAATCCTTCCACAGAATAGGCATATCCACCACTCACAGAAGTAATGGTTGGAGAGCTACTTATCATTGTAGGACGCATATCAACTGCTGGAACGTTGTTTGTGGAGCGAATCTGGTAATATCTCTGACATTCCAATAATTCCGCACCATATCCCTTTGGTTGATACTCAGGTAACGTATCTACGGTATATTCCCCCTCGTAGAGCGCTGCCCAAACAACCGTTTCATCCTCTTCCATAGAAAATTCCGCGTAATAAGTATCACCGTATTTATCTATCCGCGGATAGGTGCTTACGCTGTTTGCGCTGTGATCACTAACTCTCAATCCTTTACTAGCATAATAGACTGCAAAAGTATACTTTTTATCAGGCGAAAGTAAACCTTCTGGAATGCGTTGTCTCATGGTTGCAAAAGGATTAGGTGAGTTATTGAAATTAACCGTTAAACCATTTTCATTCACAATTACAGACACAGATACCGGTGACGAACTGCCAAGTTTCCATCTATCAATCGTCATGCCATTGTTGTAAATACTATATAATGTTTGCCCTCTCTGATTGACAGGGTTTGTAAAATCAGAGTTATCAATTAAATTTCTTGGAATTATAGCATGAGTATGGTCAATATCGGATTTTTTACCAAGAGCAGTAGTTACATGTTCCCAAAATCTTTCAAAAGCATCTAAAATTGAAGAGTTTGTCATATATCTTACCTCCTTATTTACCAATAAAATGCCTGATAGACATTATCTGGTATGATTTCATCAGTTGCAAATACGCCAGGCATTGTGCAATCTGGGCCATCTACATACTCACCACTAACGTACCATCCATCTACATTATATCCACTTTTTACCCACTCAGCCCATGTCATACCTTCTATTGCCCTATATAACGTATCACCTATTGTAAATGATATAGTCTTCCCTACAGATATGGTATAGGCATTGTTCGGCATTATTACATCAGTTGTCGCTACACCTGAAATTGTTCCCTCTTGCCTTTCTATATATGTTTCACTACCAATGTACCACATACCTGTATTAAATCTACTATCTACCCACTCAGCCCATGTCATACCTTCTATTGCCCTATATAACGTATCACCTATTGTAAATGATATAATTGGCCCTAAACATATAGTATCAATATCATCAATGGTAATCAGTTCGAACATCTCTGACAATTCATCCTTTGTATAGTATGCATTATCATGATCGTGGTTTGCATCTGCCTTTTCATCCAAAACCGCCTGTGTAGCATAGCTAATTGGTTTGTCCATATCAGATGTATTGTCAACATTCGCAAGACCAATTTGTTCTTTTGTGACATCGTGAGGATTTTCTATATTAGAAGCATGCTCATTAATAACTTCTGTAACTTCATCCTTTGTATAGTATATATTATCATGAACATGTCCTATATCTGCCTTTTCGTCCAAGGCTGCCTGCATGGCACTGCTAATTGGCTTATTCATATCCGACGTATCATCAACATTTGAAAGACCGATGCTCTCTTTTGTTACACCATGAGGGTTGTTCGTATTATCCACGTGATTATTAATTATTGTATCAACCTCGGTAAATCGTTCAGAAACATCATCTTGATACTCAATAAAACCTGCTTCGATTTCACCAACGTGTGAGTCAATAGTATCAACCTCGCCTACAAGAGCAACAAATTCTGGACCATGTGTTGCAGCATAATCAATCAACTCTTTATAGGTATTAACTACATCATCGTTTGTCACATTTGCAGCAAATTCATTAAAAGCATTATCAATAGATTGCTTAACAGATCCATCACCTTCGCCATTTAAGATTTCTATTGCAGATGCATTTGCAGTAGCCTTTTCAGATACTTTTGAGATATCGTCTTGTAGCTGTGTTTTGTCAGTTGACATTAAGTAATCGCCTTGAATTTCTTCGATAGCATCCTTATTACTCGCAATACCACTGGCGTTTGTAGAAACAGCATCGTTATTGGTTGTTTTATAACTTTCAAATTCTTGAGAAACACCATTTAGTGTTTGGTTAGTAATATTAATACTATTTTCTACATCATCAATCCTATCATTTAAATCTGAAGTTTCTGTTTTATCAGCTTTATTATTAAGAGCAATATTGATGTCTTGTGGAGTCAGCTCAATAGTTTCTCCATCTTGAACATAGCGGAGTGTATCTGCGCATTCTGCATTGACTTTAGAACGAACAAGATTGTTGGTGGAGTTATAATGATCAATTAAAATTCTACCAGTATCCACACAAAAATATATCCATCCATCATTTAATTCAGTTGGAAGATCAATTTCATTACCACGATTTACTTTAAACAATGACACTATAAATCACCCTTTCTTATTTATTATTTTAAAAATATAACTATAATATGCTAATAAGCAACTCTGAAGATAAATCTTTTTAAATATAAGATTGCCAAAATATATGAACTACTACGTATTTAAAAAATTAGTTTTCCATTGCGATTATTCTATATGTCTCAATGGTATATAAATTCTTTGATCCAATTACTTCATTATTCATATACACGTCTTTAGTCACATTCCAACCAACAATTTGTTTACTACTAAATGTTTCACTTGACTGAATTGGATAATGATGCACGTATGACTGGGTATATCCCCAATTACTTGGATTATAAGTTACAGTCCATTCATAATAGCCTGGTTCTGAACGGTCTATTGTATAATAAGTCCCACCGTCTTCTCCAAACTGTTCGAAAAATTCCGTGTTAAAATACCCAGATAAGTTAAATGTTGGACCAGAAGCACCTCCACCCTTTGTAAGTGCAGTGTATCCAGTTACAGTATCATTTTCCTCATATCTAATTTTATCTTCTCCACGAGCCTTTGTCATCGCCCATATGTCATAAGTATACATTGGAGTAGATTTTATGTCAGAGACCTTTTGTAGCACCATATATTGCATACCAGGTGCATGATATGTTTCCGTGTAAACACATGCACCACTAACATATAAATTTGCTAAAGTATAATCAGTTGCAGATCCTAATAAAGTAAAATATCCAGTTTCATTATCAAACTCAAAATTACTATACCCGGATATACTACCAGTTTGATCAGTAGCCGTTGAATATAACACTGGATCACTACAAGACCATGAGGTATAAATAAATATTAATTGTGCCTTATTATTTTCGTCTCCAATATAAGCCTTTTTAACCGCACGTGCAATTGATTTACTTGGATCACCTAAATATATTTTATTAACTAAACAAGCTGTACTAGAAGGACTAATGTATGTTTTACTCATAATACAACACCTTCTTCTAATTAATCTGTTGTATAATAAAAATATAATGTTCCTGCAGGAAGGGTGCTCGTGCCTTCAATTAAATCTGTTGTACCATAAGTATATTTTGGCGCTTTATCATTTAATTTTGCCTGAATCGTTGTATTTAAATTATTAATTGCATTACTAACAGCTGCCGCAATTGCAGAAAGTACGGCTTGAGATGTAGGTATTTTTGAATCACTTTCAGTTACAATTGTAGACAAGGACGCACCGCACAAAGTTTGTGCATCTTGACTATTTAGGGCTTTACGTTGCACAACGCCATTCTCATCTTCATAATCAATATAAAACAAAGAATCATCAATGGTATACCAGCAATAACCAGCGGTTTTTGTCGATGGCAAATTTGCTTTTAAGCCCTTGAAAATTTTAAAAAGTGCCATGCTCTACAATCAATCCTTTCTAAAGACAGATTTTTGTTAGCTTTATGTAAAAATTAGTTTATGCGTCTCTAACCGTCCATAAAACCTAACTATTATTTTCAAATTTAAATATGTTAAAATACGTTTTTTATAAAAGGCTAGTGAGTTTCCCCACTAGCCCATATGTTTTTTAGTTTTAATCAAAACTCACTCCAGGACAATGCTGCTATTAGAGCATCATTTGCAGTTTTTTCTGCGTTTTCTTGTGCAGAATTCCACTTTTCTTTGTCAGCAGTAGTAACATGAATATCTGTGTTACTTGTATGACTATCAACAATAGTCTTGTCAGCATAAACACCATTAGCACGCTCAACCTCTGCATTAATAGCAGATGTTAGCTCTGCATCAGTAGCATAGGTATTATCAAGAGCATCAATCTGATCCTGAACACCCTTAACCTTAGCGTCAATAGTGTCATTGTCATAATCGGTATTATGATTCTGCTTATAAGCATCTAGATCATCAGCAACGCTCTGCATCTCAGTCTTAGTTGCATGAGTAGCAGAAGAGGATTCTAGAGCAGTAATGCGCTCAATGGCAGCGGCTAGTTCTGTAGCTTTAGCATAGTCACCAATATTTAAAGCCTCGATAACAGCAGTAACATATGCAGACACGGTCTGATCACCAGTATCTACCTTATCCTGTAGAGTCCCAATAGCAGCGTTCATAGCAGAAGCACTATCGGGATGCTCCTGAATCCAAGCTGCAATCTCATGTAAAGTATCTAGGGCTTCAGCTGCACTTTCAGGAATTAGTTGAGCAGCTAGTTCCTGATTAGCAATAGTACGAATAGACTTGCCAGCATCGTCACCAACTAGAGTGTCAATCTCACCGCCTAGCTCTTCAATAGCAGCAGCATTACCATTGACTAGACCAGATAGTCTTTCATCCTCGGCAACTAATTCAGCAACCTTATCATCATAATCAGACTGTGCAACCTTACTGCTAATCTGATCCTCCAACTCGCTTTGCAAGTCAGAAATTGCACCTTCACGATCAGAAATTTCTTGATCAATAGCTTCGGCATTATCATTAATTAAACCACGAATTTCTTCGTCGTCATAACCAGATGAAGACTGCACCTCGGCAATCATATCAACAATAGTCTTGCCATCTTCAACGTCGCCAATCTTGTTGCTGATAGCTAAGTCTGCAGTATCCTTAGCAATCTTTAGCATAGAGCCTTCAGTTTCAACAGTGCCATTAATAATATCAATAGCGGTTGCATGTTCAGCAACAGTGTCTGCCAAATCGCCTAGACCCTCAGTGGTTGCAACGGACTTTAGCTTATCTTCAGCAGTCTTAAGTCTAGTGTCAACGTCAGCAATTGCATTAGCATTGTCAGTGTCTGCTTTCTCTAGAGATACAACTTTTTCCTCATAAACGGACTTAGCAACACCGCCTAGTTCAGAAAGGGTTTGCTGCTTGTTTATTTGGATCCAGGTGGTTCCATTGCTGCGTGCTAAAATATTGCCATCTTCAACATAATAAAGTCTAGAAGTAGGAACAGCAGACGCATCCAACATCTCTAGTGCCGCTAGATTAGACACAACAACGAAATCACCGATTTTTACACGCTTGTCGGCAGCAACGTCAACAAACATCTCACCAGTGTCACCACAAATTAGCACCTGACCCTCTGTAATAGTGGCAGAGCTTAGGGAGTTATAATTACCCTTCAAAAATCTCAGTAATGCCATGTTTATTTTCCTCCTATAAAATTGTATTATAAACTATATCTCACCCCAAGTGTAAGATTCTTCAACAGATGTAATTTTATCAAAAATAGCTTGTACTTCTGTTCTAGTGGCGTAATTATCAACAATACCAAGTGCGACCAAAGAGTCTAGAGCTGCCTTATCTGCGGCAGACATAGCACCGTCTCTTTCTGCTGTTGCGAGTTTAATGGTCAGAGCACCATCGACAGCAGTTAGACCATGTGCATTATCAGAAATATTAACTTCAATAACATTATTGCTAATAACAATACCATCACCCGCCACCGGCGACAAACCAGAAGTGGAGCTAGATACTAATTCATCAAGTTTTTTCTTGTCTTCTGGAGACATTAAACCGGCAATCTCTCCAACCAATGCACCAGTACCCATTAGGCGGTCAGCGTGGTAAAATCTATTTGTTTCTTGAACAAAATAAAGTGTACTAGCATCCTTTTGAAGTAAAGAATCATAAGTCTCTTGTAATTTAACATTGATAAAACGCACATTATTATTTGCCATTTGTTTTCTCCTTTCATAAAATCAATTTATAGAAATACGATTTTATCATTTCTACTCATAATATTATTCCAAATACTCCCAAATATAATTAGTATCATTGGCGGTTTCAATAGTACCCCACTCATTAGTTCTGTCAATATCAATAACAATCTTTTCTTCATCAGGAGTGTCTTTTAGTTCAAAAATTAATTTATCATGTTCAAGTCTAGGTACATAAGTACCTATATTCATCATTTCGCCACTACAATCACAAATAGCAGATAAAGTAAAATCTCCCTCAATAACATGGGGAACCCACTTATCTTCTATATAAACAACAACAATATTACCAGCAGTGCCGTTAGTCACCGCCCATTTTGCTGCATCAACTATATTGTCAAACCTCTTAAGTTCTTGGCTTCCATTTTTAATATCTTCAATAAGATTTTCTAACATTTCTAATCTACCAAGAATCGCATCAACTGCCGCATCTTGCTCACAAATATAATCAGATGGAATTGGCTGTCTATACACCTCAAATTTCTCTGCCTTAACAGTACGAAAAGACTTATTATCTTGTTTTATACAGGCGTATACCATTAAATCCTTTGGTAGTTGTAATAGTATGTCTGGTACATTGCAAACCCTATTATTATCATTGTCAGTATAAACAATTCTACGTTTTGAATGATCCATATTTCTGTTGGAAAAACGAACTTCTGTAATATTTTCATCTAAGACGATTAATTTTTGTTGTGTATCCCATTGCCAGAAATTTGTTCTTCCATCATGAATTTTAAATATCTTATCAGGCATCAATGCACCTCCTTTTCAAAATTGTGCAATATTTATATTTAATTTACTAGTACCATATATTAACATTCATGTGTTCCAACAACAACGCCATCTTCAGTTCCAGCAACTTTACCTTTCACAATATCCGCTGCAGTTGCTGTAAATACTACTTCTTGATCTACAACAATACCAGTAAGTTCATTTCCATTTTCATCTTCGAGAATAAAGGTTTTACCAATCGGGCTGTAGCATCCGACCATATTACCGACTATCTTCATACTACAACCACCTCCGTAATTAATGCTTGCATAGTATAATCCACAGCAGGCTTACCACCAATAGCATAAACAGTAACTACACCATCATTATTCTCTGCAATAAATGCAATATCATTGTTCTGCATTTCAACAATTTGATACGCAGTAGGCTGCAAATCAACCTTGCTATTAGTAGTGACTCCATTAATGGTTACAACTTGAGAATATGGATTAGTATCACCAGTCCAACTTGTAGCAGATAATGTTACGCCTGTCATTTTTGGTGTTCTTGCAATATTATCTGGAATAATATTGTCGCTGATGCATTTACGTGCAAATGTCATAGACAATGCGGTCTGATAATATGTATCGCTAGACTTCTTAAAATAAATACCGGCAGATGGTGCATTAAAAGTCATATTTGAAAGTGTGCAAGAACCTGGCTCAATAATAACTATAGCATGTCCAGCATAATAACAAGAAGTGCCGGTCATCAGAGTTTCTTGAGTAGATATATTACCATTAGCAAACCACGTACCACTTACAGCGGTAATATCATCATATAACGGTGTCATATCGGAAACTTTATAATAATCAAAACCATTCCATTTAAAATGGTCTCCAGAATAAGTTTCGTCTCTTGTAAATTCAAAAGTTTGTTCATTACCTTTGATTAAAGCAACATATTCTGCATCATTAACAAATGCTGAAACGTTTGTAGGAATAGTTGGTATTTCAGACTTCAATGCCAAATCACTTGGCAAATATTTCATATCTAGCTTTTGTACGTCTTCTGCATTATATGACAAACTAATGGTATGTACCATTCCTTCAGACTGCGGACATCCAACAAGGCATCCATCAGGGTAACACATAAACACGAAAGGTTCTCCCGTATTATGTGTTTCATCACCAGTCAATATAGATAAATTACCTATAAAATAATCTCCATAAAAAATAACGATAGATCTTTGATATGTTTCACCATCCCATATGATAGTAAATCCATTTTCATCAACCATGTTTGGTTCATGCAAGAAAGTGCCTGAAACCTCTGCCATATAAAGCGACTCACTTAAAACAAAAGTGACCTCTTGTTCCTCTATGACAACAACGTCAACTTTTTCAACACCGTGCGTCTTATTTTTAATATAAGATATACTTGTGCTATCATTTTCATTCCAATCAGCTTGTACTGGAACTGGAATTGCGTCAATTTCTGTTTTAATTTGCTCATATAAAGAATCATCAATAAACGGTAGGTCGTTCACATTTGTTGTGCCGTCACCGATTTTTAAGCGCTCATATGAATAATTAGCATCTACGTCATAAACAATAAGTTCACCCTGTAATGGTGAAAATCCCGTGGCTTTTAGCCAGTTCTCTTCTGTATCATGTTTATTAATGATACGAATATTATTTAAATTTTTTTCAGCCATTATTAATTTCTCCTTCAAATCATCATTTCAGATTTTAGAGAAGAGGGGAGCCATCGTTTCAGGCTCCCCATCATTCTTATTCAAATTAACTAATATTAGTTAGCGCCACCGCAGTTAAATACTAGAACAAGTTCACCCTGAACTAGATCGTCGGTAGAACCAGTCTTAGCAATAGCAGCTAGATCAGCATCGTTAGCCTTCTTAGCAATTTCAGCCTCTAGAGCAGCCTTGTCAGTGTTATGCTGATTAATAGCAGCGGTTAGGTCTGCAGCCTTAGCATAATCACCAATGCTTAGTGCATTGATAGCAGCAGCAACATACTCAGAAACCTTCTTATCACCAGTGTCAACCTTTGCCTCTAGAGCATCGATATCAGCCTCAGCAGCAGTCATTCTAGCCTTTAGACCAGTGGTCTCAGTGTTTAGGTCGCCCTCAACAGTAGTAACACGACCAGCTAGAGCCTCTAGGTCAGCCTGAGCAGCCTTGGTAGCAATAGCACCTTCGGCAGTAGTCATTCTGCCTTCTAGAGCATCAATGTCATCAGCATTGGTCTTGATGTCGGCCTTAATACCAGTGACCTCAGTACCATGCTCTGCAACATAAGCAATTAGGTCGGTAACACCGTCAACAACATCAGGATCAGCACCATTAGTTAGTAGAGCAATAGCGTCGGTGTTGGACTTAATCTTACCCTCTAGCTCGGTCTTGTCGGCAGCAACTAGATGATCGTCCTCAACAGCCTTTAGTCTGGTCTCTAGACCACCCTCAACGCCCATTGCTCTTTCTTTTTCAGCATTAACAGCAGTCTCAATAGCAGTAGAAACCTTGGTTTCACCAACTAGACCCTGTAGAGCTAGGATATCAGCATCGTTGGACTCAATTAGAGCCTGTAGAGCCTTGTCAGCATCGTCACGTAGCTTAGCTTCAGCAGCAACAGCGGCAGCAATCTGAGCTTCAACGTTGCCTTCGCCATCACCGAACTTAGCCTCTAGAGCTAGAACTCTAGCATCCATAGCCTCGTCTAGATCATCAGCATAATCCTTAGCGTTCTGCTCAGCAGCATCCCAAGCAGCAACCTTCTCAGCAGTAATGCCATCTAGAACAGTCTTATTCTCATGCTCGTGCTTCTTAGCCTCAACAGCCTGCATTCTGCCATCCATAGCAGTATTTAGCTCGGTAGCGTGGGACTTAGCAGCAGTCTCAGCGGCAGCAGCTGCACCCTTAGCGTCGTAAGTGTTGGCTAGGTCTAGCTCGGTAATAGCACCAGAAATCTGATCAGCAACAGGAGTTGCACCAACTAGTCTGGTCATCTCGCTGTCGGTGTATGCCTTAGCGTCAGTTAGAGCCTGACCAGCAGCAGTAGCAGCATCAGTGCCAGCCTTCTTAGCATCAGCGATAGCATCAGATAAGCCGTTCACATCAGCAATTTCATGCTTGTGACCAACAACAGAGTAGTCACCAGCAGCCTGCTTGCCAGCTAGAGCCTCTTCGACTTCCTTGAAGTTGTCAATGGAAGTACCATTCTTAATAGCAGTAATAGCATCGGAGTTAACCTTAACGGCAGCGTCATTAGTGGTCTTGTAAGCCTCTAGCGCAGCATTGGCATCAGTACCAGCCTTCTTGGCAGCGGCAATACTGTCAGATAGACCTTCAACATCAGCAATAGCATGGCCGTGAGTCTTTGCAGCATAAGTGTCAGCTAGATTTAGAGCGTCAACATAAGCCTTAATCTGAGCGTTAACAGAAGTGTTACCAACTAGCTCGTTTAGAGTAGCAATAGCACCTTCATTAGCAGTAATCTTACCCTCTGCAGTTGTCATCTTGCCCTCTAGGGTAGTAACCTTGCCCTCAGCAGTGGTAACTCTGCCAGCTAGAGCTTCCATAGCATCGCTAGAAGCAATGCCAGCATCAGCAATAACACCATTGATGAAGGTTTTTAGTTCGGCTTCATTCTTACAAACAGCTAGAACATCAGCTGCACGAGCACTTAGCCAAGGTAAATCCTTAAAGGAGTCGGATCCATTGCCGACTTTTGCAAGCAATGCTGGATGTTTTGCTACACCATTATCAACCTTAACATCAACTGTGGTATATGCGATTGCAATTTCTCCAGCCTCTAAAGTTAGACCAGATGAAATCCAATTCTCATAAGAGTCATACTTATTACGAATTCTTACATTTAGAGTCTTTGCATTTTCAATAGCCATAATTACATTTCTCCTTTAAATTAAATATTTATCTCCTAAGAGATCTTCTAAATTTATATTATTTCTTTTTGTATATGGTAAACGAACTAGTGGTATATTATGAGATAATGCATATTGATTTTTCAGTTTGTCGTTTTCTTTTAAAATTTGAAATGATTCACTGCCACCAAAATAATCTACTGGTTCATCGTGCTGCTGCCCATCAAATTCAATCAGCCTAGTTGGTCGATTGTTTGTATCAAGAATAGCAAAATCATATCTTAAGTATCCATTTCTAGGTGACAACAAGTCGGTAAAAACATATTCTGATTTAAATGATATTTCATTAGTCGTCAATAGCTGGTCAATTACAGTTTCTCCAAATGAACGCTTTTTACATCCACAAGAAATCGTATTTCCGCTTTTCATACTATGACCTGAAATATCTTTAATTGTTCCACAGTCACAACGAACAGTCCAATAAAGTTCATCATGTAGCTGATTATCAGATAGTTTTAACACAGTCAAATAACCAAATCTTCTTCCATATAAATCAATTAAGTTTTTTTCTCGTGTTACATCTTTATGATAGCATCCACATGACACGATTGCGCCATTTCGCAGTGCTTCAGCCTGTACAACCTTTTCTGTTCCACATCTACACAAAACATGCCAATACGCACCTTTTCCAAGATAACCATCAGCCTGTTTAATAATAGTAAAATATCCAATTTGCTCACCAATATTAAATGGTTTTATTAATTTTTCTGACACAAATTCGCTAGATGAACAACCACAAGATTTCGTATGTTGATTTCTAAGACTAACACCTTTCACCACAAGATCATTGCCACATTCACATGAAGTCATCCAATATGAATTTCCTTGCTTGTCATTTTGAACTCGAAATTGAACAGAAAGTTTTCCAAAAACCTTTCCAACTAAATCTTTATCTGGTGACAGTTTATTGAAATTTTCTTCCCACTCACGACCCTTACAATCAATACCTTTTCTCATAATATCACCTCCTCATTCGTAAACTTACATTAATTTTGTACTGTTAGACAGCACTTCCACCATCCATAATAATGGTAACGTCGGGACTCTGTGCAATCTTGTCAAAGCTAATAGTCTTAATGCTTAAAGAACCATCTTCATTGACAGCGATCTCATCAGATTCCTTAATTTCAGGAATAGTAATATCAATCCTGCCATCAATCATATCTAGTAGAATACCATTAACAGCAATTTTCTTGACACAATTGGCAGTGGCTGTAGCGATTTGATCAGCAACAGGATCTGTACCAACCAAATCTTGGAGCGTAGTGATATCAGATACGATTTTTGCAGTCTTTTTACCATGAGTTTCAACATAATTAATAAGTTCAACTAAACTATCAATTGTGCCATCATCAGGTGTTAAACCATTAATAATGGTGTCAACTTCTTTCTCTAGACCTTCAATTCTAGACAATAGTGTTTCAGAACCACTATCGTCAGAACCAATGATAACCTTTAGGTCAGAAACTTCGGTCTGTAGTCCACCAACATCAGTTGCAATGCTATCAACACTAGTTTTTAAACCCGCAACATCAGATTTTAGAGTGTCAATAACTTCAGTAGATGGAACAGCCCACTTAAGTTTTCCGTCTTTATCCTTTTGCGGCTGAGCACCTTCTGGTGCATCATCAAAGCCCATTAGTTTTAGAATATTATCATCTAAAATAATAGACTTTTCATCAGCGGCAATTTCTAGTTTGACACCATTAATTGGCTCTAGCTGCTCAAAGGTATGAATACCATCACCAATTTTTAGAATGTTCTCATCAATAACAAAACAAGGTTCACCAGCGGCAGGTTTAACGTCTTTATTTAACAGCCACTCTTCCGCAGTCGCTCTACGGAATTGGAACACAGTTTTGATTTTTTGAACTGCCATTCAATATCATCCTTTCATAATTTTTTATATGAAAAAACTGCCAATACAATTAAATACCTGCAGCATTTCCACCATCAAAACATCGGATCAGATCTGCGTCATCCATATAGTTTCCGTCATAATATATTTCAACTTCATCTTCTGGAATTCCATCGGCATCATCTCCATCAAGAGCGATAATCATCATTTCACCCTCGCAATTGCAAATAGGCTTAATGCTCCTATCATTTTCAATAGTATGTGGCACCCAGCCTACAGTAAGATGAACAACGATAATATCTCCAGGTTCTCCGTTATCAAGTGCCCATTTTGCGGCATCCACTTCGTTGTTGAACTTAACAAATTGTTGTTTACCGGCTTCAACGTCTTTCAACAAGTTTTCCAATAGTTCAATTCTAAATAGAATATCCTCAATCACAGCATCTTGCTCGCATATATAATCAGTAGGGATTGGCTGCCTAGTAACTGCAAATTTAACCGCTTTGATTGTACTACAAGAACCATCACCATTTTTCATACATGCATATGCAATTAAATTTTTAGGCAGCTGTAGCAATATATCTGGAACATTACAAATTCTTAATCCATTTTTATCAGCATAGACTGGTCTTCTTTTAGAATGCTCCATATCTCTGTTAGAAAAACGCACCTCTGTGACACGTTCATCTAAAACAATAAGTTTTTGCTTAGTATCCCACTGCCAAAAACAATTGCGTCCATCATAAATTTTAAATATGTTTTGAGGCACAACTTCACCTCCTTTTATTATATAACAATTATTCAGAGAGCATACCCATTAGCTCATTATATTCATCGGTTGTAATTAAACCGCCGCCATAAAATACGTTAACGCGCATTGCCATGTCTTCAGGGTAGTTACCTCTTTCAATAGTTCTCTTACAAACTTTAAACATAATACTCATTTTACATTCCTCCAATTAAATTTTGATATTGTGCCTCCAATAAAGCAGCATCAAGTTCTGCAAGCTCTGTTTCATACTGTGTAATAAGTTGTTTTTCATATTCTCGCTGTGCAGAGTCCAGTTCGTCGTAAGGTTTCCAAGGATAAATCTGTACATAGCCATTGCTATCATCGTAACAATAGCCTTCCACAAAGGTGTCGCATTTGCCCTCAAAAAAAGAGCCTTCTACAGCGACCATAGTGCCGTCATTATTAACGTGGCACTTGTAATCTGAATCAATATAAATCATTCTCATTTACGCCACCTCACTCCATCCAAATATCATAAACTTCAAACTTGCCATTACCATGAAGCCAAATATATGCAGCACTAAGACCAGATGGAATCGGCAAGCTATAGAGAGTTTTTGTTGAATTAAGTTCAAAAGTAGTTAATGCAATATCAGGTCTTGTAAAAGAATTGGTTACGTCTGAAAAGTTTGGTTTTTTAGTTGAAAGACCGATACATGGGCACTTAGTTGGTGTACTTGATGTAATACTATAACCACTTGTGAAATTTGCCAGTGCATATATTGTAGAGTAGCCTTTTAAATCAACAATATCTGTTGTTGATGTAGCCGACATATCATTTCCCGAATCGTACCTACTATGCACAATACTATCATTTGTGTGAGTTGCTGTTCCTCGATACCAGCCATATTGTGTAATCGGAACAATTGGACCTTCACCAGAGCGGAAAATATATCGAGCCCATTCTATCCATTTATTATTCTGATAAATTTTCGCAGTTATATTTGTCCATGCACCATTAATGTATTGCTTGGCAGATTTAGGATAAATTGGTATACTATTTTCTTTTAATGCTTCAAAAGCTATTGTGGTTTTAGATGCATTAACATAAAACCAAACAATACCATCAGAAGGACTTTCTGGAACTTCTGGAGAAAATACCCAATTTGTAATTTCTGCATCCGTATTAACCCAAATCATATTTTCAGACGGGGAAGCGGGTTCCACCGTGCCACCAACAACTTTAAAGTTGAGACTAGCACCGCCGCCACCATTTCCTCCACCAATCATATTAAAAATCATACTGTTTCACCCCTTAATCAAAAATCAGAACATTAACAATTAAATCTGTAGTTGGTACTTCAGAACAAATGAATGTTAATGCTCCATTTGATTGAGCAGAGCAATAAATACCTGCTTCACAATAAGCAGTATGATTTTCAGGAGCAGGAACTGGAATTATTGAATTATCCTCAGTTACTCCATCAACGCTCACTGTTTGCATCATATCAGACCAGTTTGACGCAAGAAGAGATACCGAACCCTTCTTTTGCTTATTACCAATCAGCGCTTTTAAGCTAGTACCATTTTCATCAGTAACTGCATCAATACTTGTACGGGGGAATAACACTTCGGTTTTTGTGCTATCAGTAAATAGCGTTTTAATTCTGCCTGTTAAAGCCATTTATTATTCCTCCTTATTATTATTTAGAAATCATACCGATTAAAGTATTATATTCTTCTGTATTAATTAATCCTGCTACATAGAACACATTAATTCGCATTGCCATATCATCAGGAAAACTTCCACGTTCAATAGTTCTTTTACAAACTTTAAATAAAATATTCATATTATAATCCCTCCATTAAACTATTATACTGATAGTCTAGAATTAAGGAGTCTAACTCTGCAAGCTCATTTTCGTATTCTACCAATTCTGTTTTATATTCTTCGAGAAGTTGCTTCTCATAATCTCTCTGTGCAGCATCCAGTTCCTTATATGGTTTCCAAGGATAAATTTGTACATACCCCTTGCTGTCATTATAACAGTAGCCTTCCACAAAGATATCACACTTGCCATCGAAAAAGGCTGTTTCAACCGCAGTCATTGTGCCATCATTTGCGATATGACACTTATAATCCGAATCAATATAAATCATTCTCATTTATGCCACCTCATTCCATCCAAATATCATAAATTTCACCATTACCATTGCCAAAAATTCCAATAAATGCTTTTTCAATGTCAGATGGAATTGGTAAGCTATAGATGGTTTCTGTTGAATCTGCGTTAAAACCAGTATGAGCAATATCAGGATAGGTAAGTGAATCTTTTGGTTTGGTGCTAAAAATACCAACACGTAGATATTTACTGTCGGGATAATTATATGTGCATTTTGCACGTGCATATATCATAGAATAGCCACTTAAGTCAACGGCTTCGCTTGTTACCGCAGTTGCTAAACTACTTCCCGAAGAAGAGCTACCATCCATAACTATGCTAACATTCGTATTACTTGAGTTAGCCGTATGATTAATAAGATGAGTAATTGGAACAAGCGCGCCTTCTCCAGACTTAAAAATATAACGTGCCCAGTTCGCCCATTCGCCGTTTTGATAAATTTCCGCAGTCACATTCATCCATACACCATCTATATACTGCTTTGCTGACCTAGGATAAACCATGATACCGTCTTTCTTTAGTGCATTAAAGGCTGTATTGGCAAATGTACCTGTTGGGAACCACACAGCGCCATTATATGTTTCATCAGCATTCTCAGGATTAATCCCGATAAATTTTACATCATATGTAATATTTGTAAAGGTACTCCAATTTAAACGCACGGCAATTACATCACTTGAAGATGGTAAATATTGACCAGTCTGATAAGTTCCTGTTACAGAATTAACTGGCACTAATCTTTGTTTAAATGTATAGCCTTCAGTATATTCAACAATGGCAAGCCACATTGGATTTGATGCTGAAACATTATAACTCCATTTATAAGATGAGCCATACTTTACTGGGATATATTCTTCTGTATAGAATTCTGGATTAGCTGTTGCACTCTTAAGTGAACCAGTATCCGAAAAATAACCAGTTTTAAGGATTGCGCCTTCTAGAAGGTTTTCGGTATATGGTTCTTCCATAGAAAATATCCAACTAGTAATTTCTGCATCTGTATTAACCCAAATCATATTTTCAGACGGGGAAGCAGGGGCGGAAGTGCCACCGACAACTTTGAAGTTCAGCGGCGCTCCACTACCACCACTACCGCCATTTCCATATAAAATGCATTCAGCCATTAGCGAATCACCTCAATCTGTACATCAATATCAACAGCAGGCTTTTCTTCAAAACATATAAATGTAATAATGTTATTGTTAGTTTTTGCTCTGCTAACCATTCCCCAAGCTTCTTTCTGCGATATCGCAATTGCCAAATCATCAGAATATACAGGAGAAATGTGCGGGACATCATCGACAGTAACGCCCTCTACAGAAATCGTTTGAGTATAAGGGGTTGAATCAGACCAACCGCTTGCTAATATTGTTGCAGATTTACGTAGTGGAGCCTGTGCAAAATCATCGACAGTTTTTCCGCCCAATGTATCTGCGCTTACACCAACAGTTGCAACATCTCCACCGTATTCTTCTGAATAAACAACTGTATTTAAAATAGCGTCTAATCCAACTCCATTATCATCGCTAACTGCCTTTATTTTAGTAATAGGGAAAACAGGAGAAGTTTTTTCTTTATCTTCAAAAAGTGTTTTAATATTGCCAATCAAAGACATTTATTATTCCTCCTTTACTCCTAAAATTTCTGCCACATCATCGGCAGTAATAACGCCTTTTTCAACGGCATTTTGAATCATTTCTTCAGTCCAAAGACCAAGTTTATACCATTTCATAATTCTTTCTTTCATGGTCTTACACCTCCAATAATGTATCTGTCATCATAGCGGTGTATGTGACTTGGGCTTCAATAATGTCTAGTTGGGAAGGCTTTTCTTCTACGACTGGCTTAGGTAGAGGGTCGTGGATATATTCCCAAGTTAATTCGCCAGTGTCGAGATTTTCATTTTCTATATAACGGTATTCATAAATGTTACCTTCTGGAAGATAATCAACACGAGGCATACCATCATAGTTGCCGTTGAGAAGTCCCATACAAGCGGACAAAATACGTCCATCTTCTGCTAGATTCAATGCGTATTTCATACGGATACCCCCTTAACACCATAGATTTTCACCGGAATCATATATTGTGCACCCGATGTAGAGTCCTGTCTGCCGTTTTCAAATCTGACACCGCTGGTTTCAGCCTTGAAATGTCTCTTGTGAACACTTCCGCTGTTGGCTATATATTCTTCGGCGTGAAAACCGCCGCCAACCATAATAAATCCAGTAGCGACATATGTAGTTGCACCCGCAGATGCAACAAAACAAATAACAACAAACGAATACTCATTTAAATCTAAGGAAATGGTTTGCTCGATAAACTCACTTGTAGGACTAGCATTTTCCCACAGCAGGTCCATGGACAGTGCGCCAATGTTCTCAGGTGTAATACCAAGATTTTTTCTAGCATCCACCGCATTAGTGGCGCCAGTGCCGCCATACTCAATTCCAAGAGGGATGGCCTGAACATCATCTTTTGTAGCATAATATTCAGCCGGTCTTCCACCAAGAGTATCAGCATTAATAGGAGCCACTGCTGAATCAAGTGTTTCTCCTATATATGCTATGCCTTCTAAATCTAAATTGCTAAAGTCAATATTATTAACTTTATCTTTAATATCCTCTAAAGCCACATTTAATCTAGTATTATCTTCTAAAATAACCTGATCCGATGTAGTTAGAGGATATATATACGCTCCGTCCTTATGTTGCAAAGGACTTTGCGGTTTTAAGAATTCAGACATAAGTCATTCCTCCTTATTTTATAAAATCATACCACTAGGGTATTGTATTGTAATTCTAGTACTAGCGCATCAAGCTCGGCCAGTTCGGCTGCTTGCTCTTCAAGTAATTGCTTTTCATAGGCACGCTGCGCGTTGTCCAATTCGTTATAGTCTTTCCACGGATAAATTTTCTGACCAGTTTCGGAAGGCTCAATACAATAACCTTCAATAACAGTATCACATTTTCCATCAAAATAATCCGTTTCAATCGCCTTCATTGTACCATTATTAACAATGTGACATTTATAATCTAAATCAATATAAACTGTTCTCATTTATACCACCTCATTTCAACCACAACTGATTCATTGTAGCGATTGAATATGGACCAGTAGGGGTGCCGAATCCATAAACTACAATACCAATATAATACTCTCCTGTGCAGTTTTCGATATTCAGTTCATGTATGCCATCTGTTCTCCAACCTTCCATAATTGCCGAAGCCTCTGTACCAGCATTTGTTTTAGGGATTTCTTTCCAAACACCAATGCCGATCTTATTAGATTCAGGGCTACTTACAGCCACGACGCTACCATTGAAATAAAGCTTTTTAAAATTAGTTAAGTTGATTTTATTGGAAAAATAGGCCAAAGCAGCTCCACCTGCATATGAGCCAATTGTTGCTTTATTAGCTAATAATGTAATGGTACAAGTACCCGCAGAACCAGAACCATATTTTACGCCAGTCTGCACCAGACTTCCAGCAATATCGGATATAGTACCTGTGTCATATAAATATAACTCATATATCCATGTGACCCATGTATCATCTTGATAACTTTTTGCAGTCTTTTCAACCCATGCACCATCCAAATACTGCTTTGCATACAGCGGATAAACTTGCAATCCATTCTTTTTCAGTGCGTTAAATTCTGCGGTACTGACTGTGCCTGTAGAAAACCATATCATATTATCAATAGGGCTTTCAGGTGCTGTAGCACTAAATATCCAATCAGTAATTTCAACATCCGTATTTACCCAAATGGTATTCTCACTTGGGTTTGCTGGCTCAGTCGTACCACCAACTATACTAAAATTAGTACCAGAAATATTGCCAATTGAAACCTTCATTGCTTCCAAAGACAAAGCTTCAGTTTCTCCAGTTTGTTCTCTAATAGCATCGGCTAAAGAGGTTAAATCTTCGCCATCAATTATATATTTACTCATTAAAATGTAGCCTCCTTTGCATTAGGAAGCTCTACAGCAGCCCATGCGCCATTTACTACACGAAGGAATTTTCCATTGTCTTCAGAAGAAACTGCAGGAATAATAGGCATATTTTTTAGGTTTTCAATTTCTGTAGAATTTTCAGAAATTAAGCCTCTAAGCTCTGTATCATCATAAGATTCAGTTGGTAAATTTTCAATATCAGAAATTAAAACGAATTCATCTGCACTTCTACCACCAAGTGTGTCGGCATTTATTGGATTTGAAGTGCCAGATACTGTATCATCAAGATCTATAGTAATAACATCATCTATTTCGGCAGCTACGCCACCAGATATTTCTTCCCATACGCCGTTATTTTTTATTTTTAAAACAGGCATTTTCATACCTCCTTTTTATAAATCATTAACCAAAGCATTGTATTGCATATCTAAAATTATTAAATCTTGTTCCTCAACGATATTTTTATATTCTTCTAGCTATTATCTTTCATAATCTCTTTATACTGCATCCAATTCGTCATAATCTTTCCATGGTGCAATCATTTCGCCTTCAAAAACTGCTCTGTTAGAACGTGTCCATGTTTTATGATAAAATTATAGAATCAAAAGTAACATATGCACTTCTAGTACTTGAAGCATGTCCTGTAAAAACAACAACTTTATATTCACTAGTTAATATACTAATATCAAGAGTAACTAATTTATCTGTAATAGTTGTATTTCCTGAAAATAAATCAGTGGTTGCTATTACATTATTGGAAGAATCACAAATTCGAAGTTCTCCTTTTGAAGAGCCGCTACTACTTCCTCCCATAGAAACAACATGAATAGATATAGTATTAAAAGAAGTAAGATCAATTAAATTAACTGTTTCCACAGTACCAGTAAATGCTGCTTTTTCTGTTGTAGTGCCAACTGTAATATTTTCATCAGTTTTAGAACCATATTCTCCAGTAAACATCCAACCGCCAGTAATTTGTTTATATTCTTCTCCTAAAACATAAAGTTGGCCATTCCACCATTCAACCCAGTTCCCCTTCTGATAACTTTTTGCTTCTACATCAATCCATGTACCATTAATATATTGTTTGGCAGATAATGGGTATGCTTGTACGCTATTTTCTTTCAATATATTAAATTCTACAGCACTAGATGTACCTGTAAAAAACCAGGCCGCACCTTCAATTATAGTTTCAGGCTCAGTGGCACTAAATACCCAATATGTAATTTCATTTTCTGTATTAACCCAAATCATATTTTCAGATGGAGAAGCAGGTGCGGAAGTACCTCCTACAACATCAAAATTAAGTTCTACTCCAGTTTGGATTCCAGCAATTTCCAATGGCATCTGGTCAAGAGTGAGCGAATCCTCTTTGCCAGTCTTTTCACGAATAGAGTCGGCAATAGCCGTTAACTTATTAATAAGAGCCATTTTCAATTACCCCCAATGCTTCATTAATTAATAAAGAAACTTGTTCAGCAGTCTGAAAAGCACTTATATCTGGAATTTCTGACTTTTTAGCATAACTGGTTAACTCACTATCAGTAACATACTCGGATGGAATTTCAGTGATAAAATTTTTTAAATCATCTTTTGTTGCATAACCAGATAGATCAATATTTCCAGAACCACCGCCACCTTCTTCATCCATATCGACCCATAGAGATCCATCTGGTGCATCAATAGGCTCGTCATTTTGTTTATAAATCTTATCTGTCATATCGGTGGCAGAACCACCAGAAATATTCTGCCACTCTCCGTCTTTATAAATTTTTAAAACAGGCATTTTCATACCTCCTTTTTATAAATCATTAACCAAAGCATTGTATTGCATATCTAATATCATTAGATCTTGCTCCGCAACGATATCTTTATATTCTTCTAACTGTTGTTTTTCGTAAGTTCTCTGCGCTTCATCCAGTTCATCATAAGGCTTCCAAGGATAAATCTGGACGTATCCTTTGCTTGTATCGTAGCAGTAACCCTCGATAAACGTTTGGCATTTATCGTTAAAAAACTCGTCCTCAACTTCCCGGAAATATCCATCTGGATTGCTGGTGTGGCAATGGAAATCAGAATCAATATAAACTTTCATATCGCAACCTCCTTATTCACACCAGATTTTATCAACTGTAACTGTATATGCAGAAGAACCAGTACCTCTACCTGCACCACCAATAACAACATCATAGCTTGTGGTGGAACTAAGTCCCGAAATATTGATGGATACAGTGCCAGTTGAACCAATAGTCACATTCGTAACAGAGTTGGTGATATAATAAGTAGCACTTCTACTAACAATCGAAAGTCTTGCTTTGGAAAATGGATCACTTCCGTTTGCTATTTTTGTAATTCTACAATATATTGTTTCAAATCCCTTGAAATTGATATCTTTTTTAGGTTCTGCTACACCAGCCGCACCAGCGGCAAATGCGATCGCCATTGTTCCATTACTTTTTGTAATTGTAGGTGCTGTACCAGTTGAAACAGCACTGCTTCCTCTCCATCCTCTAGCTTGCCAGCCACCAGTAACAGAAGTATTTTCGTCACCAGCATTGAATAGATATAAATAATCGACTGTAACGGAGTATGTTTTGCTACTTGGTGCAGTATAATTAGCATCTTCGGCAACAGACACGGTGATTGTTGCCGATCCATATGCTTTAGATGTAACAGTAACAGTTGTTCCAGATACCGTAGCAGTAGCAATCGAAGTGTTGCTGGACTGTACAGATATTGCACCGTCACCAGTTCTTGTAACTGTAAATGTTGCCGTATTATTACTCTTGCCAATTATTTTTCCAGATGTTGCACTCAAAGACAGACTGCCGAAAGCTTTCGCAATGCTCCACTCAACAACTTTTGCTGTTGTAGTGTCATCAGCCCATTTATAACCATCTTTTGGACTAAAAGCAATCTCATAAGTTCCTGCATTTGTAGCAGAAGAAATGCCAGTCATCATAAGCTGATCTGGATTATAAGCAAGTATTGTTGGAGACTGTTCCGAACCATTGTATGTTAGGGATCCAGTAATAGAAGGTACAGTATCTATAACTTCTCGATAGTCCACCTGCTCAATTTCAGTAACAAAGTCATTTAAAGTTATAGCACCAGTCTTACCAGTTTTATTTCTAATAGCATTAGCAACTGCCGTCAAGGTCTCTCCTCTAACTAAGTATTTAGACATTAAAATCCAACCCCCTCAGCATCTGGAATAACTTGCCAGGTAGCTTCTCCATTAACTACACATAAAAATGCACCTTCAGTTTCTGCAGTAATTTCTGGCATAGAGCACTTTCCGCCAGAACCACCGCCACCTTCTTCGTCCATATCAATCCATAAAGATCCCTCAACTGGGTTAGTTGGTTCCTCATTCTGTTTATAAATTTTTTCTCCTAGTTGTCCTAGAAGTTGTAGTTTTTTTGTACTCAATTAAATCACATCCTTTTTAAAAATGTAATGTTTTATTTAATATTATCAATAGCTATTGTAATTCAGTCGGAGATAAATGTGACACCAACTAGTTATAATAGCAAATTTATTTTTCGTTTTAATTTAATTCATGTTTATCCCACAGTTCTTTTGCCTTGCGTGTCTCTGGACAACGCTCAAAAACAAAAACTAAGGAATCTTTTCTATATGTACCTGTGTATAGGATATCTAAAAGGTACTGTGGTCCAATGTGCGCCAGATATTTTTGTGCCTGTAGCATATTGGTTACATAGACACAGTTATTTTCGGCATATTCTCGGCCTGTGATCAGGGACTTGATCAATTCCTTTTCCTCCTTTTTTTGCATAAAAAAAAATAAGGCACCGTAAGCTTCGTTGAACATGAAGTTTATAGTGCCTTATTCATTTTCTTTTTTAACAACTACTTCATGTGATTCTTCGATGATCATTGCATCATCGACAGGTTTTATTTCAATGCGCTTTCCGCGCTTAAATTTTGGTTCTGCAACCGGTACAGGAACTTCGTCAACTTTAAAAATATTTTCTAGGTCACGTTGAACATAGGATTTAAAGTTTGCTTTATTGGATAAGTCGCAGGCATTTAGGGCGTCCTGAGCCTCATCTTTGGACATTAGACTCATATTAAAACGAGTGCAAATATCAAAAATGTTTTTGCAATTTTCGCTGTGAAAGTCAGACATCCATGCTGGTTTCATTTTGTCTTGAGAACAAGTGGGGCAGTATTGGTAGTCTTGACCACAGAGATAGCATTCGCGAGTACGTCTTCCCATATGGTTCATGCTCCTTTCGAGATATTAATAATGGGCTAGTGACAAATATCACTAGCCCGTATTTAACACATTAATTTCAAATTATAAACTATTATTCGTCGCCAGGGATGACGATGGAGAATAGTCTCTTTTCTCTGTCGCAATAATCTTGCTGAGCCTTCATAGAGAAGGGGTGGGTTCCATCAGTAGCGATGGACCAGTCGAAGTCAGGGCTTAGCTTAGCGTTATTGAAGATAACATAAGCATAAACTAGGTTGGTCTGATCGCAAACGTCACAACCTAGGACTTCCATAACAAACTTACAACCAACAGGGAAGTTCTTAGCAGAGTTGACAACCTCAACAGCATTCTCAGACTCGTACTCATACATAACAAATAGCTCAGTACCATCGGCTAGACCAGTAGGTAGAGTAATGGTATTGTCATCCTCAGCGTAAGCAAAACCAGTAGCAGAAGCATCAGTTTCCTTAACAAACTTTACGCCAAAAGTGCTATCGCCATTGATAGCGTAAATCTCAGTAGGAATAGCTAGAGGCTTGTGCTTTAGAGTGTATTTATCTGCAACAACCTTCTTGTCCCAAGCTTCCTCGCCAATAACAAAGCTTTCCATGGAAGGAGCAACAACCTTTGCAGAAGCAGAAGCAACCTTCTTAGAAGTACCTAGCTGGGTAGCCATTAGGTTCATGTCGAATAGAGCATTTTCAGCAGAAAATTCTGCAGACTTAGCTCTGTAGAAAGTAGCAATAGGAGTGCCCATTGCGTCAACAGCATCAGTAGACTCAGAAGCGCAGTTTAGAGAAGCGTTCTGGATCTGATTGATAGAGAATAAGACACTATCATCTTTCTGAGATAGTGCAACACCACGGATAATTCTATCAATTACAAAATTATTCATATCAAAAGCCATGATAATTTACCTCCATAAAATAATTTAAATTTTAAATACAAAAAGAGCCAATTGATTTTGGCTCTTTATTATACATATAATTTTTTATACTCTTATCTGAAATTATAACTCGCACATCCAGTTAAGAGATTTTTTATCAATTTTCTTCATATCTATAGTGCCAGCATACACACCGCTTAACAAGTGGTCTGCATTATGAATCACTTGAAGTCTTGCAACGTCATTCATAAATTCAACATACCCCATATTTAGTACATATTCTTTAGTATAACCTTGCCTAACTTTAACAGATGATATCAGCGGCAACAAAAAAGACTTAAAAGGCTTATTTTTATTAAATTTTAATTTTGCCCTATCTTCTTCAATTAAAATTTTCTTAGTCATTTTATTAGCCGCTTTTTCAACTTTCGGCGTAATATTAAATGCTTTACGAAGATAGGATACAATTCTAAGATAAATCATTTTGTCAACAAGAATTCCAGCTTGTTTGTCAACTAAAATAATTTCATCTTCAATGTGTGGATGTTTGTACGGTCTTAATTTTGAAAGATCTATATCACCAAATAAAAGTCCAGTTCTATCTGGAGTTAAAGTCTGTACAAGCATTACAAATAGTTCAAAATCATCAACTTCTGTCCAATCGAGACCCATGTCCCAAAGCTGACTTTTCATATCGCTCGGTATGGCACATACCGTATGAACTACAGAGAAAAAATCACGTTCACCAAACTCTGCAATTTGTCTTATAGTTGGCTGTAATACTTTAATATTATCATTGATGACATAATCATCGCCAATATAAAGTTTCAAGTCATCAACGTCTAAGTTTATCACGAGGATTAGCCGTCCTTGCGTTATTAAGTGAATTTGGTTTAATTGCTTCAAATTTCAAAGTTCGACAGTAATAATCTCCATCAATGGTACTTTCCTTGTTATAAATCAATTTAAACTGTAAACCAAACAAATTAGTCCAGTTTATAGAATCTCTAATTAAATACCCAAGTAAGTCATGTCTGTCAACTCCATACTCTGTTTTCATATCACTAAGATGACAAATAACGGCAAACGTAATATCTTGAAGTTTCATCACTTCATTAAAGCGATGTTCTTCAATATCATCAACAGTTACACATATAAAATTTCGAACGGTATCTTGAGTGTTAGGAATTCTAATAAATCCAAAAATATTATTATCCAAAAATTCATCTGGACTATCAATGTCAATCTTAGGATTATGTAACACCTCAAGGATATCCTCGTCATCTATTAACATTTGTTTAATCTGTCTCTTCATCTTGCTAATGTCATCTTCAATATTTTGAATATCTCGTTTCATAGACTAATCACCTCCACGATGAGAGATTTTGAACTATATTTGCTTTCAGCGATAATAGTGAATGTTTTTCCAACTAAATCATAATATGGCAAGCACTTTACCTTTAAAACATTATCTTTCACAGATTGTTCAAGTTTATCTAAGTCACCGTCGGAAAAATCAATGCTCCACTTAACATCTGTGCCATTAACTAGTTTTCCATCGATACGTTCCTTAAGTGTGAATTTTTTATATCCACCACCAGCACGAACTGCAGGGGAACCAGAATAGATAATTTCTAAATCGCTTATAGTAGGTATTTCTTCCATCTCGGTAATCTCTGGCTCTACATAAGAATCATAATAGCTGGCTATGCCAAGTTCTGCATTATCTTTAGCAGGATCGAATTGATCTTGTGCCAAAGTAAACATTGAAATTCCTTCAACCGCAGTATCTTCAATCTTTGTGATTGTCCATCTCAAAGGAGGATATCTGCCCTCGGAAGATTTCAAAAACTTAGTGTCGTAAACAATCGTTCTAGTATCATCATTTGTAGGTACCCAAAAAACTTCCTGATTTTCAACAGTTTGTGTGTAGTAATCTAACCAAACACCGCTGTTATAAGAGTTCTGTTTGCGAGGTGCACCAAGACATTGATGCACAACACGCTTACCACTAACTCTAGAAACCCATTTATAAGTCCACGTACATTTCAAAATTGAAAACTGCCTAAATTGAGTTCTGTCGTCAAAATGAACGATTAACCACCATTCAGGCTCATCCATTTCATTCATAATTTGAACATAAGCGCCAACCCTAATATTAGGATTGGCTTTCATGTCTTCTAATCTAAATTGCAACAAATACGCAATTGAATCTCCAGTAATATTGTGATAAGACTTTACGTTATATTTAGCGTAAATTGGAATATCATCATCATCTATTAGCGGGAGACCACTATCAACCCATTTAACATAAACGAGTTTAGTAGCTGGATCTCGCATCCAAGATGCATCCATAATTTTTTGAGCATTCCTACGCTTAGCTTCGCCTTCATAGCCACCAAGCGCAGCCATGCGAAGCCTATAAGATTCAAGCATTAGGATCACTCTCCTTAATTCTATCTACCAGACTACAACAATCAAGAATAGCCTTACGATATTCGCTAAAATCTTCAACATCTTGCGCATATGCAATCTTACTAATAATACTGACCATCTCCGGCTGATTGCCAGAAACCTTATTGAAACCTCTAAGTAGTTGTAGCACAGAGTTGAAATATTCATTTAAATATTCGTAAGACTCTTCTTTGTATGGTAGTAGTTTAAAAATTGCAGATCGGATATATTTCTTTTCTGCAGCAATTTGACTTTGTGGCATTTCTTCATAAATATTCATTGGAAACGCCCCCTTAGTCATTAAAATATGAGCTGTTGGTATAGGTGTTATAAGAATGCAATTTTTGCATTTCAAGCTTTGTATCTTCACGCAGTGCACGAAGTTCAGAAATATGATTTGCTTGGCTATAATACTTCTCTTCTTTTCCTCCGATAAACTGTAAAGTTAATTCAGTAGAACCAAGAGTTTGATCTAGCCACGCAAGTTTCATTCCTAAAGCTAATAGTTCAATATCTAAATCAGACAAATCACCATTAAACTCTTCATTTTCATTACCACGAGATAAATCACTTGAAGTGCGTGTTCTCACAACTGCCTTATGTAACCAATCTTTTAACATTTTATCTAGTGTATAATCATCTAGTTCAGCCAAATTAAAATCAGTAACACTATTTAAAAAACGTTCATAAATTTTTTCATATGGAGTCGCCATATAAGGTCACCTCCAAATTACTGAATATAAACCTTTAAATCTGTACCTAAGCACTCGTCAATAGCTTTGATTTTAGCAATACTATCTAGAGAACCATTTAGAATCTTCTCTCCTGCAATATTCTTCACTGCTTGCTGAACACCCTTAGGTGCCTTCTTAAGCTTAGCTTTGAATTGACCAATAGGAAGTTTAAATAGATTTTCCACATCCGTATCTTCGATATTTTTATACATATCACCAAAATCTTTGCCCCACTGTTCAACAAGCTCTTCATCTTCAATGATAAATCTTGGTCTATATAAATAACTAGATCTCATAGACTTCATAGCTTGTAGATCTTGGAACTCAACTTCAGTGGTATCACCATAATTAGCCCAAGTATACAGTAGTTTAGATTTTACACCGGTCAGTAAAAGCTCTCCAAAAGTTACACTACGACAAACAATTCTGTCATCAGGTGCAAACTTGCGGGGAGCTTTTGTGACCTGCTTAGGTTCAGACTTTGTTGTCACTTCTTCAGTAACAACTTCAGTTTCATTAGATTTCTTAGTTGCCATATTAAATTCTCCTTTTATTCCTTTTTGTATTTATATTAAGCTAGGTTCCAAACACCGAACATTAGACCGATCTGAACAGCAACGCCCATACGGAAGACTAGACGGTAGTCATAAGTCTGGTCCTGGTTAGAGGTCATATCGGCAGTCTGACGCATCTCCTGATCGCCAACATTAACAACCTTAACAAACTTGTTGTCACCAACAGGCATAATAAATAGCTGCTTGTCGTCAATTAGTCTATTAGAAGTATCATTTAGAGCGAAGCCCTGCTTTAGCTCAACTAGTCTGATGCCATCAAATAGGCCAATACGACCAGTGGTATGACGCTCCTGCTTCATTTCATTAGAAACCCAATTGATGTCCTGAATCTTTTCTAGCTTGCTTAGAGCAACCTTAGTACCCATGATGACAACTTCCTTACCGGTGGCCATCTGAACATCTTCGATTAGCTGAATGAAAGCGTCCTTAGTAGTAGCGGATAGGTCGGAAGTCTTAACCCACTGACCTGCGCCAGAAGCACCACCAGGTAGCTGCTCAGCAGCGGACTTGAATGCCTGATAAATAGACTCGTTAACAAAACGGTCAATAGCCTCATAAATCTTAGTTACGAAAGTGGCAAAGTCTTCAGCATTAGTTAGTAGTCTCTCATACTCGCTGTAGATACCAATACCATAAGTAGCAGTCTCCACGCTGAAAGAACGACCCTTGCCTAGTCTCTGACGATCAATATTCCAATGACCATCTGCAACGCGGCTAACACTTAGTAGAGAATCGTCTTCCATAGTAAAGATGTTCTCATCGCCTAGAGCTAGGTTTCTAACATCAACATATTCCATGAAGAAGGGGTTCTCCTGCCAACCAGTAACTAGCATATCCTCAATTAGATCCTCAGATAGAGCAAATAGAACATTCTGGTTTCTACGAATAGCCTTACGGACTTCTGCCTTATTAGCATTCTCGCTTAGACCAAGAGCATTACGGAAAATAGAGACAATCTTATCGCTTGCATCCTTAGCAGTGATACCAGCCTCAAATACACCATTCTTAGCGTCAATCATTAGCTTGCTAAAAGCCATTAGCTTGCTTTCATCGTTTTCAAAAGCTGCACGAACGGTAGCATCAAAATTCATTAGATTCTTCATATAGTTTCACCATCCTTTCAAATTATAGATGCTCGACAACGAGCTTATACATAATTCTGTTCTTACGCACGATCTTCTTTAGAACCTTTGCGCAGAACTGAGTGTCATCAGCAGCATCAGCAACATTATAAATGGAACCATCATAAGTTACGTACTGACCTTCCTTGGGAGCGACATCAAAAGCGTTCTCAGATAGAGAGTATCTGTCGCCAACCTTTAGAACATAACATCTAACAACTGCATCCTTGGCATTGTAGAAACGCTCTTCATAAGTATATTCCTTTAGGCCATCAAAAGCCATGATAGGGGGAGCTAGAACTAGCATAGGCTCCTTGCCAGCAGCATAAGCTGCCTCCTCATAATACTCGTCATCAATATAATCACCACGAGCAATAATACCGCCATTATCTCTGTCGGCATTCATTTTTACGCTAAAAATATGTTCAGCCCACTGAGTAGCACCTAGCATAGTAGATTCAGCTACAACGTGGGAGACATTTAGATTCATATCCTGTGCCATAATATTTACATCCTTTCATAAAATAAATAATTTGTTTAATATAACAAAAACAATTATAACCAATTGTTTAAGTGTTAACGTTACATTCATTTTGCACTGTTAAAATTATTTAAATAAACCAGCATAAGCTTCTTTCTTATTATCTGGTTCTGCATTAAAGTTCAAACTAACGGAACCTTTCTTTGCAGGTTTTGCATTGAAGTTATACTTCTTCTTCATAGAAGCTGCGAATAGCAAGTCAGCTTTAACCTTTAGCTCTTCAACAGAATAATTATCCATCTCAGACATTAGGACTTTGAATTCATCAGATTCTCTAATTTCATCATACTCAACACTGGCAAAGATAGCATCTTTTTCTGCCTTTAGAGTAGTGGCATCATAATTCTCCTTAAATGCCTTTAGTTCTGCATAGTTAGACTTTAACTCATCAAGAGCGTCTTTCTCTGCCTTAGACAACCATTCATTGAAAACTTCAACTCTTTCGCCATCAAATGCAACATTATCTCCATCCTTAGAATAAGCCTGTCTAAAGAACTTACAACCCTCATCAGTCCAATCCTCATAGATAAACTTATTATCAAAAACTTCAATAATCCATGCATAACTATAACCATCTTCGGAATATGCATTGAGCAATTGATATAGCGAAGATCTAATATCGTCGTGACTAAGTTCAAATTTAATCTCAAAATTCTCTTCAGATTCCTCAACAACCGGTTCTTCTACTTCTGCTTCATTCTCAACAACAACTTCCTCAACCACTGGTTCATCACCATCTTCGAAAGAAGTTTCCTCAGAAACGATCTCTTCGTTAACGACAACTTCCTCACCTTCGACCTGTTCCTCTACGACAACAGTTTCAGGATCATTAAGTTCCTCCTCGACGACGATGTCTTCAACATCAACCATCTCTTCCTCTCCTCCTTTCTCATTATTTTTATTGAAATTAGATAGAGTAGTATTTAACTTATCTAAAACTTCAATCATCTTTTCTTGATAGTTTACACCCAACATACTATTATTGGAGCTAAAACTATCAATAGTGATCTTACTGCCTTTCATACCTTCCTGAATTTCAGTAACGCCATCTTGCTCATATCCTAAAATAGTAACACCCATAAAAGTAAAAGAGTCAATAGACAAATAATCTTCTTCACCATTCCAAGACATTTCGTTAACAGCAATTTCAACAGAACACTTGCAAGTTCTGCGTCTCTCTAAAATTTCAGCAGCCCTAGAATATTCAGTAAAAATATGTCCATTAACATGCAAATATGTTTTACCCTCTTCTTTATCATATTCTAAATATGGCTCTTCAAGTTGGCTGATAACACCAACAGGACGTTCTAGGTATTCAATTTCGCCATCTTCATTAAATTCAATGTCATGGCTGTGAAATTCATAAGTTCCTTCATCTGTTTTAATGATGTTTGCCAGAATAGGTCTACCCTTAAAAGATGACATATTTGTCTTCATTACGTCTTCAGAAATACATGATTGATTTCTATTTACGCCGATATGACAAGACTTAAGACTCACAGGCATTAAACCGTCTTTGCTATTATCTGACACCTCAAAAGTTTCAACAGATTGTACAATGAGTGGTTTGTTACCGTGCTCCTTAGAACTAAAACGTGCAAAATTATTTTGCTTACAAAAAGTCGCAAGATCATCAATTGTATAAAAAGTTCTTGGCATATTACCTCCTCCTTTCTATCAGTTTTATATATGCAATCCCAATATGGGAATTACAAATGTAAGTTATTTGTGAAGTGTAATTTCTTCACATCGAACATATCAAAAGAAAATTTATCTGGCGTTTCATTCACAAAAGTATAGGTTCCAGCTATAGCGGAAACTAATCTAAACTTATATGCAATCATTTTATTTGCAATAGCTTCATCTTTTGTAACAATAAACTTTTTATCATTCATAAATTTCCGCCTCCTTATTTCTTATCTCTAGTTTTTTGTCCCTCATCAGACAAATCATCAGGATTTTCGGTTTTTGCTCTTCCATCAGAACCATCGCCATTTTCAGACATGTCTCCATTTTGAACATTACTAGATACAAGAGGATTTGCCCAAGATGTAGTTCCCATTCCGAGAGCTTCTTCCATAAATGACATACCACGTTCCTTGGTTGGATTGGCATTTAACAAGGATGCCAATTCGAGTTTGACAGGAACGCCATATTGTGCAACCTTAAGTAGCTTATCAATTCTATCGTCTACAAAATATGGTGATACGTCACTATATTCAACAATCATACCTGTTTCGCCAAGGTGATTGAGGATCCACAAGTTGACCCATGCATTGATTTGTTCTACTGGAGCCATAGCATCCATAGAATCAAACTGTAAAGCTTTATTAAAACTTGCACTATTAGTAATTTTATTCTGATTTAAAACAATACCGCCATTGGCATTAATAATATTTTCGTATGCTTCAGAAATAATATTAACATCATTAGCATTGTTGCTATTGAAATCAATTGCCTCTAATTTCATCGGAGACATAGCAATAGCAATATTATCAGGTAGCGCTGCCTGTAGCTTCTGGAAGAACTTATTGGCAAGCTCTAAGTCAATCTCAAAATCATCAACATCTTTTGTACCAGAAATAGTATCAATTTTTGCATAAATCAATTTATATGCTTCAAGCTCATCTTTTAAGTCTTGGACGGCCTGTAAGTCGGCAAGACTGATGATACTATCAAACAGTCCGCTTAACGGAGGAATCGGATAGTCAAGCATGTCTAGATTTATTTTTAAGCAAAAAGTGTTTTCAATAGGCAACTCTGCCCATCTTTGCGTATTATCGCCCTTATATTTATTATAGAGCTTTTTAAAAATTGGATCATAAATATCCAAATAGTAAGAATTCGTACCAGAGTCAAAATAACTAAAGTCGAAAGCAAAATTCAGAACGCCTCTATAATATTGCTGACTAGAAATTTTACAATAGTCAGGATCTAAGAGATGGATAAAAAATTCTCCATCATTCTCAGGGTCTCCATAGCAGAAACCATACACAACATCATTCTTCCAAGCCTGTAGCATACATTTTAAAATCTGATTTTTCATATCCATATTACGAACATATTTTGTAACTTGTTCATAATTGGAAAGTATGCTTTCCAAATCTGGCTCTTCTGTCAAAGGAACATCTGGATAAACCGTCCATGACTTTAACTGTATTTGATATGCTTTAAAATTAATTAGTCTTCTATATACATGAGAAACAGTATATAAATAGTTACTTAATTTTCTTAAATTCTTTTGGTTGCCTTCTGCTGCAGGGTTTTGTAAATATGAGCGTAAACTTTCTCTTGAATAAGTAGTATATGTGATACTTTTATTTTGAGTTAAGTCAATTAATGCCAGTGCATCTTTGACGGCGGCATATGCGGCTTTATTACGTTCATCTCTACGTAAAAACTCTATTCTTTCTTTTTCAGTTAATTGTTTTTTTTCTGCCACAAAAACTCACCGCCTTTCTCAACCAAATAGTTTATTTAGTGGCCTGCCTCCACTTACTGGAAGCATATTTATTAAATCTATTGCATTTGGTTTTTTACGAGCACGTACGCTTTCCAAACGCTTTTCCGATAACCACCACGCACAAAGAGCCATTGTATATGAGCGGTCATCATGTAATTTATTAGCTTTCTCTGGTGTAATTTCAAAAGAGTCTTTACCCGACTCTCTTTTTTTACGAACCATATTAACCATTTCCTCTTTCATTGCATCAATATTTGCTAATGCAATTTCTTGGAATTGATCAAGCTTAACAACTTTAGTTTTTACACAAGATGCCTGAGATAATCCTTCCTCAAGTTTCTTTGCAAATTCTTCACCTGTAAAACCTTTTGTTTTAAGGTCTTCACTAATACGCTGTTTTTCCTTTTCTAACTTTTTCTCATCCGCCTCAAACACAGTAAGATAACCTTTATTGTCATAGTCAGAAGTAAAACTAATTACATCAATATCAAGCATTTCAATTAATGCTTCATAAATAATAGACTTATACTGAGTAGGAGACACAAGTTTTAATTTATTAATTGCATTAGGATAACGACTAGCATATTCTTCGCTATATTCTTTATCAATAAGTCCACGGTGCATTTTACCTTTTTGGTCATACCAATCTTCCATTAAGAAGTCGGCGATATTAACACCGCCACCACCAGAACCAGCATCAATTAAAACACATTCTATATTTTCATAATCAGGTGCATCACCATTATAATCTAATATTAATTGTTTTAAATATTGAATTTGGTCGGGTGTTCTCATAGGGCTTTTAATTTTTTTACCTACATCAAGTAAGTTTACACAATTTACAATACGGCCTTTATATTCTCCACTTTCAGTTTGATAAATTTCCATAACAAGAATTACAGAATTATCTCTACTTCTAGCTGGGTCATATGCAAGAATAAACTTCTTTTTGCCAGTATCATTATATAGTAGTGGGGCACGAGTTTCACTATTTCTAGCAATAACACCACGCCTAATAATCGCATTCATGCCAGCGTCAGAAGTAAATTCGCAGTAATATTCTCTGCGTGCTTTTTCTGGATTTGTTCTAATAGCTGTTTCAATATCACTCTTTTTTAATAGTGCGTTAACAACTTCACCACGAATAGTTGGTTTCAAAACAACATCACAACTAACCTGAATCACACAATAATCTCTATCACCCATCAATTGACGCTTAGCAAATTCTCTATAAAGTCTATAATATTTAGTGTCAGTACTAGATGCAGAACTGATATAAAATTTCTGGTTTGGGATATTTGTAGCAAATGTTCTAAGTCTAACAGTATCAATCATTTTACCATTGCGATCTTTACCTGACACGAATCCTTTGTTTACAGCGGCAAATGCACCATAAACTTCAAGCATTTCTTCAGACAAAAAACCACACTCGTCAAAAACGACACTACCACGCATACCACGCTTCTTGTCGATGTTGGAGTTTAGCGTCTGAGTAAAAGACCCATTATATAGACTATACTTAAAGCCATTACTGCCGTGACTAAATCCATCACCAGCAGCATTATTAATTTCTACTTCATTTTTGAAAATATATCCAGTAGAATTTCTCATTTCATCAATACCGTCATTAGCCAAACGTTCTAATGTCATAAACGTTTGTTCAGCCTGTGAACCAGAACCACTAGCAATATAAGTCCAAACATTACAGAATAGCATATCTTTAGCCATTAGAATTAAGTCAATAACAGTAGACTTACCAAATGCACGAGATGCCAATACAAGAACATTGGGACAATTCCAAGTTCTCTGAACAATGTATGCCTGCGCATCCAATAATGTAATATTAAAAAAATCTTCAATAAACCTAACAGGATTGCATTGATAATATTTTTGAATCTTTGCAATATGCACTAAAGACTCCAACTTCCTATCAGACATTGCATAAACAGTTGGTTTTACATATATATAAGTATCATCATCAAAAATTGACATTAAATCTTCATCTGTAATATCATCAAGAATCTTAAACTTAAAATCACTCATCTGTTTCACTCTCCTCATTATCTTGAGATACAGTTTCTCCAAATGGTGAGAATAAATCTTTTAAGTTTTGCAGGCTATCTTTGTTTAATATATTATGCTCTTCTAGTGTATCCCTCAAATCAAGATTTTCCCTTAGAAGAATTCTATTAATTTCTTTATAAACATCTCTTTCTCTCTGCGTATCAACCAAAAGTTTACGTTGATCCGCAACAACTTCTGACCACTCAGACTCATCTAATGCCAACGCCTTCATGATAGATATGTCACTAATTTCAAGAGCCTGTTGCATTCCACGACATGTTCCTATATCAAAACCATTAACTTCGGCATCTCTTAAGTCCATATCTTTAAGTTTCTTGATTTTACCAGTCCAAGTATTTTCACCTTTGCTGGCATTTTTATTATGCTTTAAACTTAAACATGATTGCTCCGCTAATTGTGAAATAGTAGCACTAAGATTCTTCTTTGCGTCCAAAAGCGTTTTCATCTCTGCAGGATTTGAACTACTATTTGCCATAACTTTTGCCAGTTTATCATCAAGTTTAGCTTGCTGTAAAAAGCCACGAACAATAGTAATAGCAGAAGATGTACGCATCATATCTTCGTTGCCATCTCCGCCTGCATCAAGATATCCAATTAACTGGGAGTAGAGTAATGGCTGATCTTCAATCTTTTCACCTTCAAATGGATCATAACCAAGAAGTCTAATAACGCTGTTTCTATTTTTTTCAAACTCTCCATCAACTTCTTGACTTAGCAACAATGTCTGCGCTGCTTCTTTATTGCCTGTTTCTAATGCAGCAACTTGTTTAGCATCTTCAATATATGTATTAAATATGTCACCATCACGCCAACGTAATCCTCGATACTGGACCATACCAACATTCTTTATATATGCGTCCCATATTGTTGTTCTGCGTTTTTGACTTGTATCATCAGCCCATTCAGCATAACTGGAATCCCACAATCTTTCCAAAAACGGTCGATCTATATATTCCAATGCATCCATAACTGTTTTTTTAGTACATGCTCCAAATTCCTGTCTGTTTTCATCCCAAGCCAGTGCAATTTTTCTTACACAGTCTTTGCAGATTGATGTAATTCCAGTTAAAACTCTTGGGTCAGTAGACATGTAAAATTCACTTTTTTTCTTTTCTTTCAAGCAATGTGGACACAAATATTTTCTGTCATCAACAATAGTCTTTTTAGTGGAAGTAGTTTTTTTACCAGCACTTCTTGCCATTTACTCTACCTCCTTCCTTGTATTCTAAAATAAAAAAAGAAGCCCATTACAGGACTTCATCTGCAGCCTTAGCTTCTGCAATCTCCTTATTGATACGGGCAAGCTCTCTCTGGAACACTTCATCATTCTTGAAGACCAGAACAGTTTTATCAGCGTTTGCTCTGTCAGGTTTTACATCGATGACCTGAGCTCCTGCTTTAAGAAGTGCTCTACCAACACCCATATTAAAGATGAGCTTAGCCTCTTTATTAAAATTCTTATTGGTTTCCATAATTATTTCTCCTTGTATTTTTATTATTTATAAAATAAAAAGAGTAGGGGAGTGAACCCCTACTCAATTTGGCGAAGAATATCCACGCCGCTCGGTGGACCTGGAAAGTGCTTTCCACACACAATCAGCCCTAACGTTTCGCACTTAACGGTGGCGGAACACCTATATTAACCGCCCTAGCCTGAGAAACTAAACGGTAATTAATTTAATATAAACTTTTCTGTTCCAGTGCAGCCATACTTCTCATCAAATACAAACATCTTACATGCTGCCTTAGAACTCAAACCTAATTTATAAAAAGCATAAGGGTCAGTACCTTGGAAAGATGGGCACATTAATACCTCGGTATCATGACTATCATGTTCATTACCAGGGATAACTTTGCCATTATGCCAATGTCCAACAATTACATAATCAATTAATTTTCTGTGAGTTGCGCTCAAATCCTTAAGTGCTGTATCAAGATTCTTGATTGTATGTCCATGTGTAGCTAATACATTAAAATTAAAAATAGGTATTTCAATAAAATCATATTTATTGTTTAAATACACAACAACTCTATTATTTGATGTCAACATATCACAAATATAATTACCAATAACATATTCCATATCCTCACATGCCAACTCACTTGCCTTACTACCAAGTGGGCGAGTTTGACTATGGTTGGATGTTGGAACATGGTAATATTCTACATAGCAATACGCAGACAGCTGATTTAAGAAACAAGCAATCATTCTTGCAACCATAACGGTGGCCTCTACAACAGATGTCTCATTTAACTTCAAATCAGTTAAACGCAGAATACCTTGCACACTATCACCAAGACCAACAACCTTTAGATTTACAATATCATGATTTTGCACATAGCTAACAACATCATTTAGTAGCTTATTAAATCTCTCTTCACAAATATCAAGAGAGTATGTATTTGTAGGTACTTCAAACTTTGCACCAGCTTGAATATCTGCTAAGCATAATAAATACTCCTTGTTTCCGACAAGATGTAGAGTTCTATTTGCAACAATTTCTGGCATTGGCAGAGTTTCAATAGCATTTCTTACATTCTCGTAAAATAACTCGGATCTACTTTCCTGTCTTGAATTGCGATGTATCTCTATCTTGGTAGCATTTAGCTTATGTCTTTCCTTTTCTAGCTTTTGTGTAGCTTCCATGACTTCGTTCAAATATGCGCTATCGCCAACAAGCTTATCCACATTAGCGTTAAAAATTTTATTAAATGCCGCCCACTCTTTTCTATACGCCGTATCGCCTTTATTGCACCCAAATTCTTTATTAAAAATTTCAGCCATTTGCGGCCAAGTAAAACCAAGACTATCCTTCATGCTGCATACACGATAGAAATACTGATCCTGAGTTTCATTTTCCATTCTCTTTAAACTATCAACCATAAATATTACCCCTTCTTTTTCTTTTTATAACCCTTTGGTTTTTTATATAATTTCAATCTCACAGATTGCTTAAATACCGCAGAGGGGATAACTTTCTCTGGACTAATAACAACTTCTCCAGTGCGAGGATCTTTTGCCTCACCTTTTGGTTTGCGAGTTCCTTTTAATACAACTCCTGGAGCTATGTGGAATTCACTATCTGCCCCAAATTCAGCTGTTTCAAAATGTTCTATTATAATATCTGACAATGCATTTACCATTTCTTTTACATTGCACTTAAAGAATCCAGTTCTTGCAGCTATTTCTTCTACAAGCTCTGGTTTTTTCATTATTCGTTCCATCTTTTTGCCCCCTTGTGTTGTTAATTTATTAATATTGCCTTGTTCAATTTGCACAACAAGTTCTATCATTTTATGAAAATTCAATTCAAAATTTTTACAATGTCAAAAACACTAGAGAATTCCTAGTGTTTTTAACATTAATTTTGTATTGTAAGTTTTAAGGCAAGCGTCTTAATTTTTATGTTGCTCATAGTATCTAGCATTTCTCACTGCTTTTAGTTCCTTATTTCGTACGTCTTGACATGTTCCGCACCTACAAGTTTTAGTATTTAACACGCCAATCACAAGATCTTCACCACAATCAACACACTTAATTGCCTTAAATTCACTAGATTCTTCTTTTTTCCCACATTCTTTACAATACAATCTACCGGGAGAGTTCTTATGCATCTTAAATAACTTGCCGCAACCCTTACAGTACTTATATCCACCATTCTTATAATTCAGATACGCATACGCAAGCTCTTTATAATCATCTTCACTAAGTTCGAAAACTGGTTCACTATCATTGTCTACAAAACCAACAATTTTTAAATTGGTTCCAACAAACATGTGCTCAACTAAAATTCCTTCTTGGTAAGCAAAATGCAAATAGCTTGCTCTTTCTTTACATGGAATTGCCACTCTAGCAAGTTTGAACAAGTCACCAATAGATATATACATTCTATTATTGTTATCATCAGATACATTGTTGTAATATTTGGCAATAGCTAAAAGCACAAATGCAATTTTTTCTTTCCTAATATCGTTCAAGCTGACTATTTTATCAATTTCAGATTTAGTAATTACAACCGGATCAACACTTCTAAACTTATATTTCTTGGCGCTTGCAATGTTTCTATAAATAATCTTAAAATATTTCTCTTCATAAAAATCACTGCAATTTTTAGTCATGTAAGCTAGAATGGCATCATAATTATCTTCTTTATCCATCTCAAGAACATGATGATTATATCTTGCCAAGTCTCTAATAGTATCTTCAGGGTTATCTTGATTAACATAACCAACTAACATTTTATTCTCAATATCTTTTCTATCATCAAATTTAAAATTAATCATCCACTTCACCTCCCGCAACAACATCTTTCATACTAAATTTAATTCCACCGTAACTAAATTCCCCATTGTCGTCTTGCTCAGGATAGCGATATAAACCAGATTTCTTTACAAGCTTGTCAACAATGATATCACCGCACAAATTCCAAACAATATTAACATCAACACCATCTCGATAGCAAATATCAAGTAAAATCTCACAAAGAACTTGTTCATTTGGACAGATGGAAAAACAATTTTCCTCTAAATCTGCGTTTAATTTAATAATTTGATCCATTGTGCTTTCTTCCATATCCTCATGGTCAACAAACTTTTTCTTGTTTATCTCGCGCTTTTTCTGCTTATAAGCTTCACATTTTAACTTGATAAGCTCATAATATTCCAATGGGTATTCCACGCCACTTTTATAAATAGAATGGTCAAATTTCACATTTTCAAAGAGATCAACACCATCAAATTCATCCTCAATAGCCCAGCAAATTCGGTTCATGGTTGATGGAGAGACGTCTAGAGGCAGCCGTTTTTTGTAAAATTCTAAGATTTTTTGCTCATTTTCGGGCAAATTTCCATCATTTTTAAGTAAATCTCGTATATTTTTACCTGTTATACTCTGAATATGTTCATCTGTATCACGCACAAAAGTGTCATATTCTTGCTTTAAAGTAGTGTAATTATAGCCGAAAAAGTAAGGTTTTTTGGCCGCGCAAAGCCTCTGATTGAGTATTTTTTGGGCCTTAATCTCCTCAGAATCATCATTTTTTATGATATTTTCACTAAAAATGTACCAACTTTTAGGCATTGGATTGGGCAAAATTCCCTTGGCTTTGTCGATTTCTTCTTGCTGCAGCGCCTGTCCACACTGGGTTCTATACCTTAAAATCTCATACTCAACGCTTCCTGGCTCATAATTTGCCATCAAAGATGTAATCGCAGTAATTCTATTAGTAATACTACCAATTTTACTACCAAATCCATTCTTGTTTGCCTTGATAACGTCTTCCTCTGTAACAACTTTCTTTGAAGCATTATACTGAATGCAGTTTAGCGCAGGCAAGTTCTTTTGATTCTTAAGCAGAGGAGGGCTATTAGTCGTAAATAGTAGATCTCCATCAAAATCAAAACCATTTAAAGCCATTGGCATAGTGTCCCAAGCATTTACAACTGCAACAGTATCCATATATTTAAACCAATACTCCACTTTATCATCATAGCAAATGTCCTGAGAGACCAAAGAATGTTCATTTGACATTGGTGCTCTTGCACACATGACACGCTGAACACCGCTGTCCTTCCAGTATTTACTGTAAATTTCACCCGCTTTTAGTAAACCATGTATCTCTAAACCGAACATGCTTTCACATAAAGCATATATGTCTCCAGAGATGATTTGGAAGTTACCACACACATCAAGCACACCAATTTTGGCTTCTCTGATACGTTTATTAATCATTTTTTTGATTCTATTACGGATATACGGGTCTTTTATGGTGTCAGAATTGGCCATCAATGCTCTTGCGGCGGCATCTGTGTACTGAATGTTCTCTGCTTTTAAGTTTTTGCCACATAAATAAACAATACTTTTTCTAGGGTCTAAGCCTATAGTATCCTTAATTTCATTCACAGTAGTGGAGATAAGATCCTGGATATCATCATTTGATAAGTCCAAAGACTGAATAAATTGATAATTTAACTGTCTAACGTTATCAACTTCATGCGGTGCAGTCTTCGCAACTCTGATAGTATACTTGTTTTCTAAGCACTTATTATAGTAATCTTCCCAAGAACTATAACAGCTCCAAAGCTTTAACTGACTTTCTGTAATAATCAATTCAGAGTCTCTGATATCTCTTTTCTGGCCCCAAATATCCGTAATAAAATACTTTTCAGGACAGTCGTCTGATGCGCCAACAACTTCTTCTGCAAATTTTATATAATCAAAAGTGAATGTCATACCCTTGGTCCAAGCGCAACGAAGATTGCATCCACTCATTGTATGCTCATAATCATCATTAAGTTCACCATTCCATCTCCTTGATAGAGAAGGGAGCATCATAGAGCAGCCATCAGAACAGTCATTTCTAACTAGTTGGTTTGAAACAAACTGAACAATTGGTTCTTGTGAACGATCACTGTCGTCAATATTAATCAAATCTGCATAAAATTCTGTAAATGCATCTCTTATAACTATAACTCCACCTGGAATTGGGGCATATTTATCCTTTGGCCAACTTACTTCAAGAGATCCACTGGCTGCAAGCGCCTCATATGCTCCTAATTTTGCAGGCACAAGTTTCACTTCATTATTTTTCCCGTTTTCAATACGTTTCTTTAATTCTGGATGCAGTTTCTCACTAACATATACAACCGTAGATGTTTTAACACCACCAGTTGTACACAGTAGGCGCAAATACTTGATCCCATTAACATAAAATCCTTGATTTGCACGATCATAATCTGATTTTTTATCCATTATAACGCACAGATAATCTTCTTTAAATTGAAGCCTATATAATTGCTTATATAAATTTGCAATTTTAGTCTTATTTTCACGGCTAATAGATTGTTTTTTTATTTCTTTAATCTGACGCTTAATTTCTTTTGCCTGCACATCATAATCTTCTGTTCCATTCAATTCATTAATCCAAGATAAAATCTGTGAATCTGCTAGGGCAACGACAAGCCCAGTTGTATTTCTAGCTCTGTTTAGCGGCAAAGTTAAATTCCAATCATTTTTTCGCAATAGAGTAGAGTTTATCTTAAACACGTATTGTTGTAATTTCTTTTGCTTCGCCAACAAACATCACCGCCTTTATATTTTTATTTTTCTTGCTTCTTTTCTGGTTTATAAATCTTTCCGTCTTGATAAAATTTATAACCATTTGTCTTCATATCCTTCATAATTTCAGGCGGATAAAGACATGTTTCATCTTTGCACACACAAATTACTTCGCCATCACGACGCACCTCAATTGAGCCACTCATTAATCATCACACCAATCATCTGCATCATCTTGTCCAACAAACGGACTGTTAAACACATTTCTCTTGCCAACAATCCACTTATTATATGCTTCGACAAACATTTCTTTCGTCATCACACATCTATATGTACTCTCACACCCCTCTGGAACATATTCCTTGTCTGGAATGTAAATACCATTCTTGTCAACATAGGGCTCTTGCCGAATATAACGTCCACTCATTTTATTTACTCCTTTTATTTTAATATTCAGTGCATTCTGTATTAATATCTTCAATAACAAACGGGTTTTTTACTCCAGTACAAACATATTTCCCTGGCGCGCACTTAAAAAAATCTTTAACTGCACAGTTGCAATCCTTGCATTTCATTTTACCATCCGAAATCTCATCAGATGCATAAAAGGCCATCCACTTATCGCGGTTTGCTTCCGCTTCATCTTTATAACGATAACAGTTGCCAATCTTATAATATGTTCTATAAGGTGTACTTTCTTCATCCCAATACTTAAACATAACCTTGCCATCAAACGAGACGACAAAAAATAGTTCATTGTCTTTTGGTTTCCAAGGCTTACGTTTAATAGTTAAAGAACCTTTTAACAAGTTATGGAATACAGACTCTGCCCAATATGGAGTTAATATATAAGCGTCTGTATTTATAATACGAAATCCATTCTCCGAAAAAACTGCGGTTGCTTTAACAGATGAAGGTGACGGGAACTCAATCTCAAATTCTTCATCAAACTCAACGCCAAGCATTTTTGCGACTTCTGCCATATAATTTGCCATGTCTATATCTCCTTTCAGGTGCCATCATACGGTTATAAAACAAAATCATTTTAATTACACCTCAATCCCACAAATTATAAAAATACTCCGAAAACAATTTAAAGAACTCATCCTTATGTTTGTCCAAAATTTCATATATAGTTTTATTACTTGCAGACCAGTCGTCAGGAACATCTTTTTCAAGCTCCTCCGTCACATGTTCTTCGTCCATGTAATACAAATGATAAAGCATTTCATCAATGATTGTTTCCCACTCTTCATTGGTCATTGTTCCAACATAACCAACATGGGTCTTTCTATATTCAGTAAGGATTTTAGTATAGCGCTCAATAAACTTTGCAAAAGTTTCAAAAGTATCTACGCTATCATAGCCCTTAAACATTCTTTGAAAACCGTAACGCACTTCCCAATAGGCATCTCTTATTTTATGTCTAGTTCTATAAAATACAGTAGTAATAACATCCAAAATCTTTTCGTGCCATTTCATTTTCTTTGATGCGCACCAATCAGAAAAGTCAAAAGTAAAATATTCTGCGTTTTCAATCACATCTCTTCCGACTTTTGCTGTTGTGGTATGAAATTTTCTAGTAGAAACAACATTTGATCTAAGCTCGTCTATAAAATCCTTCATTTTATTTCCCTCACTGTATAAATCTTTCCTTCTTGACCAATGATTTCATATTGATCTAAAAACTCATTCGTTGATACTTCGTCAGAGATTGTGACTTTATAGTGTGTTTCATACTCACTTGGAATTATATTGTTTGCAATAGGCAGTCCAAATATTGTGCCCAAAACAAGACCAACAATTGCTCCAACAACAATGTCTTCAATTCCGACATAACGAACATTCATAATTGATATTAAAACCATAATAACAGTAACAACAATAATAATCCCAACATATATATACCAATTAAATTCATACGCCACCACAACTTCATTCGTTGCTAAAATTTCTACGCCAATCAATATTATCTTCCTCCATTTTTATGCCACAATACGGACAATACTTCCAAAAATTTGCTCCAAGTGTTTCACTCCATTCAACATATGAACCGCATTCAGAGCACGCTTTAAATTGTCCTTCCCACATCCATCTTCCATGTGCGGCCTTAGTGTAATACTGACAATCCTCTACAGAGTACTCAAAATCATCATATAGCATTTCTCCATGGCGAATCCATGCGGCGCAAGCTTGTTCGTGCATACAAGTTTTACAGTTTGCCATCAAATATCACCAAGCTCTCGTTTCTTTTCATTCAGACGATCCTGAAAATATGAACGCAAGCACTTGAGAAATTCCACATCAACAGGAATGTCTTCACCAGAGACTCTATTATCTCTAAATAGAATTACATGTGCCTTAGGTTCCTCCCAATTCTTAAGCTTTCCGTTAATAAAACGAATAAAACTTTTAATTGGTGTACCTCTATCTTCTTCATATACAATTGTAGAGTCTAGCATAGAAAAGACCTTATTTAGCATCTCAATTTCTTTTTGAATCTCATTTGCTTTATTTAGCTGTTCTACTGTCATTTTTGATCACCTTTCATATATGCACCACAATCTTCACAGTAATTCGGCTTGTATTTTGGAATAAATGCATCACGGCGCTCATAGTTACATTCTGAGCATTTCCAAAACTGTTCTGTCCAGAAACCATCTTGCTCGTTGCCGTGCTGCTTTACTATTCGTTCCCAGATTCCTTGTTTAAGTTCTTCCATTGAGTCACCTCATTTAATTTGCCAATCTTTATATCCAATGTCTTTATATGCCATTTTCTTAGCAAGCTTCGCCATATCTTCGCTCCAGTATTCATCACGAATCTTACATCTACAATCAGCAAAAACAACGCCCATTTCTTCAAGTGTACGCTTTACTCTTGATGCAAGATGTTTGCCAGACATTTCTATATTGTCAGCGCCTCTATGATAGGAGCCCTTTGGTACGGTAAATAGCAATATAATTCCCGTATCTGTGTTGTCAAATCTGTCAATTTGAACACCAAGCTCAGCATAGGCAATTAACATAGCTTGGCCCATCATATTATTGTTCATATTTTACACCTCATCAGTAGGGGAGCCGTGTATGCCAAATAGCCTATTGGTCCACAAACACTCTCTTGCCTTATTAGCCATGTCAACTAGCTCATCAACTAGCTTTTTTAGATCTTCTACATTGCGGCACCCGTCATAGTCACATCCAATTGCCCAGATGAAAAATAACCATTCATCTACACAATCTGGCTCACACATTTTCGTACCTGTTTCTTCATCTGTCCAACGCTTCATATAATACCTCTTATAAATTCTCTTTTGGATAGTAAATAATATCTATACCTTTCTTTTGTGCCTTTCTGATAGTGGACCAGACACCGCCAGATTTATTGCCATCCCAAATAGCAAATAACTTATCACTGTGATCCACCATATACTGATCGCGAGCATCGTCGCAACCTTTATAAAACTGTTCAGACAACTCAACCCATTCGTCTGCGCCTTCCTTTAGCATCTTATACCATGTATTTGATTCGTTATAATTTTTACAAGGAAGTATACAATGCAGCTTTACCAAATGGCCTTCATCTTTTAGCTCTAGTGCGGCAATGCCGTATGCAATATCACATCCATTTGCCATGCCACAATAAACATCCGTTATATCATTTTCTTCAATTTTTAGTTTTAGCCAATCAATCATACGACCCCAGGATTCTGTTGCATATGTATCTTTGGCATACCCTAATCTTTCAGGTCTATGTCCTGTTAGCGCTACACCTAACATATTTTCACCCCTTATGTTGTCAACCCAATACTTGCTATTCTAAAATCAGTAATCTTACCGTCTTCCGTCATGTCATTTACAATAATTTCCGCACCGCTATGGAAGATAACTCCGTCTACCGTCAGCTTACAGATTTGGTTATCTAGATCCAAGGTGACAATATGAGAATCTCCTGTAGTCGCGCCAACAACCACTGCATCGGTTTCGGTATCTTTTTTATAGAGTATAGGAAGATATTTATTAAGATTGCTCACAGCTTTTTCTACCGCTTCTTCTGTATAAATAATTCCGTTACAATCTGGCTTGTTAATAGGAATAGGGATTGTAAATTTTACTTTTGTGTTTTCAACTCTCATATAAAATCCTCCTCATCAAAACTGAACCACTCACCAATTTGTTTTGGGTTAGGATTAATATAATGGCTACTTTGGATTCGTGTGGTGCCGCAACATTTACAGATAACTCTGTGATTTTTGTCCTCATTGATTACATCACAACGTTCAATCTCCCAAGGCTGGTGGCAAAATCCGTAGTTTGGTTTGATATAACCGCAGGCGTTGCACTTAATCTTAAATAGTTTAAATAATACCCACTGGAGCTTGGCTAGTCTATATGGCTCAAATTTAATTTCCCATAGTAAAAATTTCATATATTACCTCTTAAACATTTTTGATCCACACTCAGGACAATATTTTTCTTTTCCTTTGTGTGGTTTAGAGTCTGACCAGTTGCCGCAATTAGAGCATTTAAATTCGCACCAATGGTCATATACCCATTCGGCTTCCCACTTATCAAGCACTCCATCACCTAGTACTACATATCTTTCTACAAAAATTAGCTTAGACCAAGGATCATCAACTACAATTTCATTTCTCAGTTTATCTTCTAATTCTTCTGACACCCAGTCATATCCCTGAACAGGAAATGGTTTGTCGTTAAAACCTTGCAGCTGAGGTGGTTGGATATATGGTTTAATTTCTCTTTTATAAATTTTCATAATTACCTCTTAAAATATGAATTTTTATGTGTTTGATCATCTTCGTCAAGATAATCAATAGCTCTTTGCCATGATTCGTAGTCTTCTTTCATACATTCATAATGGATGTCTGCGGTTATGCCATCAAACGGTTCATTGACCCAGTATTCTCTGTCATTATCTTCCCACATTTTGCAAAAGTCCATCAAAGGAATATAATCTTCTTCAATACCAAGAACTTCAAAGGCTGCTTCCAAAGCCGATTCGCAGTAATTATAAATATAAAGTTCGCCATCATCAAACATGGTGGGATGGTGGAACTGTGAAATCATTTTAAAGATTGCTCTTTTAGCGTCTAATAATTTTCTGTCCATAATACTACCTCTTAAAAGTTTGTTTTTATGTTGTCAAGTCTTCTTTAATTGTGAACACGATGCCACCACGATTTTTATTGTTCGGGTCATCCACATCGGCATTCATACATACATCGTGAATGTCCAAAAATGCAACCATTGGTTTTTTATAATCACAAACCAAAAAATCCATTTGTGCATTTGGCTTAAGATTGTCTTTTAACAATTTAATAAATTCGTTTCTTGTCATATGACCACCATTTAAAATTTTATTTTTATTTGCTCTTTGCTACTTTTTCTGCTTCTTCACGAGTTAAGAAAATCTTCTTGCCAAACTCATAAATATCATTTGGTTTAAATGTGTCCCACACTACCTTGTATTCTGGAGGGTCAGGCCAATCAACAGAAAGGTCTGGAACAACTCTATAAATTCTATCTCCAATCTTACAAGGAAGAATTAGTAATCTACCTTGTTCTTCTAAGTCTTCATAATGACCAAGCTTATCAATTGCCGCTCCTTCATAAATAGTAAAAGCATTCTTAAAGTCTTCATCAAAACAAGTTACTGTATGAACTGCCATACAATCATCAATTTGATATGTATCATCAGGTGCTTTCCATGTAAATCTATCCATAACTACCTCATAAAATTCGTATTTTATTATGCATCCATACGAGCGCCGCAGCTGGGGCAGTAGTTCCAATTCCCAGTTTTATAGATTATGTTGCAGAAGTCCGTTCCACACACAGAACAAACATCTCCGTCACCATCATCAGCCAAAACCCAATGTCCATGCACCACTTCCCTAACATCAACTCGGTCTCCACGAAGAAGAACGAATGTTTCTCCAAACTGAAGCTTGACTTCTGGTACACCGTTTTCATCAACAAGTATATGATGTAGCCGAATTTCATCTACTGGAACATTATTTGTAGACGGCGCAATTCTAACTTCGCCTCTGATAATACCGTAAGCATAATGCTCTGCGCCGTTAGAGTGGGCGAGATAATAATCTACGATGCCTTCTAAATATTTACGCGAAATATACTCTTCCATTTTTTTTAATCCTCCGTAAATGCCCAAGTGAATGTTTCCTTGATATCTCTGTAATGTACGTCAATAATCTCATAGCCCTGATGCCTATATTCTCTAAAATACTTCAAAGCAACCCAAAGAGTATTGCATTGAAATGATTTTTCATAGTGGCCTTTGAAGGGGTAGTGGGCTGCTAAGATTTCATATTTGTTTCCCATGTTAATTCTCCTTAATGCTCGTTAAAACATTTGCGCAAGCATTTTCTGCTGAGTTGATGTAGTCGATGATTTCATTGATCTTATCAATAATGTCATCTCTGGTTGGACACTCATACCAATGATAACCATCATCAGAAGTCTTATATTTGTTTAGCTTTTCAATCTGCATATTATTGTCCTTTCTTGTGTGAGCCCATGAGAGCCTATGTGAGCGCTTTTTATTTTAGTCGATAAGCGTGTCAAGAAAATATTCATCATGGCATACAACGCCACCATGGGGCTCATAGTTATATTTTTGTTCTTTATATAGAATACAAATTGAATGGTGCCAATATGTTGATGTGTGCTGATATTTAAATTCAACGATTGAGGCACCTTGGTGCTCGCTTATCCATTGGTTGAATTGATCATCTGCGCTGTTGAATTGTGTGCCAAAAAAGATTTTGGATTGGACATCCATTGTTGTCACCTCATTAATTTTGTATTGTTTGTTATAGATCTAGATTTAGCCACCAAGAATATAGCGCCAAACCAATCCATTCAATGATGCTGATCCAAACTGGGATAAATACTGTGCCCCATGACCAATCTACTGCGCCAGTCCATTTTAGAATAATAAAAACTAGTAATATATCAAGCATGTTACTGTTTCACCTCTATATTAATTTTGTATTGTAATTTATCTGAAACTATTATAACATATATTTCCCATTTGTCAAGTGGTATATATGTCAAGTGTATTATACAATTAAGATAATTATATATTATATATATAAATTATTATATATAAAGTAAATATATATAAGATACGAGGAATGCGTCAGCATTGCGAGTATCTAACTTAGTATTATAAATATATATTAGTATTATATAAGTGCACTATGCACTTGACACTCAGTTGCATAATGCAATTGACAATGCACTTCACATTAGATTTAAAAGGTTGCCTACGGCTTCTGGTTTATAGGTGAGATAGCGGCGCTGTTTTGAACCTACATATTCTTTTTCTTTGGAGATTAGACCTGCTGTGACAAGGCGATCTATTGAGCGCTGAATAGTGCCTGGGTCTGACAGGAATAATTTGCTGAGCTCTTTATTTGACATGAAGAGTTTGCGGTCAGCTTCATAGAATGATTTGGTGAGACATAAAATTGCTCCATCTAGAAGTGTTAGACGCGGATTTGGAAGTAAGTCGTTGTGTTTGTTTAATGCGTGCATGATAGATGAGTGGATTTGAAAGTTGAACATTGTGCACCTCCTTGGCATTAATTTTGTATTGTGTACATAGTATAATATATATTTTTTAATTTGTCAAGTGTGCAGTGCAATTGGGACTTGAAGTGCATTTTTTCTTGCTGTTATAAGCCTGACGGCGCCTGAGTCAAGGGTATAGTAGTTTATATAGATTAATGTGTTTTAGTTGAAAGTACCCCCCCTATGCGGTTATTTTAGTAATTTATTGTTGGTATTTTGGTAGTTTTGGTGAACATATGCATGATTGCTCATATGTTAATACGAACATTTGTTGGTGTAAGTTGTTGGGTATGCGGATAAATCGTAGTGAATTGTTAGCGTTTTTAGATGTTGATTATGATCAAGATTTAATTGTACGAATTTTTTGGCTATTATATTTATTAGACCTCGTGTGGGGAATTGGTTGTTTTTAGTAGGGAATTGCTGTGGGTTGCCCGAGGTTTTGGTTACTAATAAAAAAGTACTATTATTTAATAGGGATCTGTTGTGGTTTATGTAATGTTGTGTAGATGTTGGTTTTGAGTGATATGTTTATTGTGTGTATTTTGTTCATTTGATATGATTATTAAGTTATTGTTTTGGTGATGGTTCGGTGTGTAGTGGTGTGTTTAGCTTAAATTTTGCAGTCAGTGTGTAAATGAACTACCTTACTAAAAATGGTAAAAAAACACTATATCTTGTGGTTTTATGCACCCCGGTAACACAATATATAGTATATAAAAAACTCGCAAGAAATACATATTTGTTGCATAGAATTGATTTGCATTTTGTGGGGGGTGGTGGTAGTATATAGACAAGCCGAGGGGCAACACCCCAAGGTGAGGCGAGGCAACTCGCCGATGTTCCTTGAAAATCTAGCATTTTTTGGCTTTTCCGTATCGGAAAAATCCACGTGTTTAAAATTTTTTCAGGTGGTACTTTTTCCAATAGCCCTAACAGGCTTAACTATGGGACAGCTATGCCCTAACAGGCAACCTTATGTTAGTTTTTCACCCTTGCCCTAGTTTGGAACGCTAGGTTTGACAAGTAAATGACCGTACGTTTGTACATAAAATGGGAGGCTTTGCAAAGTCGTTTGTACCATGGTCAGCACTGTGCGTGCGTGGTGTGTCATATTGCAACACTGGACACATTACAATAGAGGGGTAACTATACCCACGGACTGAATAGGGCGAGAGGTCAGCAAGTCAGTCCACGCTATGTAATAATAGCTATGTCTGTGGGAGTAATGGTGTAACACCATGAAACGTGTGGGAGGCTACACACGGCAACGGCGAGAGTGCCCAGTTGGGAGAGCCAATGCCCTAGAGGAATCATAACCCCGAGTACCCATAGGGTTACTATATGAACAATGTTTATACAGTAACCACGTGACACTATGGGTCACTTTGTGAGTATAGTATATCTGTGCTCAGAAAGTGGCTCATAAACCACTAAAATAATTGGGTAGTGACCTAACCACTAATAGGAGGTATATTATGTCTAAAGAAATGTCTATCTATGCTGAAGCATTAGCTTCTAACCGTGAGTTCAAGAGCGCACGTATCAACGGCGAAGCCGTTGGAGTAACCAATGCCCGTGTATGGATTTCTGCCGTAAAGGCTCTTCGTATCCCTGCATACGCTATCCGTGTATACAGATATAACCACATGGGTGACGCTGAAACTGTCGCACCTTGTGACCAGTCTGCACTTTACGGTGCATTAAAGCCTGTCATTGACATGGTGGGCGAAGTCAACGGGGCAAAACTCGATGTCCACAACGTGGCAGAGGAAATTATCTCTAATGCCATGAGATTCCGTGTCATTGATATCACCAACGAAATGGCTCACGCTCGTGAGGAATTCCGTCTTGCTCGCAATGCAATGAATGAGGAAGAAACTGAGGAAACTATCGCAGCCTATGACGCAGCAAAGGCTGAGGTGGCTCGCCTTGAGGCACTTCCTGGCAACTGTAAGCGTATCCCTGCAATTCAGGCAGAATCTGCATTTGTCAAGGCTGTTGAGGCTCTTCTTGGTGACGCTATCAACAAACAGGAGGCTAAGTCTGCAGAACAGGTAGCAGCTGAGGAAGAAGCCAAGAAAGCTGACCGTAAGGCTAGAGCTAAGGCTCGTAAGGCCGCAAAGAAAGCAGCAGCCAACGCTTAATCTCAACAGCACAAAATTAATGCGCAGTGAACCTATAACCATGGGGCTTGACCAAGTGTCGAGCCCCTTATTATGGGCTTACTACCCGAATAAATAATCAAGGGGTGACAACTATGTTGCACACATTTCAAACACGCATGAATCAGCTGACCCAGTTTGCACTCATGCTCGCATTAACAGCTGTATCCGTATTTGCCATAATGCTTATGTGTGTGTTCCTGTCGTAACCTCTGAAATGTGAGGTGTTTTGTATGAAAGAACTATATTCATCTAACATCATCTGGTATGACCCAAGTATCAAATCTGCCATTGAGGCACTCAACGAGCAATACCCGAATGCTATCCCTGTATTCGGTGGTGCACTATCAGCAGCCAATTACGTCAATTGTGGTATTCCCGATATGAAGAAGTTCATATCATTCTTAGCAGATGCTGTGCGCTCAGCTGAGTTCTATGGTTGGCATGAGGGTGCAATTGATGTAGTCAAGAGGTTCTGTGACCTATGCTATGTAGACTATGCGCTCATCGAATCATATTTAGGTGTTAGATTAGATTAAACCTATAACCGTGGGTAGGTGTATCCTACCTATCATTATGGGCTTAAGCACAAAATCCATGCCCAAATAGGAGGTAATAAACATGACTTATTTTGAATTTGTCGGCGTTAATTACCAATACAGCGCCACTAATATTGCTAAGGCCAAAAAGGCTTTCGAGAAATCTTGCGAGATATGCGCCAAAACTGGAAAGCATATCAACTGCAACCAGTGCGCAATTGCAAGCACACATAAAGACATAATTTATATACTTAAATAACGTTGCTCGGGTCTATAACGCAAACACGTTGTAGGCCTCATGGAGCGTTATCCTTAAAAGGAAATCACACTAACTAGAGTGTCATCTAGTAAAGAAAATGACACGGCAAAGAGTGAGAGCGGCCAAGGCTCTTAGGCTTGATATGTAGAACAAACATATCCACTATGCCCCGATGCTGACAACGGAAACATAAGTGTTTTTTGGATTGAAATAATACTGGGGCAAATTTGTAATCAACAGCCGATAGGCTTAAAAATAATGGAGGTATTCTTTATGAAGTATAACTGTGTTCTTGTGTTTACCAAAAAGGGAAACCTGATTGATTATCTGAATACGGATAAGGGTTCCCGTAATGTTGCCAACATTGAAAAGGCAAAGGAATATTATGGACAGGAGCGCAATATCCAGTTGGTTGCCTCTGTCCGATGGGAAGAATTTCCTGTGTCTACTCGCAAGGGAATTGTGCAGATGTCTAAGTGTTTCTGTAGGATTAAATGCCCCGTCAATCCTATTCCTGTTAAGGGAGAATTTGAGCTGCCCAGCATGGAGAGCCTGCTGACATTCCTCAAGGCAAACGGATGGGAGTTGAAATACAAAATGCATTCAAATTTCTTTGAATAAAACCTATATACTATGGGCCCAACGGAAATCCCCCGTCCATTGGGCCTATAAATATGGGCTTTACAACCCAAATCAACAATGGAGGTGACGCAAAGTGAAAAAGAACTATGCATGGTTTCAGTCCATCAAGTGGGATGAATCATGCCTTGCTTGTCAAGCGAAACATGGTGGAACTTGTCATAGCAAACAATGCGCTGAACACAACTATGATGAATGGGGCGACCCTATTCCTCTCTATGTCTATCACGCAGACGGAAACACTCTGCAAAAATACCTTGAAAAGAAACGGCAAATGATGGAGAACAAGGCAAATGGAAAAATATGAAATCCGTCATATAGGTGACCATTATGCAGCATACCTAAATGGAGTATTTATCTGCTCTGGCGATAGCCGTTCAGAAATACAAAGGGAACTTGAAAGTGAGGAAAACGCAAATGTACAAGACTAAAAAATGGAACGCTTACATCATGGTAGGCAATCTCAAAATCTATCTGCGCAAAGCGATGACCACAAAGGAAGCACACAAATGGCTTGAAGAACACTGTAACATCATCGACACAGATTATTTTATGTGTGGAACGCAAGTGTTCTGTGAATGTAGATGAGGTAAATGCAAATGTATTATATTCAAGCACCATACACACCTCATCCCATTGAATATCACAAAGGAAAAGTAAAGCGTGTTAAACGTGCACGCAAAGAAGATGTCCCTCAAGAATACCGCAAAAGAAGAAAGCGCATCCTGTCTGAAATAATATGGATGTTCAAAAATAGAATTTCAATCTAATGGAGGCAAGGCAAATGTTTGATCATATTTGTAAAAACTGTCAATATAGCTTCTTTACTGAAGAGGCATATGATGCAGATAAGGATGCCATTGTCTGCCCTGAGTGTGGGCATCATGTAAAAGAGAATTAAGAAAGGAGACAACAGAAATGCATCCTAGAGATTATTGCCCTCGCTACTGTGAAAACGGAAATAAAAAGCAGTATCAGCTCGTCATCATGGATGAAGATGGCATGGCTCGCCGTGTTGGTCGGCTCTATGACTGGAATGAAGTTCAGAAAGCAGCAAAGGAAATTCGTGAACTCTATGCAAAGCATGGTGTGACACAACGTGTAGGTTTTATTGAGGTGTAAGGCAAATGAAAGCTATCTGTGTTAGAAGGTTGTTCAGTGGTATCATCGTCGAAAATGGCGAAGTTGTTGACTATTCCGTAAGAGAAAAGAAGTTCATAGTTCGTGACGCTGTAATGCATCCTACAATGTTCTTCAATCACTTTAAGGTAACTGAGGGATACGACAAGATGAGCTACTCCGACTTTGAATACATTCTGTGTAATTATGTATTCAATATGGCTGTTCTGTTCCCAGAAGAATACAACGGAATTCACAACTTGATTATTCAGGACTGGAATGGAAAAGTCATCATGATTTCTGTGAACAAAAATGAGGATATTATCCGTGTATCCTTTGATAATGCACAAGAGAAATACTCTTCTTATGAGGAGGCTCTTGAGGGAATTAGAAATCACAAATAATAAAGTGGGAGGACAAGGCAAATGAAAATCTTGCTTGCTGCATCATATCTTTTCTTAGCATACATATTTTGGAATTTTAATGTATGTTAAGTTTTACAAAACAACAGAAAGGAAATAAAAATGACTAAAAGCGAACTCAAAAGCGGCATGATTCTTGAGCGCCGTGACGGAAAGAAATTTCTTTTATTCAAGGATATTTTCCCTAACACTAGTAACGCTCATAGAGCTATCTGTATGGACAGCAGCCGCACTTTTATTCGTATGGTTGACTACAGCGACAATCTGTGTTTTCTTTCACAAAAAAGAGAAAATGATATTGTAAAAGTTTGGTTGCCCAGACATTTGGAATACCTCTTTGACGATTCTCCAATTCCTGTGGATGTTGTGTGGGAACGTCCTAAAGAGAAATATACATATGCGCAGCTCAAGGCAATCATTGGGCATGACTTTGACTTTGTTGGATAACATTGCTCGAACACATAACAGAAATGTTGTGTGTTCCATGGAGTGTTATGCACTACTATAAATCAACAAAGGAGATTGACAAAATGAAAGTTACCAAGACTATTAAGGAATACATTGAAAAGAAGGTATACGAAAAGGCAATGAATTCTGATTCCATGTTGGAGTTGGAGCGCAAGGCAAACGAAGCACAGGAACAGTTTGATGCAGACATTAAGGCAGCCGAAGCAAAATGTAAGCCGTTTATTCAGGAGTTGGCTGATAAATATCCGTCTGCCACTTATGTAGAAAGCAAACTTTGTGTTCGCGTTCATGGAATTGGCTCATATATGTTGCCTGAAAATGTGGCATATCGAGAGGCAAGAATTGAAATGAGTAAAAAGGCACACGATGCAGCGCAGGAAATCCTTGTTGAAATGGAACTGGGCGGCACCAAAGCGGAACTCATGGCAAAGCTTGATGCACTGAAATTCTAACCGAAAGGAAACGACAATCATGGTAACCATCAAAATCTATGATGCAATCTATGACACCACAACACTTTACAAAAAGGCAAACACAGATGCACAGCGGGCACTCATTGGTTACATCATCAAGGCAGGCAAAATTCATGACCCCATCTTCGGAGGGGCATTCGCCTTGCTGAAAAACATTGAGCGCTGTTATTCTACTGGAGAAATTTACAAGCTGTATCCTGTAGTTGATGAGGCAACAGAAAAGAAAATTACTCATGTTACTCAGTTGGCACTGGATGGCAAGCTTGATAAGTTTTCAATCAATGAAACGGAACGCAGCCGCACACTTAAATATCTTTGTGAACCGTTCTAAAGGAGGACAAAACTATGAGCGACGAATATGTAACTTCTCATTCTCCCCAGTGGACAACACCTGAAAAGTACATCAAGGCAAAGCTTAAGATTCTGCGCCGTGACTTTTGCATCGAGGCAACGGAAGAAGAACTTGAGCACCTCAAGACGTTGACAACGCAGATTGCAATTGATAACGCAATCCTTGGTATCATCAATCGTCGATGGGATTAACATTGATATTGCTCATCAGCTATGGTGAGCAAGAATGAGTGTTAAACTCAAAAAATAGCAGAAAGGAAATGACACATGAAAACTGTTTATATTGCAGAAGATGGCACTCAATTTGATAACAGACAAAAATGTATTGATTACGAAAATAAACCTTTCATTTATTACATTGAAAATGAGGTTGATGAATTTCGTAGGTCAATCACTAGATATTGCAGCAGTCTTGAAGAAGCAAAAAGAGAATTGAAAGACTGCAGCAATTGGTATTGTCACAACGGAACTGGTCGAATCTATGCTGTTCGACTTGATACTTGCACAACTCCTAAGCCGCAACTTGTGTATGAAGTGAATCAAAGCGATTTACTCTAAATACAAAAATTAAAACAGAAAGGAATGAGTCCAATGAAGTAGCAACAATTAACCTTACCAGAATAAACGTACAGAGCTGCCAAATTGACAGGCAGACCAAACAAACAAATGACAAAACTTATTTATTAAAAGGAGAATTATTATGTTTACTATCAACACTGTTATCCGTCCCCTGTCCACTGCTGACCGTGAGTACTCCGTCTGTGGTAATTCCGTGCTTCGTAAGGCAAAGGTTGTTGAAACCTTCCCTCGTAAGGCAAACGGTAACAACATCAAGATTGAAATTCTTGAGCACGTTGACCCCGACAAGGTTGGCAAGAAGTACTCTGTTGATGACCGCTACTTCGAAGCAGTTGAGCAGGAATGGATTTGGATTGATGCCTACAAGGGCACCGATGCAAATATGCGCTGCAAGGGCAAGCAGTACGTAATGAATGTCGAAGACACTTACGGCGACAAGGTTGTGCTGGGTTCTAAGGGATACCATGTATGCACCAATCTGATGCATGTCTTCAAGGACTACGATTACAACTTCACTAACCGTTTCTTCAAGGTCAAGGCACTTGTCAAGGCAAAGGATTTCCAGTATCGCAATCCCAACAACACTGTTCTGGTTGCCAAGGCAATCAAGTTCGTAACCGAAATCACCAACGAGCCCGCCACTATCACTGCTAAGCGCAATTCCATGCGCTAATCTTCGCAAGGGAGCCTCTGAATAAGGGGCTCCCTTTCCCATTATCTAAATTCGACAATAATACATTAACAGCCACAGGCTAGAAATGGAGAATATAAATTATGAAAAACATTAACATTCAGAACGAAGCTAACATTAAGGCAGAGGGAAAAGTCAACAGCAAGCATTGCAAGCCCGTTATTTGCATTGAAACTGGAGCAGTGTATACCAGTGTTACTGATGCAGCAGAAGCAATTGGATGTTATGCACCCGATATGTCTGCTCATCTGACTGGTAAAAAGAGAGCAATCAAGGGAAAGCATTTCTGTTATTTGTCCCGTGTCAATGAAAGCCTGGATGCAATCGTAACTCGTCTGCGTGAGACTGCATCGATTGAAGAAGATGCAAAGCGCTGGCAGGCATATCAGGCTGAGCAGGCAGCTATTCGTAAGGCAGAAGAAGATCGCATTGCAGCGGAACGCAAAGCAGAAGAAGAGCGTCAGGCAGCAATTGCAAAAGCAAGGGCAAAGGTTGAAAAGCTGGACGAGAAGTGCAGTGAATATGAAGCCAAGTGGCATGCAACCATGGCTGCACGTACTGAAGCAGAAAGGGAGCTTGAAGCACTGCTTGATGAAAACGAGCAGACGACATTTGCAGCATAAAGTCCCATCCGACATCAAGGTCAATATGACAGAAAGGAAAACATATGGAAGTTCTTTTAAGAAAACATGAAGGCAAGTATTATATCTGGAAAAAAGCGACTTACGAACACGGATATTTCGTCGTAGAAGGAATTAGAATCGGTCAGGAGCGGATTCTTGCAACAAAGGATGATAACCGTAAAGATTATGTAACATGTGCATATTGCGGCGCAGTTATTAACAATAACCCCGAAAGCATCGAGGCACATTTTACAGAAGAGGAAGCAAAACGTGATTGCTTTAAGTGCAGCAGCATGAGAATAAACTCCAAGAAAAGCGTTAAGGCAAATATCGTTGACCGTGACGGCAACCTCTTAACTGTGCAAGAGACTTATGAAGCAGATTTGCGCTGTGGTCAGAGTTGGTCCAGAAGTCCAAGCATTGCTTCCGACGATGCCAAGAAAGTATGTGTTTATTATAGATGCCGCAACTCAGGTGTACAGGCCATCGAAGATGCTTTTATCAAGTATCCTGGATTGTTCGACAAGCATATTACAGTCGATGTGCTGACAGCAAAGGGATATGTGTGTGACGGATACATCAACGGATTTTTCGAATATGACCTCAAGAGCCGCAATACAGTAAAGGCATGTGTGAATGAACTTGGTGTCGTTGACCACTTTATTGTAAAACACAGAGGTTATAAGTTTGTTGCATATTACTCTCCCAAATATGATAAGTTGTTCTTCGTAGATAACTACAGAAGAGATTATGAAGAGCGCATTCCTAGCCCCATGTCTGAAACTAAATACAATCAGGCAAAGGCAAAAATTGCTTCAATCTACAAGGAGGAAAAGACAGATGAATAAGAAAGAGTTGAGTCAGAAGTGGTCCAAGTATTGTGACACTGACAAACTTGTTGACAATACTATGGCGTTGCTCACGGAGTATGGACACAAAAACACAGAAAAGGGTGTGTGCTCTCTTCTGGATACATACTTTACGAACAAAGAGCCGCTTATCAAGATGTTTATGACCTCCAAGCATTACATTGGAGATATGCGTATCGTAATTGAAAAGGAATTTGACCGTGATATTGATGGTCGTGAAATTCGTAATTTCTTTGTTAATTTTGATGCCAAGTTTTACACCAATGAGCTCTTGCAGTTCAAGGATGATAAAGGAAAAGAGCTTCTTGATTATATGCTCACTGGCAAGAAAGTATTAAGCACTGACAACCTGCCCAATGAGAAACAGCAACAGGAAAGAATGGAAACGTTTGGTCAGTTCGATTATGATACTCGTGCCACAAGAAAATCTCTACAGAACAGAGATGATTTTTGGGACCATATTAGTTACTTCCATAAAACTTACACTTCTACGATTCCTAAAGACTTACAGAAGCACGCAGATCGCAACAGTCCTCTGTTGAAAAGGGGAATGAAGACAAGCCGCGCATTCAATGCTGTGTGCACTCACTATGGTGTGGACAAGCTGCATCCCGAAGAGAAAGTTGTTAATGGTGTAACCAAGACAACTTATCCTTATAACAAGCTCTTCGCAGAATACTCCGACCTTGTATCTGGATTGACAAGAAAAATGCAGTTTGTTATCAGCCTCAATCCTCTTGATTATTTGTTGATGTCTCATGGTGTTAACTGGCAGAGCTGTCATAACATCTATAGCGGCGGATGCAAGGGAGGCACATTGTCTTATATGCTTGACAAGGTGTCTATCATTACATTTGTTGTAGATAAGATTGAGGGAGAAGTTTATAAGATTCCTAAGGTTTATCGGCAGATGTATCATTACGATGGCAATCTGTTTATCCAGAGTCGTCTGTATCCTCAGGGAAATGATGGTGCAACCAATTTGTATGATAAATTCAGAGATTTTATGATTGAAGAATTTGCAGAGTTACTTGATACAGAGGGTGAATGGAAATACAAAGTTGGACCGAATGAATGTGTTAAGCATATTCAGAACGCAGAAGGCTCTCAGCATTATCCTGACTACAACTACAACAGAAGTGTAAGCATCTTCTATCCCGCAAACAATGAGCCTAGCGCTCTTAGAAAGGTTATGACCATTGGACACATGGGTATTTGCGTAAATTGCGGCAAGGCATACCGTGACCATGGTAGATTGACTCACTACAACGCAAGAGATTGCATGTAATATTGGAGGTAACACAAATGAAGACTTTTGAAGATATCTGCAAAATGACACAGCCCGAAGTCAAGCAATACATGAAAGGCTACTTGGCAAGCAAGAAGTACAATGTTGTTGACGAAGACGGCTTCCTTTATGCAAAGGGAGATGTGCCTGTATTGCTCGTAGCGCATATGGATACCGTACACACTAAACAGTGTGAAAAGATTTATAAGGTAAACGGCAGAATGACTTCCCCTCAGGGCATCGGCGGTGATGATAGATGCGGCGTGTTTATCATTATGAATCTTGTAAAGGAGCTGCACTGTTCTGTGCTTCTTTGCGAAGATGAAGAAAAGGGCGGCGTTGGTGCACGTAAGTTTATAAAGGCAAAATATGCGACAACCAATGAAAAGGGACAGGCTGCAGAAGTCAGATATATCGACGAACTTGGAGTGAACTACATGGTTGAGTTTGACCGCAGAGGCAACAACGATGCGGTGTTTTACAGTTGCGCAAATGAAGAATTCATTGATTTCGTTGAAGACGCAACGAATTTCAAGTTTGCAAATGGTTCTTTCTCTGACATTTCTGTACTGATGCCCGAAGCAAAGCTGAGCGCAGTAAATCTTTCTTGCGGCTATTACAATGCCCATTGTGTAACGGAATACGTTATGTATGACGAAATGATGGATACTGTTGAGGCAGCAAAGGTGCTCATTAAAGAGAAGTGTGACAAGCCTTTTGAATATGTCATGAAGACTACTACTTATAGAGCGCCGAGCTGGTCTGGCATCAATAAGACTCACACATTTACTCGCAATCAAGGTTTTTATGCAGGCCAGTATAGCAGAGAAGAAGAGTATTACGGAAATCTTCTCGAAGATTCTGCGCCGTATAAAGATGATTGCTTAGCAAGAGTTGCACTTGACGACACTGACATGGAGCTTGAAGTTACTATCTATGGAATGGACCTGAATGAGCAGGTATTGATTGCATCTGGTGACACTAAGGCAAAGTGCTGGATGAACCTGTTTATTGAGAATCCCAACCTGTGCTTCAACGACATTGTTGATTATACTTTCAGCTAACCAAGCTTAGCTTTGATCTTGCCCATCAGTTCATCTGGTGGGTAAGGATGAGCGCTAAGCTCAAAATTAAAAATGGAAAGGAAGTTGTATATGACATTAAGAGAATTTCTGCGTACCAAAACAAATGCAAGAGAGTTATGTGTCATCCGTGAAAGTGGATGGATAGTTGCAACGTTTTGGATTGATTACGAAGATTTGTTCTGTGGATACCTTGACAAAACGCTTGGTGAACGCAAAGTAAAGTTAGACTGTTGGGATTATCTTACGATTGTTAACAAGAATAACGCGGAGATGAAAATTCCTTGCCATTATATTGAAGTATAAAGGAGGTATTAACTATGGCTAAAATCACACCTTGCGACTATGGCGAATGTCCTTATGATGCACAGTACAGCGAAGCTTGCAGAGTATACTGCGGCCTTGGCGTAGATGTGGCATGTGATGAAGATGAGTTCGATGATGAGGAAGAGTACACTGGCTACACAGATGAAGATTTTGAGAGAGCATACAAGGCACATTATGGAGACGACGAAAGTGATTTCTACAGCCCTAGCGCCCCTTGGAATGCTCCTGGTATGAAAGTGAGCGACTTTATTTAAGGAGTGACGGAAATGTTTAATACATCATATTACCACGCGGGTAACCATACCTGCACTAATAACGTCAAGATCAACGCAGTTACTGGTGCAATTCTTAAGAATCATCCCAAGAGTTGGTTTGAACGCTTTCACTTAAATAGCGATAGGGCAAAAAGTTTGTTCAAAGAAGGCGGTCACAAGGCAACAAAGAAAGAATGGCATAGAGATACTTATTATCGAGATGGTGGGTACTATAGAGAAGAAGATGATCCAGACAGAGATATCACCATTCTTCAAATGGTTATTTGTGGTGATATGGAAGTCATGGCAGAGCTCGTGTACACCAAGGATTACAATTTTGTTGAAGCGCCGAAGGAGGAGCATAAATGAAATGGTTTCAAAAGCTGTTCTGTAAGCACGACTATGAAAAGATTGGTTTCTATCAAGAAATAGAATATGGAATCAGATTTCCTATCCGTATTTACAAATGCCAAAAATGTGGAAAGGAAATCCATGTTGATGGCAGAAAGGATAAGTATGCAAGATGAGTGACATCAATTATACTCGTTATTGTGATTCTATTGGAATTTCAGGTTGGAATAGAAAAACTTTTTTGAATCAATGGTATCGCAAGGGGGTGAACTGGTTTAACAATTACTTTAAGGCAGATTGGGAATTATATGATGCACTTTCTGGTTTGTATTATAGACAAGAAGTAGATAAAGGAAGACATGGGATGGATGTTGTTGGTGACGAAAAGTACAAGAACATCGAAAAGAAATATAGTCCAATTGAACGTCATAGGATTGTATGGTGGATTGTAAATATTCCATGTAAGATTAACAGTTGGCTTTGTTGTGGATGGAAGTTATATTATGATAAGGAAATGCACCATTGGACATATATTGACAAATATCATATGATGTCAAAGCTGTGTAGATATGGGCATCCGTGGTGGCCTGATTACAAGTTTACTTGGTGGGACAAACTTAGGTTTAAATGGATTACTGGATATGAATACGAAGAGGTGAGTGCAAATGAAACTCTGGATTGATGATATGCGCCCAGCCCCAGCTGGATACAGATGGGCAAGAAGCGTTTATGAAGCGAAAGTAATTATTCGTGATCATGAAACAATGCTTAAGGCAAGCGGTGGAAAAGTTCGCTATCAAATTGAACTCATTGACATTGACCATGATGCAGGCGACTTTGCATGTGACGGAGGCGACTATATCAAGCTTCTCGATTGGCTCGAAGAAACTGGACGCAACTATCCTATTCGTATCCACAGTATGAATCCTGTAGGAAGAGAAAACATGAGAGCAATTATTCGGCGGAATGGATGGACGGAGGTACAATAAAATGTTGGCATATTTAATTTTTCTTACAATTGTTTTCGTAATTGCTTTTAATACCATGTTTAATGATGATAGTGACCTTGAATGTTATTAAAAGATAATTTTATGAGGTATAGATATGGCTGTTAGGGATAAAAATTATAACTGGACTAATAGTGCAATAGCGTTAGATGACGAATTAAGAGAAAAGGTAAGTCCGATTATTATGAGAGCAATTGAAAATGGAATGGAAATTGAAGATGTATACTATGTTGCTTCGATGTTCATTGATGAATTGTTGCTCAATGTTGTAATTACTAGGAAGTCACAGAATAAATAAAATGACGATTTTATGAGGTGAAAGTTATGTATAAGATTTTTAGAGTTACATACAACGATGGGGGTTGGCACAGCGGTGATTTGCCTCATTTCTTTTACATTGCTAGAAGCAAAGAAGAGGTTGTTGCTAACAGTAGGAAATATAAGCAATTTCTTGAGTGGAAAGAGTGTAGTGGTGGTGACATCTGGATTAGTGAGGTATCTGGATTGGCACATGATTTTGAATTTGAAAATTTGAAAGATTTTGATATTACGGTATCTGTAAAAGCAAAAGATTGACCACATAAAAGAGTGATTTTATTGGGAGGTACTTATGAAAATTGTCAACCTAGAAAAACTAGATTTAAACAAAACAATTGTTCTTACTGGACGACCCAGTCATGTAAGAAAAATAGCAAAACATTTGAAAGCAAAACTTTATACCTTGCCAAGCGAAGAAGATTATTTTGAAGAATATCCCGACATAATCAGTAGATTTAAAGAGTATATATCAAACGAAGATGGCACCATCATTGTTACAACACAGAGCGCAGAGTTTTTAGATTGTTTACTTGAATCTGAACTTGACTTTACACAGGTAACAGTTCGTCATTATGATCACGATGATGATGACACATATAGAATTCGTGTTCTCACCAAGGAAGATGCTTGGGCAGATCGATGTGCTTTTAAGTTTGAATTGCGGAGGTAACATAAATGGGAAGCTTTGGTTATATGTGCCCCAAGTGTGGCAAAAATGTTCGTGCAGGTGAACTGTGTGTTCTGAGAAATGTGTTACACGGAGAAGTGATTGGTCAGACAATTGGTCATTACGATGAGTATGGCGGTGTTGATGAAGATGAAACATTTGATGTAGGCACTGGAGGAAAACTTTGTTTTGACTATGAAGATTCAAGTTATAAAGTAGAAACCAGTAGAGTTCATAATGGAAAGCTGATTGATTTCTTTTGGTATCAAATGGAAAAGCATGATGAGTGGCATGCAAAAATGAGAGAAATCATTGCAAAACTAAAAGCTGGTGAAATTGTTGAAGAGTTCCCTCATGATATTACACGTGAAGAAGCATTTGTAGAATGGGATGCATTACCTAAGCCAAATTGGTCTCTTGCAAGGTCTGGCGTATCTGCATATCACAAATACTGCTTTGATAGATTAGGTGATGAAGAGAAAGATAAGAACATTCCTTCTCGTACTGACCCTGATCAGAGTTGGGGTGGACCTAGAAAGAAATATATGTAATTGAGGTGACTTAAATGCCCGATGCAAAACACGCAAGGGACTTAATTCTTGCAACTATCATAGGGATGCAAAATGAAATTGGCTATTATGCAAATCTTAAAAAATACCAAACATTTCAAGAAGTATATGACAGAATAGTTGAACGGTATGGAGATATGTTTGAGGACTGGAAAGAATAACAGCACAAAATTAATGGACATAATCACAAATTTATAATATAATTTGATTAAGAAAGGATGGATGATTTAATGTATGACATATTAAAACGCAAACAATTTAGTACAGTGGGTGAGCTAAAAAAGCTGCTTGAAAATTATTCTGATGATACACAAATAGTAGTCACTGGTGATGATTACTGTTGGTTCCATATTGAGCAAGATGAAAGTGTTATATGCTTGGATGTAGAAGACCTTGAAGAATGTTACGAGGAACAAGACGAATATGTTCCATCAAGCGAAAATGGAGACTATGGTCCAAGCAATCCTTGGGATGCGCCAGGGATGAAAATTTCAGATTTTATCTAGAAAAGGAGTGATGATATATGGACATAGACATAAAAGGAAACAGATTTGATCAACTAAAACAAATGCATCATATAATTTTAAACATAAACAATGAAGATATGTGCGCCGACTGGTCGCTACTTATAGGTAATAAACCATGTGATGCCGATTTTAAACATATAGCTGAAAATGATGGACACTACAATGAATGCTCAATTTTATTTGCTGATTTGGTTACAGATGCTGGATATTGGCATTAAAAGGAGGTATAAATTATGAATGTATCAATAGAAAAAAAGAAACAAGAAGCTATAAAAAGGATGAAGACATTAGGGATATTTGCTGAAACTATAAAACAATTTAAAGGTGGCACTGTATCATGTAGTGAACCGCCACTTGGAGCAAACTATTGGCTTGATGAAGACCAACAAAAAATAGTAAAGGGCTTTGAAGAAGAGCATAATGCCCTTGTATATTTTGTAGTTCGTTCATATACAGAATTCGGAAAACTTGATGCGCTTTTATACATTCCAGATTATGAAGATGAGTGGGAAATGGATAGAGAAGATATCAAAGATGGATATGTGTTAGCATATATATACAACTATGATGTTCCATATTTCTCAGAGATTGGCAGCATTGTAGTACAAGGCAGATTTGGTGGTCTTGTAAGAGTAGGATAACAACACAAAATTAACGGGAGATGGTGTAAATGAAGAAAATGTGGGCAAGAGTTGGTATGAGCTTTGAACTTTCTGATGAAGAATATAATGAATTTATTGCCAACTGCCGTGGTGATCATGCACAGCGAATGATTGCAGAAAAAACTTTCATTGGCTGGATTGAAAATGGAATTGCAAAATTTGATGGTGAAACATATTTCCCAGAGCAAGGTTGCTTTGGTGATGATACAACAGATAATGTTGAGGAGTTAGTATTTGATATATAAAAGGAGATGATTATATGGGTTGGACCAGTTATTGTGCCCAAACTAAATATAAAAATGGTAAAATAATCATCGACAGAAAAGAAGAGTGTGACAACATATTTAATCAGGATATGGTTACACATGACAGTGATGAGATTGTAGGAAAATATGAAGTGCTTAAATCTGCAATGGTTGGTAGCACTTATTATGCCGCAATAAAGCAAACTAAGTTTGCAACAGAAACAGAAGAAGAACATTCAATTGTATTTGCCGTAGTTTGTTTAACAAGTACAAACTTAAATGAGTATTACAATTTTAGCTATAAAGATATGGATGAAACTTGTGGACCATATCAATTTGATTGCCCAAAAGGCATTCTAGATTTGTTAACTCCGACAGATAATGAGTACGCAAATGAGTGGAGAAATCGCTGCTATGAAGTGATAAAAGAAAAGAAAAATCCAAATTCTCTTAGCAATCTTCCTATTGGCAGTGAGATTAAATATACGAATTACAAAGGAGAAGAAGTTGTCCTTTTCAAACATCCAGCAGCATATCAATTTAAACGATCATTCTGGATGTGCAAGGATAGAAGCGCATATGTTTCTCCAAAAAATATTCCTAGTAATTATGAAATTATAAAGAGAGGTGCTTAATATGACAAAACAAATATCATTTGAAATAGAGCACTATAATGGAGACACATACATGAGTTTCATTGTAGAAATCAAAGATGATGGAACTGTAGATATAGTCAAAGCACGTGATTGTAGCTTAGCAGACATAAGTGGTGATTATATCTTTAATACGGATAATGATTTGTACCGTATTCAAGCAGATGAACCAATTTCAGAAGATACCTATGAGGATATTTTGGATTGCTTCCAAGAGCATAATAACTGTTAAGGGAGGTATTTGTATGAAATATGTTGTTGAAATTACAGAAACATTAGTAAAACATGTTGTTGTTGATGCAGATAATTCTGGGAATGCAGAAATTATTACTAATGATGCATACAACAATGAGAAAGTTGTGCTTGATTATAATGATTATTTTGGCGCAGAATTTAAGGTTTTGAGGGAAGCAGATGAAAGCGACATTGCAGACTATGTAAATGTGGAGGATTTATAATGGAACCTATTAAAGATTATGAGGCATACAAAAGATATAAAAAGTATTTGCTCATCGAGGACATCAAAGCAAAAGCAATTGAAATGGGAATTGACTTAGATGGAAAAGATATCAATAGTATTGCCGATAGAATTGAGCGTGGTCTTAGTAATAATGATGGGTTTTGGGAATGTTACTGGCTTAGTCTTGAGTGCGCATTAGAAAATATTTAACGATACAAAATTAACGGAGGGACATTATGACAAGAGCAGAGTTTTTTAATAGATTGAATGCACTGTTTGATGAGCATCCCATGATTGCAAAGAGCGCACGTAAAACTGTCAATGAATTTCTTTATGTTCTTCGAATGGATAAAGAACATGACTACAATGTAAGCATTAAAGACCCGAGCGCAAAAAATCAATGGACTTGTATTCCTTCTGTAAAGGAATGCTTTGTTCCTGTTAGAGATTTAAAGAAGCATGTTAAAAGTGTAGAGTTCGATGAAAAAGACTATGGCTGTGAAGAAATTTGTATCACCATAGTTGTAGAAAAATAAACATGGCTGGAGGTGTAAGAATGGATATCCTATTGCAAAAGTTCTTTGAAAAGGAACGATGGGAGCAAGCACTTGAAACTGGTGTGGATAAGCACATTGACAAGGGAGAATTGAGAAAGCTTTGTTCTCCTGAAGTTAGAGTTGCACTGTATAAGGCAATTGTAAGTGACAATTATGAGATTGCACCTCCGCATCAGGCGCAGATTCCTAAAGATAATGGAGACATGCGTATTGTTTATGTAAATGAGAATGTAGACCGTATCTTCTTGTCTATTGTGAATAATCTTTTCTTTGAAATGTTTCCAGAATTTGTTCATAAAAGCTGTAAGTCATATCAGTCTGGTGTTGGCTGCGGCAAGATTGTGCAGGAAGTATCAAGAGAGATGGTTAAGGTTAATAGTAAGATAGTTGGATTTAAGGCAGATTTAACTAAATACTTTGACACTGTTCCTATTAAGTACATTGATGAAATCTTTGACAGAATGGAAGCAAAAGTTGGAAAGTCCAAAATTATTGACATTGTGCGCAAATATTATCATACAGATTTGTGTTTTGACTACAATGGAGATCTTATTGATCATTATCAATCATTGAAACAAGGATGTGCAGTTGCAAGCTTCTTAGCCGATGTTGTGTTATATCACATTGATAAAGAAATAAGCGACATGGATGTTTACTATGTAAGATATTCCGATGACCTGCTTGTGATTGGTAGATGTTATGATGAAGCTTTTCAGATTTTAAAGGCGATGCTAAAAGAAATGGATATGACTTTAAACCCTAAAAAAGTAGAAACTGTCTGCAAAGATAAGTGGGTTAAATTCCTTGGATTTAGCATTAAAGGAGACAAAATTACTTTGTCTAAGAATCGTGTAAAGAGTTTCCAAAAAGAAATTGAAGCAAGAACAATTAAGCATCGCAAAATATCTATGACAAAAGCACTCAATCAAGTGAATAACTACCTCTATAAAGGAGATGGAACATATTCTTGGGCCACTTCTGTGCTTCCTATTATTAATGTAGAAAAAGACATTGAAACTTTGAACAATTTTGTAATGGATGCGCTGAGGGCTTGTGCAACAAATAAGAAAAAGATTGGAGGTCTTGGAAGTGTAAATGACAAAGAAGATTATACCATTCTTAGAGGCGTAGGCAAAAATGTAACAGCAAACAGAAGTAAGACAGAAAAAGAAATTGATGGTTACTTGAGCATAGCTTGTATGCGTAATGCAATTTTAACTAATCGTGCAGTTTATGAAACGTTGGTGAGAAGTATGTAAGTAATTTGTAGCATGGCAATTGTTTATAAGGCAATAGTAATTCAATTATCTTCATGATCAGATGGGGAACAAGGCATGCGCCTTGGATACCATCTATCAGGAAGCTAATATGAAACTTATAAAGAAACATGCCAATATTGTAAGTAAACAAACTGCAGTACAGCAGTAATGATTACAAGACAACAGAGTTCAATAGAAGGCGAGTTGACCGGCAATGAGATGAAGCATTAACAGCCTTATCATGCCATCATGCCTCATCTCATATGCAGGCAATTCGCCTCTTATATGAATCAGTTATAGCAATGTACCAATGTTGTGAGTAATTGTGTAGTGCAACAATAAATTACAAGACAGCTAGATTCAATAAGAAGGAAATTCCTGAATTCTTCTGGGTGGCCCCAGCATAATTGCAGGAATCCTCCTTCATATATGAGACAGTTAAAGAAATGCACCAGTGCTGTTGAGTAATTTAAAAATCGTAGCATAGCGATAGATTACAGGGTAACAGAATTCAATTTGCAGCCCCTTAACCAGATTCTCCTGATCTTAAATCAGGTTATCACCTGATTGATGATCAGGATATTCTGGCATATGGCTGCATATATGAAACAGATAAAGCAATATGCCATTGTTATGAGTAATCTAAAAATGGAGTATACCAATTAGATAACAAGGCAGTTGAATTCAATATTGCGTCAAGTAATAAGCTCGCCTACGGGGAAGCGCCCGGATTATCTTCCGGCGCTGCCCCGTCTTCGAGCTTCTCTCGACGCCATATATGAAACAAATAAAGTAATATACCATAACTGTGAGTGTCTAATATCAGCAAGTAAAGGAGGTAAGTATGATTACAATTTATGAAGAACTTGTTAAGCGAGTTTCAGATGGAGAGCCGTTTTACATTAACTTTAAAAATCAGTCTTTAAAAATTGGAAAGAAGTTTGTAATTACAGATGGTTTCTATGATGATGATAGAATTCTTTATACGACTTCTGAATTGGAAATGTCTGATATTTTGGCATTTATTGAAACATTATATGAAAACTATAAGTATTCTTTGCCAAGTGAAAGAAGCGACAATAAACGAAGACAATATTTCAAAGCACTACCAGTAGACAAGCTTACTGATAAGCAAATGGCAACTGGTGAGCGCAGAGAGGTTGCAAGAGCGAGACTTGAGGGATTTTTGCTTTGCATGATTGTTGATGGATTCTTTGTATGGGATGAAGATGAACTTGGGAAGTGGTTTTACCAGTCTACAAGAGATTCTGATTTGGTAATCCTAAGAAATTGGATTGAAAATAATTATTAAAAAAAGGAGTATGATAATTATGGCAAACAAAAATGAAAGAATGGAAAAATTGAACATGGCTGGTATTAATACTAGCAAATATTTTACTGTTGACCTTGACAATGGCACCAAGATTCATCTTATTGTAGATGAAAACGGAAATTGCACTCAGGTAAAAAATGATCCTATTGCAAATCAAATTATTGAAGATGGATATGTGAGAAATACTAAGCTTCACAGAAGATTTGTTATGGCACAAATGTTCCATATGCTTAATTATGTGTCTTATGATGGTAGCAGTAGCGGCTATAATGAATGTCTTAAGAGAATGTATGGTTATGACTACACTCTTAAGATGATGACTGAAGAAGTTAAGGTGCTTAGCAAGCTTGAAGTAAGGGATACTGAAAGCTTTAATGAAAGAGTTCACTTCTTCAATAAGAATGTCGTGGTTGCTGTGCTAGAAGATTATCTTGATAAACTGAAGAAGCATATTGATGCACTTCCTAATCGTAATTGTAAGGGTGTTCCTTATAAGAGAATTAAGGGTGTGAATGTGTTTAACGCAGACCTTGATAAGAAAATTTATGCCCCTGTGAGAATGTATATTGGTTCTATTAAGTATGCTAGAAATTACAAGCAAATTTATGAGGCGCTTGAAAAGTTCATGAGAAATTATATCAAGCTGTCTTATAAGACTCCTAAGAGTAAGGTGTGGATTGATACATTTAAGGGAGAGGGTGCTTATTACACTCTTAAAAATCTTATTATGTTCCATGATTGCAAAGTGCTTGTAAATTATTATTTCTACACAACTGAAGAAAGTATGGTTGTACTTAATAATAGACTTAATGAATATCATGGAGAAGGATGGAGAATGTTTGCGTTCATGAATAAAGTAATTGCAGACAATAACTTTGACTTCTACGAAAAGATGGACGAAATCTATAACAATTAACATAAATGCAGATAGATACTGTAAACGCATAAGGCATTTTAATTCAAAGAGATCCAAATTATATGTCTATACAGCAGTCTCGCAGGGTTATCATCCTGCCATTCTGCTGTATATACATCAATTTGGATCTGCTATATGAAACAAGTAAAGAAATATCTACGTAAATGCAGAGTGTGTTTAAACTTGGTATAAGCGCCAATATATACAAGGGAATTAAATTCAGTATAACCTGCTTTAACACCTGGTTACAGGATCCTTTATTCGGGGTATCCCACGAAACAGGATCCTTTACCAGGTTCCACAGGTTAAACATGAGACTGCTAAAGGGAGCTTACGCAATTCTTGAGTGTATATAAATTACATTAATACTTAGGAGGTCTATTTATGAAAAAGAACAAACAGAAACAAGAATTCGCAATGAGTAGACAGGAGTATATTGATTTTTTATCAAATAAAAGCAACGAAATCAGTATGTCTAACAACAATAGCAAAACTGGCAAGGCATGTTTGAATCTTGCATTTCCTTTGTGTACTTGTAGAGAAGATGCACCTTGTAAAGAAGGATGCTATGCAGGCAAAGGATGTCAGCAAATTGCAACGGTTCAGGGTGCGTACTACAGAAATTTAAGATTGTATTATGATGACCCTGATAATTTCTTTGAGCAAATTTATTGTAAAATTAAGTTCTCTGGTCTTCCTAAAGTGAGATGGTTTGATAGCGGTGATATTGCGGACGCAGAATTCTTCGAAAGAATGATTGATATTTGTAAAAAAACTCCTAATGTTTCACATATGGCTTTCACAAAGAAATACGAAATTGTAAACGAATACATTGATAAAAACGGAGAATTGCCAGATAACCTTAATGTACTGTTTTCTGCATGGGACAAGTTGTGGGAAGTTCCTAACCCTCATGGGCTTGGTATTGCGTATGTAGATTTTAACGACAAGAGGCTTAACCCTGAGTTTCCTAAGAACGCATTTAGATGTCCTGGAAGAGAAAGTACTTGCTCTGCGTGTGGAGTTTGTTTTAGTAAGAAAGTGAAAGCGGTTGTGTTTAAGCAGCATTAACAGTACAAAATTAATGTGGAGGATAAATATGGGTAAATTTTATGTTACATATAAGATTGAAGCAAGATATATAGCAGAAGTGGAAGCCGAAAATCTTGAAGAAGCAAAGTCAAAAGCAGAATCTGAATATATTGATGCCGATTTTGGCAAAGCAGAGGATATTGATGGTGAAGCAATTATTGTTGAAGACGAAAACGGAAATTACGTTTGGGAGAAATAAAAATGTAATTTTATGAGGAGGAAACAATATGTATATTTATCATTTAGCATACGAACTGTATAAAACTGATTGGATGCGTAGAATTTCTGTAGACAGACAGATGGACGCAATAAAAGATTATTATGAAAATTTAGTAGATGAAACCGAATATTCTTTTGATGATTACATTGAAGAATTTGGTTATGATGGTGAACTTTATGTTTGTTTTGAAGAGTTTTATGAGAGCGAATATCTTGACAAGGCTTATATGAAGCAGTTGTTTGATAATGACAAGTTGTTTGCAGAGTACGAAGAACACTTGAAGCAGAGAGAATTTTATTCAAATTGGAACTGATAAAAGGATAATTTTATGAGGTAGAAGTTATGGCAGAAAACGAATGCAAAGGCTGTATTTATGACTTGACAGACAGAGTTGAAACTGATGTGGAAAAATTTAATATCTTCTTGGATAATTGTTGCTCTTGTAAGAGAGGTACAATAGGAGAATACAAAGATATTTTTCCAGACTTGTATAAGACAAGCAACTAAAATGGCAATTTTAAGAGGTAAATATATATGAGGGAAAATGTTTATAAACGTAGTTCGACTATGGATTTTGGTTTTGAGCTTATTAATCTTAATAAAACTATCGAACAGCAAGAAATCATCATTGATGAATTGGAATTAAAAGCTGCTATGTATAAGGCAAATTTCTTTCATAGATATGACCTTGCGGAAAGACTACAAAATCAGATTAAGGAAAATTATGACCATTGTGTAGGTCATTTCGATGGTTTTTGTTATGCATCATGGAGATTGACAGCAGTATACAGAACTCTTGAAGATATGTATAGAGAACGTTTGATTACAGAAGAAGAGTACAGGTTTTGTGAGGTATAAACATGGCAAGAAGATATATGTATGTTTGTTGTCCAGATGGAACAGAAGTCCGCACATTTGGAGGAAATGGCTCTGATGTAAAACGGATGTGTAGACTTTATATGAATATGACAAAAGAAGAATTTCTATCCATGCACCCTAGATTCAAAGAATCATGTGAGGGAATAGAGTTTAAGCTGTATGTTCATTATAGCGGAAATCCAGATACAATTTGGAAATAAAATGACGATTTTATGAGGAGGTAAATATATGGGTTTTACACATTACTATAAGATTAGAGTTTATGTGGATGATGGCATGAGCCGTTATGAAACTTGTAAATATGTATTTGCCGACAATGAAGAAAAGGCAAAAGAGAGGGTTTTGAGGCATTACAACAGCCAATATGATACTTATGCTAAGATTCTTGAAATATGGGATTACCAAATTCAAGATACGATGATGTTTGATAAGTTGATTATCACATAAAAGAGTGATTTTATAATGGGGGGGGGGAGGTAAACATATGAATTATATAATTTTATATGCCGATGATTATGATTGCGACGCATGGGAGGAGTATTGTGACGCATGCGGCGTAAGTTATGATGAAGCTTATATTAAAGTAAAATTTAATATCAATGATGTTGAGTCTGGTGAATAAAGAGAGGTGTAAAACAAATGAAAAAAGTCTATGAGTCACCACTTAATGGGTGGGACGAATCTGCAGAACGGATCCGTGTTTATGCGCTTGAAAGTGATGATGAATATTGGGATTTCGAAGATATGACACATGAAGAGAGATGTGAGTATTTTAACGTATTTGACCAGACTGGTTATGATGTGATGCCTGGTGCCATATACAAAACATATGACTTCAATTTAACTAGCAATCATATTATTATGCGTGAAACTGTCGCGTATAATGTTTAAAATATAGGGAGTGAGGTAATGTATAAAGAAGTTTTAGAACATAAAACTGTCCAAATTATTGGACAATATGGAATTGTAAAGACAAAGGAACAATACTATCTTGACGATGGGAAAAGATTTGGCAGAGAGCATGTTGTATATGATGTGTGTCTTGATCGTGGCGAGGGAGATATTGTTGCTAGTTTTGGAATGTTGAAACTTGCACGCAAATGGGCGAAGGGTGAGTTAAAAGGAGTTTTTAAGTGGAGTTCATTTTAATTATATATGTTTAATGGGAGATTATATTATGAAGAGTGCTTTTAATTTAAACGAAATGGAAAATGCTTTCGAAATCGGTGGCATTATGATGTCTTTAATCAAGGACAAGAAGATTGAAATTGAAGATAGTAAGGATGCGTTTTATTATGCGTTGACGCTTGCTATTGATTTCGAAAAGGAGCATGAAGATACTGAAGATTACTATAATGATCTTGATAATTTTGTGATTGACAAGATCCTTGAAGAGTTTGGCGTTGCAAGTGAATAAATAATATAAGAAGGAGGCTAGGGAAACCTGGCCTCCTTTTTGCTATTTAGAAAGGAATTAAAATATGACACTTGAAAGAATTAAAACTTTTTCTGTTGAAGAAGTGGAAGCGATGGTTAAAGAAGATGTAATTAATCACGCATGCCATAAGAATGATAAGAATATTGAACATAATATTCAAGTTGAAGGGCATGATGTGTACACTACAAGTTTGCGTTACAAGACTTTTATTGAAAAGGGATATAAATGCGTTTGTTGCGGGAAAGTTGGAGCTTATTATGCATTGGAAAAATCTAAGGGAAGTAGCCAAAAGAGAGCCCATTTCAATCTGTATTCTGACGATGATGTACTAATGACTAAGGACCATATCTTACCTAAAAGCAAGGGTGGCGCAGACTGTATTGAAAATATGCAAACCATGTGTACTGTTTGTAATGGAGCTAAAGGAAGTACTGTGCCTGATGGATATAAGCCCATTGAAGTTCAGAAAAAGCGCAAGGATAATAGAGATTATATTTGGTGCGGGTCTAAAAAGTTTACAAGTATGGACAAGGCAGTAAATGTTATTGCTCATGGCAACAAGAAAGCATTTTGTACTGTAAAGAAACATATTCGAGAGTCTATTAAGAGTGGCACACCTTATTGCGGTGAAGTTTGGAGATACGGAAAGGAGATTGAAGTATGAAAACTAAATATGATGAAAAAGATTTATGGTGGCAAGATAGATTTAAATTATGTGAAGATCATGGATACTGGTTGTATTATAATGCGGATGGAAATGATGGAAATGGACAAGTAGTAGAAATGTGCATTTATCCACATAACGTTTTGTTAGACGCGAAAACAGAAGACGAGTTTTGGGATCATTTGTCTAGTGTTTGCACGACCTATTTGTATGACAGAGGCGATGAGTACTTCGATGATTGTGTAGTTGCGCTGTTGGAGCAGGAAGAGAATTCTGCAACACATCACAATAATGTCACACAAGATACGATGCAGTGGCTTATTGACTGGGCCAAGAAATATATTTAATTAGGAGGGTTAACTTATGAAAACAAGCATTGGTTACAAATTATTCGAGATGAGGGACGACAATAAGTTATTCCCTCTTTTTATTGGCAAGACAAAAGAGACTCCTATGAATGAATGGGTTCCTGCAGAAATTGTGATGGACCACAAGGGATTTGCTCATCGTCCGGGATGGCATATTGGGGCAACAATGCCTAGCGCTCCATGGCTCATGTCTGCAGATGGAGAATACAAGTCTCAGCGTGGCAAGAGATTTAAAAGAGTGTGGTGCGAAGTAGAATATGCAGCGGATTTAGATTATACAAGTGAGGTAGAAAAACTTCCAAAGAAGTGTTTTACTGATCGACTTCCAGATGGCGGCTTCTATAATTTTCGAGAGTCTGGAAATCGTCTATGGATTATTGCAGACAGAATTAGAATTATAAGAATAATCAATGAAGAAGAGCGTATGGAAATTCTTAAGTCTATGAATTATGATGAAACAGAAGCATTTGCACCGTATAAAGCATCTTTTGAAAAGCGCATGAAAAATGTTGCATCTTAACATAAAACAACTATTGACAATACAAAATTAATATGGTAAAATCACCATAAGAAAAGGGAGAGATAAAAATGACAACATGTCTGTTTAACACCAGTTCTAATAATGTAGCTGCGTATTGCAAGCATCACCATTGCGGCATGACAGTCAAACAGATGAAATGCAAAAATTGCCTTGGCAAGAATTGTTGGTATCTTCAGAAGAATGAAGATCATCCGTATTGGAGACAGAGAGAAGCTACAAAACAGAAAAGGAAAGACAGAAAAAAGGCAATCAATGAATATGTGGCACAGGTTCAGTTGGAGGTATCTGTATGAACAAAGAAAGACGCAGAAGAATTGTAGACGCAATTAAAAAAATCGAATCATTGGTCCAAAATATACTTGATGACGAACAGGAATCCTACGACAATATGCCTGAAGGTCTCCAAGAATCCGAAAACGGCCTTAACTCAGTGGATGCACAAGAGAATTTAGAGGCAGCAATTGACGCTTTAGAGGAGGCAATTAGTTGCTTGGAGGAGATTTAATTGAAACAAGATTATGTAATTTACAAAGGGGTAAGATACAACTCAGGAGATAAAATCCACATTCTTTGGTATACTGATGGACATAGAAACGTCCGTAATTATACAGGTATATTTGTTGACTGCGATGAAGAGAAAGATGAATATAGATTTACTGTAGATGGTATACTTTATCGCTTCAATAAGACTTGTTTTTATCAGACGATCAGAAATGAACCAGTCCAAATGAGCACCCAAGTAAAGAAGGAGCCACTAAAAGCAACATTTAAGAATGAGCTATGCATTGACGGTTTGCTAATTGCATGGATGTGGTATGTTTTTATCATGGCCATTGCAGTTATCTTCTATGACAGAATTGGAATCTGGATCCTTGCATCTGTAATATTTTTTAATTACCGAAAGAAGAAGCTAAAAGAGGAGGGGTATAAATGAGTGGCAGATATGAAAAAGAAATGCAACTTGAAAGCAATATAAAGACACAATTAAATAATATGCCAGAGATTTTTACTGACTACTATTATAGTTTAATCAGCTCTGGTAAATCATATGGAACTGCAAAAACATATATTGATCGTCTATATCAATTTATAAAGTTTACATTTGAAGAAGACTGTGATGAAGATTTTTATACAGAGGTAAAATCTACACATATTAATAAATATATTTCTTCTTTGCGCACAAGAAAGGTCAATGGAAAAACAAAAAGAATTTCTGATAGTTACAAGACTGTTAGTTGGTCTGCTCTAAATTCTTTTTTTGATTTTTTAGTTCCAGAGCATATTAACAGCAACCCAGTTCTAAATACTGATAGACCTAAAATGAGAGATAACCCTGATGTTACTTTTTTAACTGAAAGTGAAATTGCAAGTGTTCTTGAGAATGTAAAAAAGAAGGCAAACGAGCGCATGGTCAACAGAGATTTGTGCATTTTAAAATTGGGCTTTGCAACTGGCCTTCGTATTTCTGCAATTGTACAAATTGATATTGACGACCTTGATTTGAAACGTAATAGAATTAAGGTTACTGAAAAAGGCGATAGAGATTATTATGTACTCATTGGAGAAAATATGAAGGCACAAATTTTGTTGTGGCTAGAGGATAGAAAAAAATATTTTCCAAATGCAAACAATGATGCCTTATTTGTCTCTCAGGAGAGTAGCCGAATTAGCACAAGAACAATTAACGATTTGTTGACAAAATATACAGATGTTGTAGATAAACGTGTAACTCCTCATGTAATGAGACATTCTTGTGCCACTAACCTGTATGAAAAGACAGGCGACATTTATCTTTGTGCAAAACAATTGCATCATAAGAATGTTTCTACTACGCAAAGATATGCAGAGCTTTCCCAAGAGAAGCAAAAACAGGCGGCAAATATTCTTGATGATTTAATTTGATTTTAAATTTATTTGATTACCAAAATTTATGTGTTGACGAGCAAATTTGGAAATAATAAAATAAAAATAACCCCACAAGGAGTGGATAAAATGTATCAAAATGAAATGAAAGAGGGTTTTATAAAGGATTACATGAGAAGCCGTGTCGTTGCAAAAACGTCACTGTATAGTTTATTCAGAAAGGTAGAGCCTTATGAAGAAAAGCTTGGTAAGGATTGTAGTCGATTCACAAAAGAAGAGGTTGTAGAAATGTATCGTGCATTCGGTGCAAAATCAGTATATGTATTATTAAATTATAATACTATACTTAAAGCATATTGCGCTTGGATGAAACATTATCATGGGCTAGAAAACGAAATAGCCTATGAGGATATAAATACAGATATGGTCAAACCGTTAATCGCAGAAAGTGCAAATAAAACATTATCAATGGAAGAAATAACAGAAATTGAAGATCAATTATACAACTGGACAGATAAAGCAATTGTAGAATGTTTATGGGAGGGTCTGTCTGGAAACAGTATGAGGGATCTTGTTGGCCTTGAAGAAAATATGATTGATCACGAAGCAAAGCAATTACATTTGCCAGATGGAAGAGTGTTTGACTTAACTAATAGACTTTATGATTTATTGCTTAAAGCATTTGATGAAGAAGAATATCTTTGTTATGGCGAAACACTCAGAGTTAAGAAATTAATTGGCAAGGGCAGAATGTACAAAGAAAGGGATAATGCTCATGCAATGGATTCTGACGATAAGTTTTTTAGATGGGTGTATAGAAAAGTTCAGAACTTTAGAAAGCATGTTGGAATAGAAGAAATGACAATGAAAAACATTTCAACATCAGGCATGACTTATTATTTGCGCCAAGGAATGGAAAAGACTGGGCTTGGACTAAAGGAATTTTTGATGACATCAGATGGTGCAAAACTTATGGATAAATATAATTACAATAGTGAATTTCGCATTGATAATGTAGCACACCGTTACGCTCAACTTGTATAATAATATGGATTTGCAGTTTTACTAATGATAAGCAACAATCGGCAAATTAGGAGGGCATCAAATGTTAGCGTATGGTATAAAAGATTTAATAAATGAACTAAAGAAAATTGAAGGGTCGCATGTGTGGGTGCACATAGGGAATAAACTATATGGAGACCAGAATGTTAAGTGTGCTTTTCAGATTGTAGATGATGAAAAGCGCCTTGGCTTTTTGGTTAACAATCAAGAAATCTATATTGAAAAAGAAAAGGTTTGTAATATTGGTATAAAAGGCGAGTTATATTGCTTTGCCGATGATGTAATGTGTATAAAAATTAGAAAATTGTAATGCAGTATTAACTGCGGGTAATGGGGTACGGGAAGCAAATTATAGGGGCTTGACAAAATATAAAAAGTATGATATTATATAGCCAGTAAAAGAAACAATACAAAATGAATGTGTGTTTTATTGTTGGCGAAGGGAGGTTACATATGTTTGAAAGGCGGGGGAAAAGATCGCACGTGGATTCAGTGCCAAAATTGTGGTCATATATATCAAATAAACAGGAAAGTTTCTATTGAAAAATCTATAATTAAATCAGTTTGTCCAGAGTGTAGAGGACACATTGGATTAAATTGCGGAGATAAAGAAGAAGATATTTATGTTTATATGAATCCAAATTTAGATAATCGTTATTATTGAGAAAATTATATTTTTATGATTAACAATACAAAATTTATGACAAAAGAGAGGTACTTATATGATTTATCATGGAACAGCAATGACAGAAACAATTTATGTTAGTCCAGAGAATGACCTAGAAAATATTTGTTGCATTGATTTGATTAAGTCGCATGATGAGCCTGTGTTTTATGTTACTACATGCTGCAATACAGATTGGCTATGGAAGTTCTATATGGATGGAGAATCTAATTACGAAATGATTAAGCACACAATCATTGATGCAATTTTTGAATGTGAGAATATTATTGAATTGATAGATTACCTTGATGGAATCTTTGTAGAAAATTTTGATGATATTGTTGTATATGAAGAAGATATGCAAAATGATGATTGCTGCTGTGAAAATTGCAACCATAGAGGTTGCTTGAATTAATAAAGGACAGAAAAGGAGTATTACGTAATGGCAAACAGAGTATTTGAATTACAGGAAACTAAGGGCACCTTTCAGGTGAGAGGTATCATTAACGGCGTTGAAAAGGAACGTTTTTATACCGACAAGAAGACTAAGACTGGCAAGGATTTTAGAGCAGTAAATTTTGGATGTGAATACAATGACAAGCAGACCATTTATCTAAATCTAAATGGCATGCCTCAGCAGAAGGTTTATTTCTCTAAGAGAAACCAGAGCACTGGAAAGACTGAAACTAAGGACGTACCTTGGGCAAATAGAAACAAGTTTAACGAAGAAGGCTTCCGCATGATCGGCGTTGGTCTAGGCTTAACTAAGACTAAGGATCAGAGTGGTAAGGTAGTTAATGACAAGAAGACCATGGCACCTTTTGATGCATGTGAATATATTAATGCAAATCTAAAGGATGATATGTCTGCTTTTATCAAGGGTAATATTGAATTTAGTAGCTTTATGGACGGAGAGAACGTACGAAGAAGCACAAAGTTTATTCCTAGTCAGGTATCTCTATGCAAGGAAGTAGACTTTAGCAAGTATGACGATGCAGATAACAAGCCTGCCCATGATTTCACTCAGACTATTGTGTTTATGGGCGTAGACCAGGAAAAGGTAGATGATAAGGCAACTGGTAGATTTATTGTTTCTGCTAAGATTGTAACTTATTCTGATATTGTAGATACCGAGTTCTATATTGTTGACAAGAGCCTAGCTAATCTGTTTAAGAAGAATCTAAAGCCTTATACTGCTATCACTGTGCACGGAAAGATTGAGGTGTCTCACAATGTTCAGGAAGTTGAGGAAGAGGATTCTTGGGGTGAAGCAAATGCCATGAATCGTGTGTCTAATCCTACTAAGACTGAAATGATTATTACTGGTGCCACTCCTTCTACTATTGATAAGGAGACTTATACTGAAAAGAACGTTGCAGAAGCAATGGAAAAGGTAAAGGCATCTAAGACTGCGGAACAGAATTTCTCTGGTAATACCACTGAAAGCACAGATACTGGTGACTGGGGCGACAGTTATGATGATGCAGATGATGAGTCTGATCCCTGGTAATTAATATTTGACATAAAAGGAGAGTAAAGATATATGGCAATAGCAAGAAGTGGAAGCACAATTAAACCTAAGCTAAATATGTTATTTTATGGTGAGCCCGGTGTTGGTAAGTCGACTATGGCGCTACAGCTGGCTCATTTTAAGAGAGAGGATGGAACTCCTTTCAGACTACTGGTTCTTGATGCAGAAAGCGGTGGCTGTGAAGAATGTCTAGCTGAGCTAGAAGACAATGGTATTGACCTAAGAAATATTTACATTGTTTATAGCCAGTCTCAGAAGGAAATTAAGGAATACATTGCCAAGGTAAGAGATCATGAGCCATTCTACGAACTGGACGAAGATGGTAACGAAGGTGACGAAATTGTTAAGGATGCCTATGGCGAAGATTTCTATCCTGATGCATTAGTCCTAGATGGCACCTCTGTTCTAAAGCTAGTTAGCTCTCAGAGCCTACTGGATCTATCTAGAAAGAGAAATAAGATTAAGGCTGAGAAGTCTGGCGCAACTGCAGAAGAGAAGTTTGTGGCTGTAAGTAATGCAAACCTTGAACTAAAAGACTACTCGCAGTTAAATTACTCAGGCCAGGATCTAGTTCTATCTCTAATGGCATGTGGTGTTCACGTTATTATCACTGCAAGAGAAAAGGATGAAACCATTTCTGTTAAGGGTGATGATGGTAAGATTACCAGCGTTGCTACTGGCAAGAAGGTTTACGATTCCTTTAAGGGAATGGATTATAATACTAAAACCCTAGTTAGACTATACAGAGACGACCTAGGTCAGGTGTGCGCAGAAGTTGTAAAGGATAGAACCCGTGTTTATTCTGCAGGTGAGATTATTGAGAATCCTTCTCTACTTGCATGGGAAAGTGTTATTCAGAAGGGGAAGGGTAAAGCAGACTTTACTCTAAGAAATGACTTGGATAAGGCAATTGATACCGATCAGGCCATTTTTGAGAAGCAGATGATGGGTAGCAATAACGAGTCTGATGATAAGCCTGTAGTTACTGGCTCTGTTGACAGTCTAAGAGCAACTATTAAGAGCACTGTTGCAAAACTAGATAATGAAGGCAAGCAGGCAATGAAGAAGAAGCTGACTGAGGCAAATCTTCCTACGAATTTTGCAAAGGTAACTGATGCAAATGTTCTTCAGCAGATTCTAAATATTGTTTCTGAATAACAATACGAAATTAATGTAGGGAGGCTTAGTCCTCCCTATCTTTATATATGCATTGGCAGAAATGGAGAGCAAAAATGGCTGATTCTACAGTAAGAAAGTGTGAATATTGCAAGGACAGTATACTCATTGACAGAAATAATGTTCATGATGTAATACTGTTTAAAAATAAATATTATCATAGCAAGTGCTTTAAAGAGCGTGTAGAACAAAGACTTGCCAGCAAAAAGCCACATAAGATGTGGAAGGATGCGCTGAGTAACATAGGTGAGTATGAGAATGATGCAAAGGAAGCAATAGAATTTTGGTTCAACAGAGATGATATATATAATCATTTGTTAGACAACTATGATATTGTAGAAGTGCCAGGTACAGTATTTACACGCCTTGATGCAGTTATTACTGGAACTTATGGACGAAAATCAAAGCCTATTGACTATGCAGATTTTGTGGCATGTTGGCGTGATGGTCAAACAACTCTTAATAAAATTAACAGAAATAATAGGATGGCTGGCAAAAATATTGAGGGAGTTAATAGAATTAACTATGATCTTGCGGTCGTTCTTAAGAAATTTCCACAGTGGAGAAAGAGACAGGAAAAACTAAAGGCAGAACGTATTGAGGTCGAAAGAGCGCAAAGAGAGGCTGTGCGTATCAATTATGACAGTATGCAGAGAACAGAAATCAAGAAGGAAGGCTTGGATGACATCTCTGCTTTATTAGATGAATTTTAAGTAGGTGACAAAGTTGCAAAATGAAAATAATGCAGTAAAATTTGATAAAACAAATGTCCAGTCGGAGTTATTATTTTGCGGCTGTATGTATAAGGAACCAGATCTTTATTTAAGTTATGGAGAATCTACAAGGTCTAAGTATGATTTGTCTGACCCTGCAACAAGATTCTTTTATGACTTTTTTGAAGAATATTATTTAACTTTTAGTCAGGATGTGTCGCAAAACAAAGTGAATAATTTTGCTACACAAAACTCTGAAAGATTAAAGTCATATAAAAATTATGGCGGCTGGAAAACTATTCAGAGTATGATGGATTTGGCAGATCCTAACGATTTCAAAAACGTATTTAATACGGTTAAGAAGTATTCATTAATCCGTGAATATGATAAACAAGGATTTCCTGCAGAAAAAATCTTATCATTGAAAAATTTCCAGTACATGACTGCACATGATGTGTATCGTATGATGCGCAGTAAGGCAGATAAGATTAACACTGTTATTAATGTTATTGAGGAGCCTGTGCTGTTGACACAGGGAGTTTCTAAAGTTGTGGATTCTTATTTGTTGGCTCCGCAATTTGGTATTCAGACACACTGGAAGGGATATAATGAATATTTCAGAGGATTATTGCCAGGAAATGTTTTGTTCCAGGGATTCCTTTCTAATGAAGGTAAGTCAAGAAACCTTGTTAATCTAATTGCTTATGTTACTCTTGTTAAGAAGCAAAAATTTATGTTGCTAAGTAATGAGATGACAGAAGATGCAATGAAGAACTGTTTGATTACAACAGTCTTGAATTGCAAGGAGTTTAAGGCACTTCATGGAGTTGATCTTATGAAGCCTGAAAAAGAGATTACTATGGGCATGTACAGAGATGATGTTACAAAGGAATTTGTAGAAAGAAAAAATGATGGCAAAGGAAACTATACAGAAAGCGAAGAAGAGTTCCTTAACAGAATTAAAAGCACAAAGGAATATCAGGATGTAATTAAGGTTGCTCAGTGGATGGAAGAACAGCTGGAAGGTAAATTTTATTTTAATGATATTACATCTGATTATAGTGATGAAGCTATTGAACTGGAAATCAGAAGAGCTAAGTTAGTTTATAATTGCAATTGTTTTGCTGTTGATACATTGAAGGCTTGGGGTGCAGAAGATTGGGTTAAGGTTAAGGCTACGGCTACGAAGATTGTTGAGCTTGGAAAAGAGTTGAACCTGTTTGGAATGTGTACATTTCAGTTGACTGATGCAACAGTATTTGATAGCGTATTTGATTTGTCGAGTAACAATATTGGTGCAGCAAAGGGAATTAAACACCCTGTCGATTTGCTTACTCTTGGAAAAAGAATTAACCCTGAAGAATATCACATGTATCAATATACAGCCTATGATGACAATTGGGGAGAAGAAGTTGCACATGATTTAGATCCTCAAAAGAGGTACTTCAGCCTGCGAATTGACAAAAATAGATTAGCTGAGAAAGATAAAATATTATTGTTCCATTACGACCTCAATTTTAATTTTTGGGAAAATGTGGGATTATTAATAAAGAAGATATAAAAAATTTGTGCAATTTGTAATATTGACAACACAAAATTAATGTATTATAATACACACGAAAGAAGAAGAAAAATATGGCAGTAAATTTGAAATTACGTATACTTCTTCCAGAAGACTCACTAGTATTTGATAATGCATCATATGACAACTCTATAGTCGGAGTAACAACCGACAATAGGGTTGTTTATGATTACGATAAAATGATAGCAGAACTCATGGAAGATGAAGGAATGAGCTATGATGATGCGGTAGATTGGATCGATTATAACACTATTAGAAGCTTGCCGTATGCGGGAGAGAAAGCACCAATTGTTATGTATAGAATAGAGAATTAAAAAAGGAGCAAAAAGATGAAAGTGACAGTAGATATGGAAAACTTGGGCCTGATGGTCCAGAGTGCAGTCGAAAAGAACCTTGAAAGTCTTATTGAGAATGAAGTGCAAAAGTCGATTGAAGCAAAAGTCGCACAAAATGCAAGGGAAATTATTGAAACTGTTGTAAATGAAAAGCTTGAATCTTACGTAAATGACTATATTAAAACAGCAACTATTTCTGTTGGCGGTGGTTGGAACTCTGAACCTAAGACATATACCGTAGAAGAATATATTAAGCAGCAGATTTCTGATATTATGACCACTCATGGTTTTAAAGCAAAGGATAGATATGGTAACTATAATAGCACGACATTTGAAGATTATGTCAAGAGAGAACTTAATGTTGATGCATCTGTACAGAAGACACTTGATCAGTTTATGAAGAAAGTCAGAGACGATGTTAATAAGAATATCACTAAGATGTTCGACAACACCACTCAGGCAGCTCTATCTTCTGTCATTATGAACATGCTCAACAATAGTAATGCATTCTTGGATATGAGAGATAATTTGAAGAGGATTACAGATGGAAACTGATAACGAGTTTGAAGTTATTGAACAAGACTGGGAAGAGTGCGAGTATTGTGATCGCTCGTATTATGAGTATGATACTGGATATGCAGAGTATGAATGTAGTTTATGGGGCAATGACCAATGTTTAGGTGGTAGTATTTGTGGTTGTCCATTATCTTTTAAGTATAAGGTGGAGGAAGGCTGATTATGAAACTTATTGTTGACGAAATGCCTTATTTTAAAACTGACTGTCCGTTTTATGCAGGAGAAGATAAAAATGGAGATGTCTGTCAGGCTGGTCCTAAGTTTTTGGTTTGTAAGTGTGAATATTTCATGATGGGGCGAGATCCGTATTATTGCAATTGGTTAAAGCCACTGGAGGATAATTGATTATGAGTATAACAAAGACAAGTAAGTATATTAGTTTAATCCTGCGCCACAAGCCAGAGGCAATTGGTATTACTCTGGATGCGCATGGATGGGCAAATGTAAATGATCTTATCAATGGTGTTAATAAGACGCATAAGCTAGACATGGAGCTGTTAGAAGAGATTGTAGCAACCGATGATAAGCGGCGCTATTCATTTAATGAAGATAAGACGAAGATCCGTGCCAATCAGGGACACTCTGTCAATGTTGATGTTGAGCTTGAAGAAGTAGAACCACCTGAATATTTGTATCACGGCACAGCAACGAAGTATATGGATTCTATATGGAAGACTGGACTTGTATCAAAGAGCCGCTTGTATGTGCACTTATCGGCAGATACGGAAACTGCCACTAGGGTTGGCGAGCGTCATGGAAAGCCCATGGTATTTCGTATTAGAAGTCGGTGTATGTATTTGCGGGGACATAAGTTTTATAAGTCACAGAATGGAGTGTGGCTGACTAAAAATGTTCCTGTTGAATTTCTTGAATGGATGTGGAAAATATAATATGGATAATAAATGTTGTTTGTTCTGTGTAAATTCTATGTCTGCAGATTCTATTTTTGATGGCAGTCAAATTTTAGTATGTTTTGATTGTGAAGATCATGAAGGAAAAGAAATGATTGTAAACGAAGAAGAATGTTGTAAAAATTATAAGGAGAACTAAAATGGATAATATTTTACAGACGGCATTAGCAGATGCAATTAATTCTTTAGCAAGTTTTTTTGGAACGACTACGGAAGCAATTATGGCGCACGCACCTGAATTTTTGGCGAAATATGGTTGGTATCATACATTAAACACGTTGCCGCTTATTATTTTGGGATGTTTTGCTTTTGCTTTTCTTATTTACCTTTTTATTGGAATAATTACTATGTTTGATATTGATCGTCCTATTTTAATTGGCTTCATTATTGTTTTTGTGTGTATTGTTATTGGTGTTGGTGCCGAACTTATTACGTGTGCAGTAGCACCTGAAATCGTTGGTGCACATGCGATTATGGATTTATTACAGAATGCAAAGTAGGGTATGTATTTATGGAAAATATTAATGTAGAAATGTTAAAAGAGAAACTTTATCCTGCTGCAAAGGCGCTTTTTATTATTGGAGAAATTCTTGTTGATGAAAGTAAAATGCATATTAGTGCAGAGGATGCTATTAAGAAAATTCGTTCTTATATGCGTGACACTGATGCTATTTGCTCTAGGCTGCGTGTAGATAGGCTTATTGCAGAGTGTATGGAGCCACAAATTTATAATAATTTCGAAAAGCAACAAGACGAATGGCTTACAAAGTATTGGGGAAAGTGGGTTGGTTTAGAATCACCAGAAATTAATTATCCTGATTGTTGCGACGGATGCTCTAATAATCCTAAGAATGGTGGTAGTGGTATTTGTAATTGTACTCTTCCGTATATGCAAAACCCTACGTTGTATACAACGAATGCTTCTATTGATGATTATTGTATGACTGCAACAACTAGCACTGGCGCATATATTTTTGGTAAGGAAAAACCAGATGCCGACAAGCAGCCTAAAGCTGATGCAGATAGAATTGCAGAAGCTGTTAAAAGAACCAAGAAATATATTAAGAGGAATTAGTTATGTCTAAATTATTTGTTATTGCACTTATGATATTTTGCCATATCATAGACGATTATAGATTACAAGGCATTTTAGCATCTATGAAGCAGCGCAGCTGGTGGGAAGAGAATTATTCCGAAAGATTGTATAAGTATGATTATATTATGGCATTAGCTATGCACTCAATGAGTTGGTCGTTTATGATTATGTTACCTGTGGCGGCATACATGGACTTTAGACCCACGAATATTTTCTTTATGGTGTTGGCTGCTAATGGTGTAGTTCATGCGCTTGTGGACGATCTGAAGGCTAATAAGCATAAGATTAATTTGATTGTGGATCAGTGCATTCATTTGATGCAGATTTTTATTACAGCTATAGTTTTATTGTATCTATAAAGGAGAAGTGATGTAAATATGCCTAAATTATTTTGCGTATCAGATGTGCACGGATTTTATGACGAGATGATTGACGCATTGAATAAGGCAGGTTTTGATAAGCACAATAGTGAGCATTTTTTAGTGATGCTTGGTGACTGTTTTGATCGCGGGTCAAAGCCCGTAGAGGTTATGCGCTATTTAATTAGTTTGCCTAGAAAGATTCTGATTAAGGGCAATCATGAATCACTTCTCAGAGATCTATGCGACAGAGGTTATCCTGGATCCCATGATTTTCACAATGGAACTTATGATACTGTATGTAAATTTGGTGATGATCCGTTTGGTAGAAGTTTTGATGAATGCTGCCTAGTTGCATATACGAGAACTAAAAATTTTATAGATAGTATGGTTCCTTATTTTGAAACAAAGAACTATGTGTTTACTCATGGCTATTTGCCAGTTAATTGTCATGACGGATTACCTATGTATCATCGTCGTAATCGCAAGTTTTCTAAAAAGGAAGATTGGCGTGAGGCGCATGCATCTGAATGGGAACAAGCTATGTGGCTAAACGGTATGGAAATGGTTCATAACGGATTTGACATTGAGAAATGTGTAGTTGTGGGACATTGGCATGCATCTTGGGGAAGAATGGTATTTGAAAATGGACCAGAGTTCGGTGAAGGTGCGGATTTTTCTCCATATTATTATGATAACAAGTTAATTGCTATTGATGGATGCGTTGCGCATACTGGTAAGGTAAATGTTCTTGTTTTGGAAGATGAATTTTTGGAGGAATAATATATGCTTAAGACACCGTGCTACGGTTGGAGCGAGATTACAATTGGAGGCTGGCATGATCGCTGTAGCTATCTTGATGATGTGCCATACAGATTGTTAGAAGCTGTAGACTATACAAATCGTACCGCAAGACCTAGCTCTGTAAAATTTGACGCAGAGGGATGGGAATATATTATTGTATTTGATACTCACGAAACGCATATTATTTGTTATAATTTTGATGGTGAGTATAATTATTATACTATTAAGATTAATTTAAAAGACTTAATCAGAGAGCTACTTGCTGATATTCGTAGAGATCTTGTGGCGTGGAGCGAATGGGGCTATGATATTAGTGAGGATGAAATTGAGGAAAGAAAATTAGATCTTGATGCGTGGTGTAACGTTATTGAAAAAAGATTATAATTACCCCTTGACAAACTGAAAAACATATGTTATAGTACAGACACTTCCAAAATACAATACAAAATTAATTAAGGAGTTAAATTTTATGAGTTATTTTGCAATTGAACGTAATCAGCGCTGTATGGATCATGTAGCCATTAGAGACAATGGTGGTAATGTTATGTTTAAGAATTACTTCAACATGACTTATGATGAAATGAAGTCGAGCGACGATCTAGAGGAATTTGTTGTTGCTATGATGGATGCAGCCAGTATAAGTATCAGTGGCGAAAATGGCCAGACTCTTGTAACGCTCGTCGGGGATGATGATGTTTTTATTTGGAGCATTATTATTGGAACGGAAGATAATGATGGTGATATCAAATATGTTCTTGTTGACTGGAAGAAGGATGGCAAATCTTATAGATATGTGCCCGAAAATACCCCTTGACAAATAATGGAAAGTGTGCTATAATACAGACACTTCAAGAGAAGAGTTGCTTCAAATCGGGAGATTAAGAAAGGGATTGACAAATTGAAGAAGATGTGCTATAATACATACAGCTTGAAAACGATACAAAATTAATGAGAGGAACAAAAAAATGGCAATTAAGTATTTTATTAATGAAGAGAAGCGACAGGTCATTGGTCTGCTAGAGAACACTCGGTACGATGCAATTAACAAGATTGACAAGATGATTGCTGATACAGAATTTTGCTTCTGCCCTAGTGCAAAGTATATGATGCCTTCTGAATATAGAGCCGTGGTTCAGTGCGATCCTAGAGATGAGTTTAGCGTAGCAGAGGGCAAAAAGAAGGCCAAGGAGCGTATTATGAAGCGTTATTATCCCGCACTTGATAAGCGTGTAAATAAGTTCTTGGATGCAGCGATGGTCTTTAATGGAAAGGTTTTCAAGACTACTGATAAATTGATTGAAAATACCCCTTGACAAATAATGGAATGTATGATATAATCCATACATCCAATCAAGAATACAAAATTAATGGAAAGCGACAAATGTATGCTGGAGTCGCTGATGCTGACAAGTGAGGTTCTGTGTTGGCAAGATTCCCCCTTGTAGCCTAGAGGCCTAGGGCACTCAACTTATAATTGAGGGATCGGATGGTTCGAATCCACCCAAGGGGACCAATATGTTCTAGTAGCTCAGTTGGTAGAGTCCACGACTGATAATCGTGCGGTCACTGGTTCGAGCCCAGTCTAGAACACCATATGCGCCATTAGCTCAGTAGGTTAGAGCACATGCCTTTTAAGCATGGGGTCTAGGGTTCGAATCCCCGATGGCGCACCATGGGTATGGGGATGCCCGATTTGTTGATGATATGCAAACTCCTTTCAGAACAACCTGAGTATGTTGTGAAACTGCTCTTTTATGGCCCCTTAGCTCAGTCGGCAGAGCGACGGACTGTTAATCCGCAGGTCACAGGTTCGAACCCTGTAGGGGCCGCCAAAATATACGCCAGTAGCTCAGCTGGATAGAGCAACTGCCTTCTAAGCAGTAGGTCAGGGGTTCGAGTCCCTTTTGGCGTGCCAACATGGCCCATTAGACAAGTTGGCTATAGTCACCACCCTTTCACGGTGGAATTCGAGGGTTCGAATCCCTCATGGGTCACCAATAGCATTTTCTTTTCAAAGAGTTTCTTCAATGCTTATACTGTAAGATAACTCGTGCTTATGGCTCCGTAGTTCAGATGGTTAGAATGCCAGCCTGTCACGCTGGAGGTCGTGGGTTCGAAACCCATCGGAGTCGCCAGATAGTTTATCTATCCAGGCTTGGCTGATAGACCCTCGTAAGAGGATGAAAGGGGAAACTGACAAAGCCCCGCCAGAAATGGTAAACCAAGCAAAACGAGCCGGGACTGGCTTAGACTGAAAAGGTCTATTCGGATATGTCCCCCATGTCCTAACTCAAACTTGATGATGTGAAGTGAATTTTCAAGGAGCGACTGCTTGAGAAAGTTCGTTGCCGCAAGCGACTGGCATCAATGCAAAAGGATGGTTTGAGGTACAGTAAACCGTAGGTAGGTTAGTTCGAGTTTAGCTAACAAGGGCAACTACCAGTTCATCTGCTATGGTGGATGAATCGTGTGAGTACGAAAGCAAAGGAAAGCACACGTAGGCGGGTAGCATTCTTGCACTCAAAAGGTGTGAGAACTACGATAAGAGTCTGTCTACTGTCACATAACTTAGTGTAGGTTCGAGTCCTACCACCGCCCCCATTTAAACTCAATTTATGGCGGTGTAGCTCAATAGGAAGAGCAATCTGCGTTGAAAACAGATGTTATAAGTAAAAATCTCTTATTGGGAACGATGAAAAGTGTCCTAATCCCTCAGCAAGTAAGAGCAATGGGGGATGTGTAGTGTACAAGCACTATACATTTGATTGAAGCGAAACTAGAACGAGGTCGCAGTCGTGAACAGCCCGCAAGGTTGATAGTGGAGTGATAATCGAGTAAGCGTTCCTTTAAAGGCGTAAGCAAGCCTGATTCCATTGTGGTGTGGAAGC